CGCCTTTTTTAGACTTAAACTTATCTATTACTAATTTACCTGCTACATCTTCTTTCAATCCAGCTGCTAACAAATCTTTGTAGTATTCTGCTTCAGTTGCTCCTGGTTTTTCAGGAGTAAGTTGTTTTTCAGTTGGAGTATAAATTACTTTACCTCCAGGACCAGCAAGTGTTTGATAGTTAGGATATAACTGATTCAATGCATCTGTCTTCCACTTATTAGTAACAGCTGTATTGTAAGCTTGTCTTAAGTTAGCTCTACCTTGTCTGATAGCATTATCAAACTGTTGATTAGCAATAGTGTTTTTATCATATACTCTATTGGCCATTTGTTGATTAAGCATATTTTCTTGGTTTCTTACACCAACTTGATTAGCTTCAAACTGATTAGCAATGTTAACATTCTGATTATTAATGTTAGATAATGTGTTTGCGGCAGCAGCAGCTCCTTGACCTTGTATTGCAGAAAGTCTAGCTCCTAAAGCTTGTGGTCCGGCAAATTGGGCACTAGCTTGTGCAGCAATGTTAGCGTCCTCAGATTGTTTAGCTAGCTCTCTACTAGGATCTAAGAATGTAGGTCTTGGTTCTTCAAGATCAACTCTTGCCTCCCATGGCATATATTTCTTAGTACTCATAAGATCACCAAATGCCCCCATAGTATTTACAGTATCTTGTAACCACCATTGTGGCTCTGGTCTTTCTTGTTGCATACCCATACCTTCTTCCTCTTCTTCAGATTCACAATCATTACAATTACCGTCCTCATCCATACCAGGATCAGATCCATCAGGACATTCACATCTTTTCTTTGTAGAAGTACATGGAAGACAGTTACCGTTTTCATCTTTTCCTACAGTGTATTTTTCCATTGTAGCCTCATCAGTACATTCACACTCATCAATACCTGTGTCTTCTGGTTCTAGATATACAGCTTCTTTCTTTTCAAATTTAGCTTCAGCGTTTTTAATACAGTCTTTATATAAAGGATTGGCAGATAATTTTGCAACAGCTGCTTGCATTGCTTCTTCATATCCAGGATCACCTTCTCTTTTTCCTTTAAGATATGCAGGAAAGGCATTTAATATTGCATTTTCTACATTACCTGACTTAGCAATTTTTTTACAGACTCCAGATGCTACAGATGCTTCTGATGCTCCTCCTTTACCGGTATGCCATGATACTTTTTCACCTTGTCCTCTAGTAGTTCTATAATAACCTTGTGCTTTTGATCCGGCACCTGATACTTTACCTGATTGCCATCCTGCATCTGTTGGAGCCTTAGTAACTTTAGAAGCTCCAATACCTTCTACAGTAACTCCGTCTTGAGCTTTAGGAAGATAACCTCCATAAGCCATTTCAGTAGGATAGTATGGAAACATATAGTCTTGTTCCGGCATACCACCCATCTGCATCATCATATCTTGCTGCGGCATACCCATTTGATCAGCGGACATTCCAGGATTCATCACAGCCATATCTTCTTCAGCCTGTGGTTCTATGTTAGGTTCTTGACCTGCATCTTCTGGAGCTTGTTCTTGTGTTTGTTGTTTTTGTGCAGCAAGTTCAGGCATAATTTGTTCTGGGCTAATATTATTAGCATCCATATAAGGTTTTGCAACTTCAGGAATTCCTTGAGGGAATCCTTTCTTAGCTTCCTGTGCTAATGCTAATGCTCCTAACTTAATAGTATAGTTCTTAATCATTAACTCAGCTGTGTTTCTTGCTATCTCATCTGACTCAGGATCTTGAAGTATCTTTCTAAATTTATTTAAGTCATATGGTTTTGATAACTCTGCCGGAGTGTATCCGCCTTTCTTAGCTGGTTTATTAAACATCTTAAGAATAGTAGGGTCAGTTATCTTCATTGACTGTGTGTCACTATAGATGAAACTGTCATCCGGAAGATTAAGTGGTACACCACCCTCAGAATGTCTTGGTCCTGTAATAGTATAGAATGACGGCATACCACTACCATCAATATTTCCTATTACAGTTTCCCCACCTTCAGCTTCTAGATTAGCTTTGCTTCTTGGTACTTTACTGATAGTGTTTCCAACTTTAGGTCTTTCTTGTCCTATATATGCATTATAGTCAACACCACCCATTGCAGGTACATCATTTACTAAAGCTCCTTGAACTTGGTATCCAGTTCTTGCTTGCGGTAATCTTTTTATTTTAACTCTCATTGGTTAATAATTTAAGTATTCTACTTCTCCACCATTTGCTAGGAATTGTTCTAATTCTTCTTCAGTCATTTCAACTTCATCACCTTCAGAATAATTGCTTGTTCCTCCATATTGTGCGGATCTACTACCCCATGTTTGACCTTGATCATCTGGTCTATAAAGACCTGTATTAATATCATAGTCACCAGAATCTTTACTAGGATCTTTAGCATAAAGATTATCAGCTGTAAGATTATCATACATTCTAGCTTCAGCCTTTCTATTTCTAAATCTATTTATACCACCTGCTAATCCTTCTACTGCAGCATTTGCACTTAATATAGCACCTTGTCTATCACCAAGCCATTTACTTTTAACTTTGTAATCTTCAGTGTATTCATCAGGCATATAGTTAGCTTCTCCTTCTAGTTTCTTTCTACTGTCCATCATCATCTGTTGACCAACTTCTTTAGAACTTTTAGTGGGCATTCTAAGATCATTATTAACAGGACTATCAACCATAGATACTGGAGACTCTGTTCCGTATAATGCTATAGGTAAATATGGTTCCATATCACCACCATATTGTTTTTGTGTTGGTCCTGCTTGATTTACTTTTCCAGGAGCATTTAACATAAATGGAACTTTACCTTCAGGATTTCTAGCAACTTTTCTTTCATTTCTCATCATTTCTCTTTCACCTTGACGGATCTGTCTTTTGGCTCCAAATGAAAGTCCATCTGTATTTGAAAATCCAGCTTTAGGTTGTGTAGATTTATTAGCAATACCTTGTTGCTTTTGTTGTTCCTGTTGAGACCCTGGTGTTGCAAATGCTAATTTTCTATCTTCAGGTTTTCCAGTAGGATTAGTATTGTATGTTACACTAAATTTTCTTCCTTTTCCTGTAATGTTTTGAACTTGAGCATATGGGTTAAATCCTGGTATACCTTTAAACATCTCTCCAGTATTTTTATTATAGGCTCCTTTAGTCTTTTTTAAATACTGATGTCTCTGAGGAAAGTTAGCTGGAAAGTATGTTTGAAATAAACTTTGAGAATTAGATCCAGAACCATAAGCATATGGATTATATTGTTGAGTCTGTGTAGTTGTAGTTTTCTTTTGTGTAGTAGCGGGAGTCTTACCAAAACCTACACCTGCTTTATTACCCATTTCAAATAGTTCTTTAGCAGATAGATCATCTCTTAAAGACATACCTAGTTTATCACCTACTCTTTTTCTATAGTCTTCATATTGATCTGTATTTTCATCTGTTTCACTTCCTTCTTCATCTCCTGCATATTTGGTTAAACCACCATATTGGAAATAAGGATCTGTTACATCTTTTGAATATACATCATCTATGTCAGATTGATCTAGACCACCATATACAAACTGTTGAAGATTACCAAACTGATCAGGCATAGGATTGTTTACTAATCCTCCTTGTTGCTTTTTATTTTTGTTCATGAATGCTATACGGGATGCATCATATACAGGAGGCATAGTTTGTCCTTTTACCTTTGTAAAAGCTGTAGTATTTGGTGTAATGGAATTATTTAATAATACACCGCTACCTGGTGCTAATTGTTGCGGAGCTGTTGCATTTGGATCAGTTACCCAACTATCAAATATAGTTTTTTTTGGTTGAATAGGATCTCTCTGAATGTTATCAGGAATAGTATTGTTATCCATGTTCCAGTTAACTGACTTACTAGCAGCTTCAGAATTTGTTGCCTTTGCTACATCTTTAGTAGATTTATTATTAACTGTGTTTCTTACAGTTTCTGTAATTAATCTACCAGGAGTTTTAGTTTTTTTCTTACTGTATCCGTAACCATATGCTTGAGATAAGAATGGATTACCAGCTAATTGCATTAACGGACTTTGACCAAACTCAATAGAGTATTCTTTTGGTCTACCAAATATACCAGATCTTCTTACATCAAATTTAGTAACAGGTCCATACATACCAGGAAATACCGGCATTCTTCTCATAGCTCTATTAAGTTGACGCATAGCTCTTCTCTGACCACCAAACTGCATATACTCTTGATTGTCATAATCTTCAGGTATAAAGTTTTGAAGATTTGGATTTTGCATCATTTGGTTATGCATAGCTTGCATTTCTTCAAACTGTTCTTCAGCTTTTTGTTTTGCAATTGATGCATTACCTTCTCTTTTTACAGCACCTACAAAAGCATCAAGTCTATTCTTTCTTAAGTCATCACCTCTTGGGTCTGCATCAGATGCTTTTATATCTTGTTCTTCAGTGTCACCACCATTTGATTTCTTAACTAATTTAAGAATAGAGTTAACATATCCTTTCTTAGTTTTAAAACCACCCATTCTAAATTCCTCAGGATTAACAACAGGTTCAGTATAATCAGATTCATCTTCTGAAACTGACATATCTTCATCTGTAGGTTCTGCCCAAGCTATTGGTGCGGCATCATTACTTAAGTAATCACTCATATCAAATGGTATATACTCAGATACATCTGGCATGACTATAGGAGTTTCAGATGCTGGCCAACTAGTTTGGTCATTATTCATTGCTTCAACATAATCAGCTTCTCCTCCGTCATCTTTTCTTGGCATACCTCCATACTTCAGCATGTCTTCATCACCTAAACCTTCATCATCTTCACCACTATCCTCCATAGCAAGATCAGCATTACCTCTGATTTTACTCATAGATTTTTTCTCTCTTACTATTTCATTACCTATTTCTTCTACTTCTTTTGGTTCTGCTTCTTCTTCCGCTTCTGTTTCATCAGATTTTTCTTTATCAACTTGAGATTCTACAGTAGCATATATTTGTTGAACAAACTGATTTGCCACAGCCGGATCTAAGTCATAAGCATTAACAAGTTTTGCTACTGATGCTTCATATGGTAAGTTATCATTTATGTCTTTAAGAACTACTTGAGTTAACTCATCTGCAGGATCTGTTTGTGTTTCTTGGACAGCTCCTGGATAACCTAATTCATCAACACTTGGTTGACCGCCATAGTCCATTCTTTCTAAGAACTGTGCAGTCTTATTGATATACTTTCCGTTTCCATCTGGAGACTTATATATTCTTACTTTTTTCTTCATGTGCTAAGATATATATTAAATATACTAAATTTTAAATTAATGGCTAAACTTATAAAGTTTAGTCTACTTCTTCTACTATGTAACCTTGTGCTACAAGATCTTTTATTTCTTTCTTAGATAACTCAGATACAATACCTCCTTTAGCATAACCTTTTTTACCATAGTTCATGTCTCCGGTCTTAAGTCTTTGCAACTCATCATATTGTCTTTCACTTGCTACATTGCCTTGTCTCTTAACAGTAGCTATAAGATCTTCAAAATATTTTTTATTTTTTGCACTATACTTGTTTATCTTCATTAAGTCTAGGAAGTAATCTGGGTTTTTTATTTCTTTAGTAAACACAGCTCCTTTAGGCATACCAAGCATTAATGGTCCAGGTGGTCTATCAAAATAATCTTTTACTTTACCCATAAAAGATTTATTACTTGAACCAGGTAATTCTTTAAGATCTATTAATTCTTCTTCATCAGGAATAACTTCTGGCTCTTTAGTTACTTTAGGTTGTACTTCAGTTTTAACAGGTCTATTAGGTTCATACCAACCTTTTTCATAATTTCTTTTTTCAGCTTTAAAGAAATCATACATTTCCTTTTGTTGCTCTGGTGATAACTCTTTCCAGTTAACACCGTGGTATTTATATGTAGGATCTGCAGTTAAAACTTTCTCACCCCTTTTACCAGTAAATACTCTATAGGCACCTTGATCACCTTTTATTGGTGCAAATACTCCTGGTTCAAACATGTTTTCATTATGATAACCTCTTATACTAGGATCATATCCTCTTATCTTTTCTTTATAGTTTTTTTGATACCAATCTTTAAAATCACCAGTAGAAAAATCTGTGTCTCCAAGTTTTACTTTATACATCCTTTCACCAAATTCATTACTTGGTAGTGAGTGAGAATATAACGCATCATATTCTTTACCAAGACCACTGTTTGCAAAACCTTGTCTATAGTAGTATGCTTCTTGCGGGACTGTGGTTGCCATATACTCTCCAACATTAACTGGATCTGCAATGTCAACTCCTTTATCAAACATATTAAATATCTCAGGATCTTTTAATTTTTGAAGAGTTTCTGCATTTGTATCAACATTTCTATAACCTTCATTAAATTTTTCTAAAGCTTTTTTAGTTAACTCATTAAACTTCTTTTCATTTATTGCAATATTGCTTACTGCTGGTTTACTAAGTTTATTACTTACTAAACCTTCTTTTTGCATTTGTTCAACAAAAGCTCTTCTTTCTTGAATTGGAGAATCAAAACTCATAGTTGGATTCCATTCAGGTTTGCTTTCTTTTGCAAATTTTTCAATACTGACAAACTGTTCTATATCTTTATTAAGAGCATTTATATCTTCAGGAGACATTGTCTTGTTTCTTCTAAGTTTATTTTTATACTCAAGATCTTTTAACTGAAGCTTAGTCAGATCTTCCGGAGTTGCTTTTTTAATTACATCATTTATATCAATAACTCCTGAGTTAATGGGCTCCTTATATCCTTTTACCCAATGAGGTTTATCAGTTCTTACCAATGGTCCTACAGCACTTTCTTTTATTGCTCTTTTATTAAGTTTATAAGCATTTTTTAAAGGTGTAGTTTCTGTTAATACTTTACCAGTTGTTTTAGCTACATTACCTACTCCTTTAATTATTGATGGTGCTGCTGCAGCTATATCATATGGTAAAGTATAATTCAAAGGATTTAATGCCATAGCATGTACATCTGTAACACCTGCCATTTTTTCTCCTGATAATATTCCTGGAGATTCTCTATAACTTGCACCATAACCAGAATTACCAGATTGTTCTAATGCATTTGCCGCAACAGCACCTAGAGCATCCCATCCTGCTAATGTTTCAAATGCTCCTAGCTTAGAATTTTGAATGTCTTTTTGTTCTTTTTTAGTTAAGCCTGATATAGGTATTCTGCTAGATACACCGGGTGCATAAACATCTCCGTAAAGTTCTTGCAGTCCTGCTAAAGTTCTAGACCAATAACTTGGTTGTAGTTTGTTTTCATACTTAGAGTTAGCTACAATTTCTTTTTCTTTTTTACTTAACTCATCAACCCATTCACCTCTTCTGTTTGGAGAAAACTTTTCTTTCTTGCCAAGTTTCTTAACTATAAAACTATTCTTTTTATAGTCATATGCTTTCTCAAAGTTTCTTTCTACATCCTCTGGAAAGTTTTCCATATTATAACCCTGAGCTTTAAGCAATCCTTGATTAGTTCCTTTAAGATATTCTTTTTTCTTTTCATCAATGAATGCTTGCTTAGAGTTTTTCTTTTCATACTCATTAGAAAACTTTAACCAGTCCGGAGCTTGTGCTTTTTTTTCAACCTCTTTAATGTTACCTACACCTTGTTTAAATTCTTCTGGTGCTTCCGGAAAAGGAGTTACTGACTCATACATTTCATCATTAACTTCTACAGGTGGTCTGTACTCTAGCTGTTCTTGTTCCTCTTGTTTCTTTTTTCTTCTTTTAAATCTACCACCTTTATCATATTGGTTTAATGAAGGTATAGAAACATCTTCTACTATGTATCCACCTTTTCTATACTCTTCTATTTCATCATCTGTAAGCTCTGCTTCTATAAAACCTGGAGAAACATCTTTATAATGTTCTGCAAAGTATTCAGCATCCTCTGGTCTATCAAATTGTATTGCTTCATTTGATTCTGGACCATAGTCTCCTAACATCAACTGACCATTTATATCTTGTATTTGTGGTACAGCATAGTTATCCATACTTGCCATGTAATGAGTACCTGTATTTCCATCATCAAATTGATATGGATTATCAGGAAGATTAATCATTCTTTGAGCTGCAGGATTACCAAATTCATTAGCATAAGCAAGTCTTGCTTTCATCATAGCATTCATTGCATCTTGTTCTCCACCATCTTGCATTCTTGTCTTAGGCTCAAACCTGTTTACATATGCATCATAGTTGACTTGATTATCTCTTAATGGTAATTCAGGTATACCACCTACTTTGAATTCATCTCTGTTACCAATAAAGTTCTGAGCTACTCCTGCACCTAACGGCATGCCATATTCTCCACCATCTGCATAATACTTAGCATTAGGATCAAATACTTTTCTTTTTCTGTCTTTAGGTTTCTTAAACAAATAGTTCTCAGTAAATAGTTTGTTAGTAGCATCTAAACTTCTAGAGTATGATTTAGATGCTAAACCTTTCTTACTAGGTTTAGGCATAGGAATTAATCCTTTAGGTCTACCGCCCTTCTTCATCTGTGGATATTCATCTACATAATCTGCTCCTGGAAATACATAATCTTGTCCAGGATACATCATCTGTGGTTGACCTACATTAGGTTGTGCATATACAGGATATGGTACTCCTTGCATAGTAATGTCACTACCAGGTATTCTTGTCTCTTGTCCAGGAAACTTCCACTGTCCTGCAGGATCATAAATTATATCTCGTGATTTTGCAGGAGCTTTGGCTTTAGTTAACTCCTTAGTTGCTTTTTGTAGTACTCTGCTATTGCCCATTACCTTGGTGAATATTGATTTTTACTATCTACAAGTTTAAGAATCATATTTACATTTCCTGATACTTCTTTTCTTAAAGCTAAAAAGTTTGTATAGTGCCTAAACTTCTTTCTTTGCAATAGAGGTTTTGTAAAGTCTAAATTATTAAAGTTTAGATTTCTTGTATAACCATCTGGATTTGTATCCCATATAAACTGTTGAGTGTATGTACCAAACAATTCTGTTGTTCCTGGTACAAGCGGTCCTGATGGAGGATAACCGGCACCAATAGGAAACTCTCCTCTATCTTTAGTTATATCCCAGAACTGATTAAATCTATATTTGTTTTCTTCTTTTGAAAACAATATATCAAATCCTGGAGTATTTGTAAGCTGAGCTATGTTATTTACAGGATTTGTAAATATCATTGGAATGTTCTGATTGAACTTAGGATAGTCTAAACTTAATGTTACATTGTTCTTAGGGAATATATTTAAGTTAAGATATCCTGAAACTTGTTCTGAGTTATAAACCACAGCATTATCAAAGTTATGATCTAGTACATGGAACTGATCTACACAATTATCTGCTTTAGTATAACTCTCAAGAATATATTCAAATGATTTTATAATTGTTGTTGTCTGTCCTGTAATAATTGGAAACTCTATTTCAAATGGATAGTTGACTCCATAGTAATTACAATACTCTTGACAGTTAAAGTTATGTCTCCATACTGTATTTTCTTTAGTAGTAAAGAATACAGTTTTTGCAGGAATAACTAAGTCCGGATGCCAGTCATGATATGATATCCAGAACTCATTCTTAGGATCATAACTTACAGTCCATGATGCAGGTATAAATAACCTTGGATCACCAATCATGTATATACCTTTACCATCTAAAGTAAAGTAATCACCTGATCCTTTTTCAACAGCTAAGCCATTTGAATCAATATAACATTCTTTTACTAACGGTATATAATCAACTCTACCTTCTAATTCTGGTCTTAAGTCATAATCTTTTTTACAGAAGTAAAGTAGTGAGTTTTCATTATCATATACTGCTTGAATACCAATACCAGCTACCGGATTATCTTGCCATGTATATTCAGGAAAATGCTGTGTTAGTTTGTATTTTAAAAATAATGCAAACCACCATTTTAATCCAATCTGTGATATTTCTTTTAAACCTTCACCATAATTAAATATCTTACCTTGGTTTTGAGATACAAAAAATAATCCTGCAGGAGTTGATATTACAGCTAATCTGTTTTGAGAAGAACCATACTCATATGGTTTATCTGCATTAGTTACAGCTTGACCTGGTTGACTAAATAATCCTCCGTCACCTATAGTAATCTTAGTACCTAGATCTGTGTTAAGTGTATCAACACCTTGGAACATCTGAGGACTATCATTCTTAAATGTAATAAAGATACCTGACTTGTTTATAGACTTCACTCCTGATATCTGAGACTTAAACTCTCTATAGTTATTAGGTAGGAATATAAACCAGCTGTCCTTATATGATTCATCCTGTTGTTGTAATGAGTAATAGATTCTATCCGGAAGATATGTAAAACATAGCTTAGCTACTTTAGGATCATAGTATGTGTTTTGTAGGGCACCTGATGAAAAGTATTGATTATATAGTTTGCTTATACTAAGTGAATAGTCATATCTATACCAGTTACCTCTAGTTATATTTTGAGGATCCATATCAAACATTCTGAATAGATCTGTATAGTTGTATGGGTTATAATTTTTTTCCCATTCATAGTCACCAGCTATTCTAAAATCTACTAGTACATCTGACTCTACAAAGAAATCTCTTACAGAAGAACATGCTAAATAAAATCTAGAATCTTTTGGTCTAAATAATCCCGGATAGTTTACTTGATTAGGTTCATTTACATAATCATACTTGTCATAATCTAATCTATAAAATCTACTTGGTAATGGACCTGTTCCCGGAGCAGGTAAACTAAACCAGTTTGTAGGTGCTAATTCTGATACATCATATTGTTTAGAGTTAGCCCAAAATCTTGGTTGAGGAATCATTTGATGTAACAGATAATTATATTCAAATCCATCAGGTTGACCATACAACCAATCATAGAAATAGAACATTGTATTCTTTTCAGTGTATCTGTTTACAAAAGTATCTCCTCCAAAAAATACAGGAGTTGTATTGATTACTTTAAGTTTAGTATCAACATTACATTTGTTGCAATTTGTTGTTCTTCCTACTGCGTCACTTAAATTATCATATTTAAATTTTTGTTCACAAGGAGTGATTACAATTTGTTTTATAGACTGTAATTGCCCATATTGATTTCTTATTCTAACTTTTATACCTGCATAATGACTAGCAATTGGAGCACCAAATTCATTATCGACATTATCAAAATTGGGAGCTACATTACCAATAGGTGTGTAATTACTTAAGTTACTAGAATTAACTAATCCGTTTTGTACTATATGTCCAAGTGTTGTTAAAGATTGATCTACATATTGTACTCCGGTTGGTTCTGTGATATAATTTGGACCAACTGCTCTTGTAAGTGGAGGTGGTGTAAAATTAGGTCCAGCTATTGTTCTTATTACAACTGTATCAGATCTGTTTAAATTATTTATACTATAACTTTGTGGAGCACCTGTTCCTGCACCACCAGCTCCATATTGATAATAAGACGGTAGTTGTTGTATGTTACCTCTTATATAAGTTCTATCATCAATTTTAAATCTATACAAACCATTTGCTGAGTTATTAGGTCTCATGTCATCATAAAGACCATGAGCAATCATTTGTAAAGCAAATTGTTCATAAGGGATAATAGCTAATAAGAGAGCTTGTGTTGCTCTTGCTCCTTCACTAAAATAAAACAATAATTGATTAGTAGCCCCTAATGCTCTACTGATAGGATCTAGATATGCCCAATCTGGAAGTGTATAACTATACCTACTTCCTGAAGTAGCAACTCCTCCTCCAACTATTGATGGTAGCATGTATGTTTCTAATGCTGTATCAAGAGCATTTAAACTAGGAGTAGTTCCTGTAAATGCCATACTCAAAGCATCAAATAAAGCACCACCTGTTGTAAAATATGTTGTTAAAGCATTATTATAACCTAATGCAGGTACAGGAAATGGAGTAAGTACTGTATATGGTAATACTGTATATGCACTTTGAGCTGCTGCCGCAAAACCTACCTGAGCAGCAAAAGAAGCATCTCCTCCTAAACCTGGAGTAGTAAACTCAGCAGAAGTAATGTCTATCTTACCTCTAAATGATATTATAGCTTCTATTAAACCTGTAAGAAACATTGGGTACAAACACAAGTCACTTATAAGTTTAAACTGTGGATGTTTATTTGGTTCAATAAACTTCTGATTACTTGTACCTCTTAAGTATCCATAAAGCTTTAACTCAGTTGTAGATAAGAAAGGAGTATTAAACATTGTATCTGGTGAATGAAAAGATACAATATCTCTAGGTACTCTTTGATCTTCTACATTATCATTATACTTTGGATTAGTAATATTAGGATCATTGATTCTAATAAATGGATCCATAAAAGGTCTATTGTGATCATTACCAGTTCCTGTATTATAAAACCCATTGATTGTGTTAAAAGGATAGTTTGCATACAGTCCAACTGTAGGTGCTGCATTATTTACAACTTGTCCTCTTATTTGATATGTTCTAAAGTTATTTAACATACCTTTTGCAATAATAGATCTGTTGCCTTCTCTTGACCCTCTTAAGATTTCATAACCTACTATTCCCGGTATATCATTACCTTCATTATCTTTTGGATAAGTTATGTTTTCAAAGTATAGACCCATTAATCTTATTTTTAAAGGATTAGGGGTATATGGAGGATTTGGTTTGAAGTGATTAGTTACAGCATTAGGTGAAGTATCCGTCATGTTATCCGGAAACTTATGATGTCTTATTGCAGTACCGCATAAATCCCAAGATAGATTTGGATTATTAAATACACCTGTCCAACAATGATAACTTGCATTATATATATCAGGTCTATCATCTGGATATGTTTCAGTTGATTGCCAATAAGCCATATCCCCTACAGCAATAACTTGTCCGCCATCATCTGTTATTGTACCTACAACAGGATTACCAATTATAGGATCAACGGTAGATGTATTATATACTTCAAATATTTTATCATCAGCTGTTAATGAATTTATCCCATTATCATCTGAGTATTCATATGTAGGACTGTTAGGGTTTGGATACTTTCTTGGAGCTCTGCCAGGAATATGATATGATGCAGATTTATCTCCTGTATCATATACCCACCGGATAAAGAAACAGTATACCTCATCTCTTAAGTAACTACCCTTATTACCACCTTTAACATAATACTCAGCTGGGTATTCTACTGAAGCCCACTTAGCTTGAATAAGATTAGCTAATGGTTGATAGTTAAAATCAAACTTAGATGTAGGTCCTACTCTAAGCAAGTAATTATTTACATCTGCAATCTGATCTGATTTTTCAAATACAGGAGTCTGTAAAGGTAAAAACTGTAAGGGAACTGATATAAGATCTTCTTTAATTTGATCTAATGCAATTCTAGTAGTTCTAGTAGAATAAGTACCAATCTGTTTAGCAACAGTTCCTTGGTTTATATTCTGTACTACTACTAATATAAATTCATCAAAGTTTACACTGTCTGCTTCTACATCTATAATAAGTGATCCTTGCAAATCATTTGGGAACCAAATAGGTTGATTATTACTTTGTGAAAAGTAATCTGTTACCCTTTGTCCTTTTATACTATATGCTATAGTTGCAAAGTATGTTCCATTTCTTAATGTACCTCCTTGATTACCAAGAGTAACTTTAAGACAAGGTGTTTCCATTAACCTTGCTAATCTAATTTTATCACAATTTAGATTAGGTAAATAACTTACAAACACACACTCATTAACAACTCTTTCTTTTTCTTTCCATGCAACTCCAGGCCAAAGAACTTGACTTGTGCCATCTACATAATAATTTATATTAGCTTGACCTGCCCATACAAGTGGTGGTTTTGGCCATGTTTGTGGATCACCTACATTTAAAAATCTATCTGGATTATTTCCATCAGCCCAATATACTTGCCAAGTACAATCTTCTTTTTCTCTAGCTGATCCAGATATAAGATATCTCTTATCAAAATTTAAACAAGCATCTTGAACTATAGGTCTATATGTACAAGTATCAGCTTCAAATAAACCTATCTCAGAACTAACAGAAATTCCTTTAGAATTATGACCAGCTGTGTAGATTATCCATTTGTCTGAAAACAATTGTATAGCTCCTATAATATATTTCTTTAATGCATTAGCCGGCATAGTTGCTCCTGCTGTAATACATAATGTATTTGCATCTTCATTTGATAATGTACCTAAGTTACCTTCTTCTGTATTATTTACAACATTGCGGGCATGAGTCCACATACCTTCTTGAACAAAGGATGGATCTGCATCTTTGTTAAGACCTTTTGTAAAACTACGGTTTATTATCTGAGCACTATTTTGCATTTCTTTTGCCATTATTAAACTACTCTATTGCGTCCAAAATTACCGTAATAACCATTATAACCTTGATATGATTTAAACATATCATAATACTTAAAGTACTGAGCTCTTCTATTAGTCCACCAAAGTTTTTCCATCTCTTTAAAGTTTGGAGTATTAACTACAGTAAGTGCATTGTTTCTTGCTGCCTTTAATCTTTGTTCAATTAATTGCATTCTTTGAGCAACATCTTCCCCATTAAGAAATAAGTTTTCAAGTATTCTTTGTTTAAAAGCATATTCATAATACTCATTAAGAAAATCATGATCAGGAACCAATAACTGACCTTGCTCATCTTCCATTGTACCTTGATAATTAAGATATACTTTACCATCTTCAAATGAAGTAAACAAGTAATTGTTTTTAATATATCCAGAATCCGGACTATTATAGTAAAGATTAGGACACTCACAATCTATTTCTCTACTTTGAGATAATCTTAATGGTCTTACTGATTTATAAATGTTATAGTTTGTAGTACCTATATACTGAACTAGTTCCCATTTTTCTCCTTTGCAATTCATAAATACTCTTGGTGGAATACATGTATCACCATAAGGATTGTTTGGATCATATGCTGTAGGTATAGGATCTACTATAGGATGATTAAGATCACATGCTGCAGTTTGGTTGCAAGGATTTGAATTACATGTTCGGCAGTTTACAGTAATTGGAGCACATGTATTTACTGTACTTGGAACTTCTGTATAAGGTACTTCTTGAATGTTAGTACCTCCAGTTGGATAACCTACAGCTTTGACATAGTCACCGCAAATCATTGCATAGTTAAGTGTGTAAAAATTATCAGGTAGCTTTACTTTACCATGACAAACATCTAGTATAACTTCTCTAGTTTGATTTATTCTTAGACCTAAGTCATAGTTGATTTTTTTAGCAAGCTTAATTAACTGCTGAGGCTCAATCATATTTTCTAGAGCAAATGTATTTAAGTCAATTGTTACATCTTCTAACAACTGATCAAATGTTCTATAGCGGAGGGTGTAATTAAAATCCATTATCTAAGAGCATTTTGGCTATCATCCGGTCCATCAGTTGGAACTGACATAGCCATGGTTAATTCTTTTACTACAAACTGTTCTACTTCAGAAAATAAATACTCTGGTAAAACAAAAGGATCATCTTGTCTAATTAGACATGGGTCAGTATCACATGTTTCTAACACTCCATCAAAAATTGCTTCTATTCTTACAGCGTCCCAATCTATATTAGGTGCATAAAGATATCCATTAAGATACCAGAAGTATGGTCTCTTGTTATATTTAAATGTAGTAGACTTAGTAATTGATATCCAAGTACCAGGATCTGTTCTAAACATTTCTATAGATCCATCTATAGAAGATACTGTACGGATAATAGGACCAAACATACCGTTAAGTATATTTGGGAGTTTATCTTTTGATCTCTTAAAATAACATTCTGAATAAACACCTATACATCCTGCTTCTATTTTGTCAACATCAATAAGTTCTACATAAGGAAGCACTTTAAATATCTGACTCATCTTCATTAACCGGAATTGGTTATCTTCTCTTTTGATTAGAGTCTGTGCATATTTTTGAAGTGAGAAATAAATAGTTCTGTCAGTTAAGAAAGGATCTTCCTTAACAGCCTTTAGTGTATTTCTTACTCTTGATATTGCTTCACCTATTGTTGTCATAAATCAAATTCATTATATGTTTCTAATGCTTTGCTTTGAAGCTTTAGAGCAATTTGTCTAGTTTTAAACTTTTGGTATGTCTTTCTTATTTTTTCAGTTGGGTCAACTGCTACATACATGTTCCAGTTTTCCGGATATACTTTAGCAACACTTCTTTTAAATTCTCGGCATGCTACAAACTTCCAGTATTCTTTATTCTTTATTTTAATTTTTGGAGCATAGTTAGTATAAAATATTTTTGCAAGCTTTCCATCTGTTGCCCAGTTTTTATTTGAAACTGTTACACCATACTGATGTGACTTAGCAAAATCAATGTTATACTTTTTACTTTGTTCACAGGTTCCTATAAACAACCAACCTATTGACTCCGGTAACTGAACTCCATCTCTTGTATCTATCACTGTCTGAAATACAAGCCTATTAAAAGCTTTACCTATTTTCTTTAAGTCAGCATCAGTAAGATTTTTATACTTAGGATGCTTTTGTCTAAAACTATCAAAGAACTCTTTGTTCATTATGTTGTGGACTTCAGGTCTATACCTTGGTCCTTTAATATCAGGCTTTTTAATTTCCTTCATACTATATATTAATATACTAAAAATAAATGACTTTAACAAATGTAAGTAAAAAACAAAACCCCCACAAGTGTGAGGGCTTTGCCTTTGTTGTTACAGAAACCAACAAACCTGCAACTTCTTAAGCGCATGCAATATTAATTAATAGATAAGTATCTTTAGCTGTACATCCTTCTGAATCTGTTACAATAACTTTAGCAAGACCTACAGATCCAAAATTAGCTGATCCACAAGCATCAAATTTATTTACTACAGCTGGATTCAATGCTGGCAGTACTGTTGCAGGATTTCCTAAAGGAGTCAATGTAAACATTGAATTTGCAACTCCATTTATTAAATCTGCCATACTCCAGTCATAAGTAAAGGGACCGACACCACCTGTAACAGTAGCTTGAATACGTCCTGCACTTCCTGCTGTAATTTCTACTTGAATTGGACATTTTGCAGATATTGTAACTGCTGTTGTTGTTGTTGAAACATTTATACCATATCCGGCTGTTAATCCTTTTACTGCTAATGCTGGTCCAGTACCATCATTTACTAATGATACATCTCCACCAGCTGATGTTAATATTACAGGAGATGGGGCATTAGCACAAAAGTAATCTATTATACTTTCTAAAGCTTCAGCTACAGAGTCATTGGTTGTAACTAATACATTATTGTTACATAAAATATTACTTCCTGAATAAATTACACACTGAGAATCCAATACTTCAGAACATGGTTCTGGATTAGGACATCCTATTGGAGTTGGGCACGGTGCAGGACTTGGCATAAAGCTATCCTGACATCCGCATTTTTTACATGTATTATTAGTTGTTGCCATTTTTATAAATTAGTTATAGTTAAACCACTTCTTAATTTTATAATAGAAAAAGAAAGACTATCAGCACCTGTATACACAGTACCATCATAATCTCTATTTGTTGTATTAAGAACTTTAACTCTTAAAGTTGTAGGATCAGTTGCTGTAATTACTTTTGATGTAGATAGTTCAACATTTCTATCAACACTAGGAATTAAAGCTTGACCACTAGCAACAAATGTATCTGTATTATTATTAGGATGGATTCCAATTAAAAATGATCCTATATCGCCAACTGTTGAACCTGTTCCTGACCAATAAACTGTACTTCCATTATCCGGTTTTAAATGTATTGTTGCTTTTATTAAATACATACCAGGATCAGTAATTGTAAATAATCCAGTTGTATTATTAAAATTTCCAAATGATATTGGAGGCAAGCTTCCATTTGGAACAAAAGTTCCTGTACCGGCAATTACTAACTGACCGTTTGATGCTACAGAGGTATATCTTAAAATAACTTGTCCTTCCTGAACACCATTAACTGATGAAGGAAGTACTTTAGGTATAACACCCGAACCAGGAGCAAAATCATTATCAATAGATAAATTAGCAACAAATGTTTCTAAGTAATCATTAGTAACTGTATATGTAGTTGTTGTACCGACTGTAGCTGAAGTAACTGTAATACCTTCTCCTGCCGCAACAACTGTTGTTGAAGATGTAAGATTAGACAAGTAATTATACATGTCACAAACAGCTATCCAAATATTGTTGATAGCATTTGAAACAGATGGTGCCGCTCCTAATGAAACAGCATTAACCCATGAACCTGAATAATATGCACTAAAAGTATTTACTGCCGGTAAAGCAGCTAAGGGTTGATCTATATCTGTAATACATTGAGACAATACAGCTGCATTAATATCAGCAGGTGTTCCAGTTGCTCCTAATAAAGCACAGTAGCCTAATGTATTATCATTCATTAATGTTTGAACAATTACATCTAATGGGTTACTTCCTGCTAATATACAATCTACTTCAAATGAAGGTAATGTATATGTAGGAAGATTATCTATTTGAAATTGTAAGTCTACTAGTGTAGAATTAATAGTTGATATCTGATCATTAATACTATCTATCTCAGATATAATACCACAAAGTCTATTAGCTATCATTTGAACATAATCTACTAACTGCATAGTAGTTTGTCCATTTTGAATTAAACATGGTGCAACAGATACAACACAATCAGGACATCCTGAAGATTTTGTTTCACTTGCTGGAATATCATTAAGTTCACAAATCCTAGTAATCAATAATTGAATTAAAGCTTGAAAATCTTCTGGAGGACAAGCTGTTAAGTTAAGACATGATAAGTCATAGTTACTTACATTAAGCTGATCCATAATAGTACATAGCTCAGTACCAAGTTTAAATATAACATCAGATACTGTATCTCCTGTACACAACTTGATACATGGAATGTCTGGACCTTGCCATATTACACAGTTACTTGATATTGGGCTACACGGTCTATTATCTAAGTTTAAAGGCTTCATATTATAATATACTAATTATTATTAAGAATTGCAAGTTTTGAGTGTTTGATTACATCCGCACCCGCATGAACTAATAGGTTGGCTACAACATGTAGTTACAGGTGTACAAATATAATCCGGGTCTCTCAATGCATCAAGATCAATAAGTTCTTTCTTGACTAACCATTTTTCTTCATCTTCTGGACAACAGTTTGATATACCATATCTAAGTCTCATTACTTGTTTATAATATATCTCTGATGCTTTACATGTTATCTTCTCATATTTTTCTATATCACAAGATGGAGTTGAGTATCCAGGTTTAACTTTTTTTACAGGGGTTGTAATAGGACATACCCAATTAAATTTGCTAGGTAAAAGACAATTTCCAAATACTTCTAGATTATCTGTTTCTGGATAAAAAACTCTCCATTCTCTAACACATAATTTACCTGTGCTTTCATTTGGTTGTAATGTTATAACAACAGACTCGTTTCCATTACAATCTATATATTGATATTCTTTAGCTGTAGTGCTATAGTTAGTTCTTCTGCTACATAAACAAGGAGGTGGAGGTGCACACTCTGGACATGTGTCAAATGTTTCTGATACTGTTACAATTACAGGATTTATAGGAATCTCAGTTTCTTCAATTGTAAAACAAGAATCACAACCTTGTATTTTTATTACCTGACCAATATAAGCTGATACATCTGTATATGTATATATAACATCATCACTATCATTGCAACTTGTAAGCTCATAGTATTGTCTTAAACATTCTACACATGTTGTAAATGAAGTTGTTATAATTATAGTACTTAGACTTGGGGGCTGAAAGTCAATTAATTCAACTAAATAACAACCACAGTCTGACTTTACTACTTGATCAATATACTCTGATAAATCATCATATGTATATTTGATGTCAGCCGGATTTTCACAATTTGTAAGTTTGTAGGCTACTATAGGTAGACACGCTTGACATGAACTAAATACTTGTAGAACTACAACATTTACTGGGCAGTCACATATATCACCTTCTTCTAAATTATTTACTTGCCAACAACCTTCATAGCCTGATAATGTAACTATAGAAGATGTAATTACATACTGAGATAAGTTTTGTAGTGTAGAATAGATAACTTCACCTGTATCACAGTTTGTTAGTTTGTAACATAAAACTGGACATTCCCCATCAACACAGTTATCTCCTTCTGATATTTGATATTGTCCTGGAGTACCAGTTACAAATGGATATACTAAAGAACAAAATTTATCAGCACCTGCTGTATTAATTAAATTTCCATTACAGTCAATATATATAATTTTAGTAGGATTTCCTGTAACTTCAAAACATCTGCAGTCACATGGTTCTGGAGCTAGACCTGTTACTGTAATATCTTCTGTAGCATCACATTTACCTGTATTTAATAATACAAACCATGTACCTGCAACTGGTCCATCATTATTTGATATTGTAATAAACTCTCCAACATAAGCTGACACATCAGATGTAGTATTAAAAAATAGTCCATCACAGTTGTATAAAGTATAACATGTCTTTTTACAAGATGGGCATTCTAATGTAAAAGCAGCACAGTTAGTAGTGATATTTGAAAAAGTATCAAATGTAACATTTTCAATAAAGTCCGGAGCTTCAGGTAATGCACCATATTCTATAATATCATCTATTGGTGCTACACCTACATCTTCAATAGTAAGACTATAGCAAATATTTTCTAAACCATTTACAGGTGTTCCTAAATACTCATATACTCCTTCAGTGTATATACCAGTTGAATAAGGTCTAAAATATAATACTGAATTACCACAGCAAGATGCATATCTTAAATACTGAGGTGTAGTAGGACATGCCGGGCAATTTTCTGTAAGCTCACAAGTACTACCTTGAAATAAAAAAGTAGATAAGAAAGGACCTCCTGTTGCAATAGCATTTCCAACATATTCTATTTTATAACACTGCTCTGGTTCAAATGTAAATCCTCCTACAGTAAGTGGTAAAACACCATTATATGAATAGACACCGTTTGTTGTATTAGTAGCATCATCTATATTTAATGTTATTACATTTGCTGAATCACAACATGCATATACTTCAAATGTATTTGGTAAAGCTGGTTCACAAGCAATACATAATTCATCCAGACAACCTTCTACTAATGAAAAGTCATTATAACTTGGGGCATCTGGCAATGTTGCAAAATTACTACCAGCTCCTTGTATTGTATAACATTGATCTGTTATAAATGATATTCCATTAATAACAGTATTTGGTTCAGTATAAACATATACACCATCTGGAACAAGTCCACCTGGTCCATCAGGAATATGAAATTGCTCAATCTGTCTACCTGAATCAGGACAGCAAGGTATTATATTATACTTAGGAATTCCAGCCATTATTTCTTAGTAAACTTTTGTAAGTGTTTATATCTATCAGGTCCCCAAACTGTTTTAGTTGGTTTTACTGTAGTTGGTTTTACTTCTTGTTTAGTTACTTTACTAGCACAGTTAGCACATCCACTTTTACCATTTGCTAATGTTCTTTTCTGACATCCGCATGATAGGGTAGCTCCACAATTTGCACAAGTTGCCATAAGTTGTTGGTTTTTAATTAGTTAACAATTAGTACAAGTTAATTTATTTAAAAGTTTTAAAGCATAATTGTATAAGCTCATTCCTTTCTGTGGCTCATGACAAAATTCTACTTTACCTTTAGCAGCTTGAAGATACATAAAAATTAATCTAAGTTCCTCAAGTCTTTGTTTTATTTTGAATGGAGGATCACATGCATTAGCATCTACATCACATAATACATTATAGTATTTGTTTAATGCTTGAGTGATTCTCATATGGTTATACTCTACATATACAGTTTCATTAGGAGATACACTGTATTTAATAATGTATATACCATCAGGTATATCTACAGTAACTGTTCCACAATCTGTTGTTTGCAGTCCTAGATCACATGCAGTAATTGTTTCTACAAAATCTTGTGTAGTATCTAGTTGTACAGAATATCCAAATCCTGGTACTGTAATATTTAATGTGGGGCAAGTTACCGGAAGCAATGGTGTATAAACACTTGTATCAAATATCTTTAAGATACAAGGATTCATTACAGTTGGTACCTCTAAACTTAGTATATGATTAGCCATAGTGAAATAATAAAAAAGGGGAGGAGTATGAAACTCAGCTCCCCTTAGTTGTTTTTAGTCTATAAGATTAGTCTATAATCTGTCCTGGGTAAGGATAGATTGGAATACATGCAGCTTGCACACAGTCTTCAATTTCCAAAGTTTCACAAGTTGATCCACAGTTAGTCAACCAAGTGTTAACAAATGTTTGAAAAGCAGCTTCTACACCATCAGTAATGATCTCTAATAAGTATTGATCATTATCAAATGTACTAGTTGGGTTATTGAAGCGTGGAACATTATGTAACAAATAGTATCTTGTATACAAGTTGTTACGGTTAATGTAATCAAACACACTGTATCCTTGTGTAATCTCACGAATCCTGAAATCACTGTGGAAGAAGTTTTGTCTGTATTGCTCAGATAAGATTACATCACGTGCAACTGATTCACCAAGACCCATTGCTTGTCTTCCTTCACATTCTTTGATAACACATACTCCGTCAAACAAACATGGATCACCATTAAGATCTACTTCAGAAGCATAGATTCTAACTGGCTCAACTTCATAGAAGTCAGTCAATTGGAATGTACAGTTTTCAAACTTAGTATCTACATAAGCACCTACTAATACTAAACCAGCACAGTCACCTTCACCATATCCTGGAGATACATAATGATCCCAAGTATCAACACCCTCATCAGCTAAGAATTGAGCATCAGTTCCTGGTGCATACCATGGAGTACCAGCTTGGTCAATAACTATTGGTAATAAGAATGGAGAGATAACAGGGTATCTACGGATTGCATCAGCCCATTGGATAAAGATTAAAGTTGAATCAATTTCTACTGGAGCAATAGATCCTTCTGGACAACATCCACCATATGCAGAAGCAATGATATAAGAGTTGTGATTAAGTAATCTTAATGCAGGAGAACCTTTAACATCAACACGTAATGTATATGTTTCACCACAATAGAATTTTTTACAACAGTTAGCACCAACACCAGCAGTTACTTCAAACTCAGGTTGTGTATCTTCACCTGTATTTGGTAAATCAACACATGGAGCAATAAGATCACCTGTTGTAAATCCTGAACCACCATTTGTTAATTCAACAAATGTAACTTCACCATCTACTACAGTAATATTAGCATAAGCATTTTGACCACCTGACCCAGCTCCTGCAGGACATAATTCAACATCAGTGTAAACACCATCAACAAGATTTGCTCCAGCAGTATCAATAGCCAATGTTAAAGCAACATCATCTGTATAAGCAGTGTTACCTAAATGAACTACTTCATTTTGTGGTAAACATGGATCTACACGGTAGAATTTGCTAACATATTTAGGATTGATTACTTTAGATTTGTTAGTCTCTAAGTATCCACCATGGAAAGGACCAATCTTATCTCTTTGATAGATTGAACCTGCAGCAAGTACTAAAGGACAACATCCTGAAGGAGCAGCTGTTTGTAGAGTCCAAGTTTTTGCATCTACAAATGCAAACTGACCACCTGTAAGAATATTACCTGGAGTTCCTAATTTGCCGCTAAGTGTGTTTACAAAACCACCACCTCCATTGAGGGTAGTTCCTACAAACACTTTTTGAAAAGCATGATTAAAATAAGCCATTGTTTTTTGTTTTAATTAATAAATAAATATACTATAATATACTAAACTTTTTTTAAATAACCAAATTATTTTAAGAAAAGTAATTTATACTTAGTAGAATTAATAGAATCTTTAACTAAATCTAAGTTGTTTACTATCTCAGAATAAGGTAACATTCCTTGAAGTTTTGTAATCATTCCAGAGATTTCTCTAAGGTATGCAACACCATCAGCTACATCATCTAATGTTCTTGGTGCAACATCTTTTAGAGTTAATATTTTTTCTGCAGCTCCTTGATATCCCTCTACTAATGTATCAGCATGTCCAGGTAAACCATCATAGAAATCTCCAATAGCAACATGTGCTGCATAAGATCCCGGTCCTGTAACTTTTAGATGTAGCTTATGAAAGACATTTCTAGCACTCATAAGTTCCGAAGCACAAGCTGCTACCATTGTATCTAATGAGCTACCACCTACTCCTGTATCCGGAGTTGGTTCTGCTTTAGGAGATTCACTCTTAGGTTGAGTTACTGTTACTTGTGGTCTGCTTGAAGTATCTGGTCTTTTTAACATTCTTGTTGCCATTGTTATTAGTTGTTACGTTCAGCTGTATCAGTGCCTCTAGAGAATTGGTTTCCAGACTCAATATCTCCAGCTATAATACTTACAGCCTCATCAATTATTAATTCTATTATATCATCTTTAAACTCACATTCTACATTTGCTGCAGATGCAACACCTGTATAAGGATCAACACATCCCTGCACTTGTATCTTAATAGGTTGTCTGTAATATATAAGATCCATGGTTTGTATATTAAACACTCCATCTGTATATACATTTACATCACCGCCCTTAAGAGTAGCAAATGTTTCTGCCCATTCAAAGTTAGGTTGTTTAGCTTTATCTCTGAGAAGTTGATTAAGGTTTCCTTCCTCTGCTAAGTATACAGTCATTCTTCTTTTATTACAACAGTCTTTCTGAGCAAATACATCTACTCTTTTCCATTGTAAGTAATCCTCTGGAATAGCACCCTTAAAGTAATACTGCTTATCTACTGTAGGTAAAGTCTCTGTAACTAACAAGATTTGTAAGTCATCTTTTCTACGGGTAGATTGCTCATCACCTTCTCTTACTTGGTTAATACCATGCAGCTGTCTTCTAGCCCATTCAACCTGAGCCTTATTGAAAGCCTCAACAATCTGCCAGCATTCTATGTTATCATAGTCATTACTGTCAAGCTTGTTGATCCTTTCTTTAACTTTTATGGTAATAGTACTATTAAGCATGTCTTATTTCTTTCTTTTTGTAGAACCCCCTTTTTTATAACTCATTGGTCCTGTATTTTTAGCAGGAGCATATGGAGTAGGTCTAAACATTTCATTGTTAGGATTATTAGCAGGATCATTTTGTGCAGATCTAAATGCTGCATCAGCTGCATCCTCTTGTGTCATTGGACCCACTTGCATTCCATCTTGAGCTTTCTTAATAGATTTTTTAACTACAGCTTGTCTAGCTTCATTAGCTTTTCTAAAGAATGTAACTGGGTTTTCTTTATTAGTCTTTTTCATGATTATCTATTTTTAGCCATTTTCTTAAATGTTTTTATATTTAATAAGATAATTAACCAACCTATTTGCTACAATTATATCATCATTTATTTGTCCAAGAAATCTATTACAGTTTCCACATAATAAACCTCTTACTTTACCAGTTGTGTGACAATGATCTACAGCTAAAGATCTGTCTAACTTATCTTCATGTTTTTGACAAATGTAACATTTGTAATTTTGTTCATGTAACATTTCATCATATTTTTCACAAGTAATACCATACTTCTTTTTAAGAATATATGCTCTTTGTTTTTCATAGTTATAACTATTTCTTGTATTATTTGAGCAACACTCTTTACAGTATGTTTTAGCTTTTCCAAATATTTTCCATTCTTTACATCTATTACAAAATGTATAACCATTATCAATTTTTTCTTGTTCTTCTTTTTCTAAAACTATTAATTCTTCTACAGTAATATTTTTTCTTTTAGCTCTTCTGTTTATTTCATAAGGCTTAGATGATTTAATACCGTATCTGACACCGTTAGTTTTCATTATTTATTCTTACTTATTTTTTTAAAAGTCTTAGCTAAAGCTTTAGCTTTCCCTGTACAACCAGGTTTAGTTATTGGAGTACACTTACCGGCAGTACCTCTTCTTTTTATAGAAGCTGTAGCTTTCTGTATCCAATTTTTATCTGACTTCTTTTTAGTTGCCATGACTATTTTTTCTTAACACCACCTTTTTTCATGTAGCCCATGTTGTTTCTTACAGCTGTAGGAAGTTTAGCAAGTCCGGGGTTAGCAGATTTATTAACCGGTTTTAATGAACCACCTGATTTAAACTTAGGTCTAGACATTACACAGTTACCATCGGCACCTCTAACCATGCCTTGCTTACAAGAAGCTTTTACACCAACAGATGCACCAAATTTAGCTTTTGGAGTTTCTGCAGCTTTTTTCTTTTTTTCTTCAGCTTCTTTCTTTGCAGCCTTTTTTTCTTTTATTTTATCACCGATGTATTTACCAGCAATACCAAGTGCACCGGTAACTACAGTACCTACACCAAGTTTAGAACCTAAACTATGAAGAATATTTTCTCTACATATTCCTCCCTCCAAATGGTATCCTTTTGGACATGGGTTTGAACGACCGCCAGCTTTCATTTTTTTAATAGAACCACCTTTTTTGTAGTCATATCCAGCAGTTCTGTTTGGTCCAGTAGTACCAGCATTTGGTATACCATAAATTTGTTTAGATACATTGTCACCACCTTTTTGTGCAGGAGCAAATCCTTTAGCTTTATTTAGAGCTTGACCACCAGTAGCCATTTTCTTTACTTTCTTTACAGATCCTCCGGCTTTCATTTTGCCACCACATCCAGTTTTACAAGTTTTCATTTTATATATATTTTAACAGTTCCATTTTCTTAAAGAAAGAGCTTTTCTTGTAGGTCTTCCTTTTTCATCTTTCATAGGTCCAGGCATCCCAGACATTCTAGCACAGAAACTCTTACGTCTCTTAGCATCTTTACTTCCAGCTTTAAGCTTAGAAGGTTTAGTAGTTACAGCTGTCTTAAGTTTACTACCAGGATTAGCTTTTCTATAACTAGCTACTCCTTTAGCATTAAGACCTCCTGTCTTATTTTTACCTTCAGATCTTGTCCAAGCAGGTGACTTTGCCATTATCCTTTCTTTTTAGTAGTTGTTTTCTTTTTAGTAGTTGATTTTTTAATAGGAAAACCATTTTTATCATAACCTGGTTTACCTTTTAATGATTGTCTATTTAGATTACTATAAGCTTTACTTTTAGCATCCATATAGCCTAACTTATTAGATTTTCCTATTGGTGTATTTGGTTCACTTTTAATAAGTTGGTCATAACCTTTTATTTCTTTCTTGTAATAACCAGTGCTATCTGCAGTCGGTTTTACAATTTTACCATTCTGAGCTTTTGGTAAACTCTTAGGTTTTTTACCAGCTTTCTTCATTGAGATAGCTATTGCTGCTTGTTGTGCTCTACTTTTTGCCATTACCTTTACCTTTATATTTATAATCCGGGTTATCCTTATGCCATTTCTTTGTAGCTGCTACTCCTTGTTTAACAGTCTTAGCTCTACCTTTTGCAGTAAGATCTATTGTATCCCACTGACCTTTATCTTTGGTAGGATGGTTGACCATTATATTGCCAACCTTTCCTTCTCCTTTCTTAGTAGTCTTTTTGTATACTACATGCTTTTCACCACCGGCAGTAACTTTTACTTTCTTAGTTTTTGCCTGTGCCATGATTATTTTTTCTTAGTTTTAGTCATACCACCTTTTTTATAACCCATTGCATTTTTAACATATTTATATGCTTTATATCCTGGAGACTTTTTTATACCTTCAACTTGTGAATTATATACATCTTTAATTCCTTGTGAAATATATCTAGCTGTATCCATTATTTTTTCATCAGATTGCAATTTAGGTTTTGCTGGTTTTTTAACAGCACTAGTTGTTTTTTTAGTAACAGTAGTTGGACGGGTTTTATTTGAACTCTCAACTTTAGTCACAATCTTTTTATTACCACCTGCTAAAGGTTTTGGTCCTGGTCCATAATATGTACCAGTTCCTTTAGCACCTGCTTTTGCAGGTATTGGTTTTTCTCCTGGTTTAGGCATAGGTTTAGGCATAGGCTTTAAATTAGGATTACCTTTAGACAAAGATGTATAACGTTTACCTTCAGGTTTAACAGATGTATAACGTTTACCTTCAGGTTTAACAGCAGATGTTGAACCACCTGCATCATACTTTACCATTCCACCTTTATTAAATAATTTAGGTTTTTTTGTAACAGATTTTGGAGATGCTTTTACTGCAACCCCAGATCTTTGTAATGGTTTTTCTTCACATTTACAGGTTTGTCGATTCCATGTTTCCCCAACTATACAGTTTTTTGGTACACAAGATTTCATAATATTTAATTTTAAAAGTTATACTTTTTTAACTCTTCTTCCCATACCTACTCTAGACTTCTCAGCTTTCTTAGCAGCTAGTTTAGAAGGAGTCAGTTCATACTTAGTCTTTGGTGTATCCTTAGATACTTTTCTTGTAGGCCGGCAGTATTCATTTTTACCACCGGCACCACAAGGTTTTCCAGATTTTGTATCTTGCCATTTTTCTGCTTGCCATCTTTTTAGTTCAGTGCCCTTAGTAGTCTTTCTTACTTGACCTTTACCTTTACGGCATTTGGCAATAGCTTGAGAAGCCCTAGCTGAAGGGAACACGGCATACCGTGCTTTTACACTATGATAGCAAGAATCTTTTGGCATTACTTCTTTTTCATTTTTGTCATTGACATACCATACTTAGCTTTAGGTGTTGCAGTTTTAGGAGCTGCACTAGTTCCACCTGATCTACCTTTAGCTATTTTTTGTACTATTGCTTTAGCACTTAAACTATGCATAACACCTTTGCTACCAGCTTTTTTAGCAGCTTGTAAATTAGCATTAGGATTTACCATCCCACCTGTTTTATACTTTTTCATAATTCCTCCTTTTTTCATTTTTGCTGTTGCAGTTTTTTCAGCTTCTTTCTCAGCTTTTCTCTCAGCTCTTCTTTCTTCTCTTCTCTCTTTCATTCTTGCAAACAAACCTTTTTTCTCTTCTGCTGGTGCAGGAGTTTTAGCAGTTGTTGCTACAGACTTAGGAATTTCAATAGTTGAAGGAAGTTTTTCACGCTGAGAATCTGAAAGTTGTTTAGCTACTGTTGCCAATGGAATCATTTCCATTCTGATTGGTTCAGGTTTTGGTTCTGGTTTTGGCGCAGTTTGTACTTTAGGTTTAGTCTCAGTCTTAGGTGGTGTAAATGATTTTGGTTTACCTAAGTTTGGTTCTATTTTAACTTTACCTTTAGAAGGTACAGAAACTTTTGCAGAACCAATAGTTGTAGCCATTTTAGGTGCTACTGGTTTTGCTTTAGTAGTTGTCTTCTTTGCAGTTGGTCTTTCCAAACCTTCTACAATACCTTTGATTTTTGCTGCTCCTTGTTTTGAAGTAACATTTTTACCACTAACTATAGGTTTCTTTTCTGGAGCTTTAGCTATTCTAGGTGTAGGTTTGCTTGGAGTAGTAGACTTCTTAGTTGTTGTTGTTTTCTTAGGACCTCCACTAATGCTTTCTTTTACATTAATCATTGTATTAGCATTCCTTTGGTCTGGAGTCATTGCCCAATACTCTTTAGTACCTGGCTCTACATATTTAGGAGTACTAGTTTTTTTAGGAGCTGTTTTAGCAGGAGCACTTGGCTTAGGAGTTGTCTTCTTAATAGGTGCAGCTTTTTTGCTACCTTTGATACCAATATCTTTATAAGATCCATAACTACCTTCAACCCGCTGATTACCTTTTATAAGATTACCTTTACTATCATATATCTTCCTAACTTTAGAAGGATATGTACCAATAACTCCTTTATAAGGAGTTTTATAAGTTACAGTTGTTTGCCCATCTTTTTTAACAACTTTTTTATCTGTTACTTTAGATTTTGCTGTATTAGATGTAGAAGGCTTACTGCTAGAAGGTTTACTGCTAGTAGATTTCTTTACAGATGATCCTGCCGGTTTATAACTAACAGGTTGTATCTTACCACTAACAGGAACTATCTTACCACTAGCTGGTTTGATAGTAGAATTAGAGTTACTACCAGACTTTGTATTAGACTTAGTAGTAGTTTTTTTATTTGCCATTTTATTTTAAATTTAAGAGTTCCAATACTTCTCACAAGCAGCATTGAGATCTTTTAAAATATCCTCATTTAGAGGGTTCTTCAAGTACTCAATAACATCTGATACATTTCTACCAAGTAAGCTACTAGACTTACTATGATATAAATAACCATCTGGCTTACTTATAATATACTTAAAAAAACTGGAATCACGTACAATTGATTTAATTTTTAGTGCTTCCATGTCCATATTTGCTGCTTCCATAAATGATTTAGCAGCTCTTTCTTTGTTGGTTTCTCCACCTTCACCATTGATGTATAAGTCCATGTTCTCATATATAACATCATTTGGTGTAGACTTTCTATATTGTGTACTACTGATATCTACAACTTTAGCAATGTAGAATAACTTAGTACTGTTTTTGTCAAATAATTTCTGAAGTTCAGAAAGTGCTTTGTTACGCAACTTCTTGTATTCAGTTCTTACCATTACAGTTTCTTCTTCTTTATCAAGATAAAACTTTGGTGGTACTGGTTTTGATCTAGCATCATCAAAACTTTTTGCTACAATTGAAAAGCCACCGGCTTCAATAGCATAAAGCTTGATTCTATCAAATGGATCTTTTGGATCCAAGTATACTGGTTCATTACCACAAGCTAATGTAATTTTATTCCAGAAGTCAGAGTTACTTGGAGAAAGTAATTTTACTTTATTCCAAAAATCTATGTCTTCAGGATTAAGCATATTTGCAGCTAATTCTTTTTCAAGTTCAGCTACAGCTTCTCTGATTGCTTTTACTTTAGATTCTCTTGTATCAGAATCTAATAGTTTTATCTCTGGTGCATATTCATTAAGACCAGTGATATACCTAGTCACACCATTGTTTTCTAAGCAAGCAAGTTGCTCTGTATGGGTAACTCCATCAAATAGAGTCATACCATATTCTTCTAATCCCATGTTAGAAGATCTACTGTCAAAGAACGGACGGACTGCAATAGCCGTTTTTCTTACTGAGCCCTTACCGGTCTCAACCATTGTGAAATTTTCCATTGTTGTTGGTTTTTATTTTGTTGGTTAAATTTAATACTTTTTTTAATTAAAAAAAAGGGAGGAGTTTCCCCCTCCCTGTTTTTATAGTGTCCTGGTTAGAATGATCCACCAGTGATTGGGTTTCTCATAACAATCTTAAGGACTTTAGTTGGATCCTTAACCCAGATAGCTGGCATTGTTTGAGACATCATAACACGGTACCCATTGAATTGTCCAGAAGACTGGAATCCTTGTGTACGTCCCATGTAGTCCATAGTACCATTTTGATACCACCATTTCAATTGATTATCCCAAGACAATTTCAACAAGAAAATGTTGTCATTAGTATTGTCAGTGATATCAAAGATAATGAATGAGTAAGAAGATAATGGGAAACCATCAATGATCGGGTTCTCAATATCATTTGTATGAACATTGTCAAATGCTGGGTTCAATACAAACTTAACATTTGCCAAGAAAGGAATCACATAAGAAGTGTATGCAAATCCAAAGTTCAAGTCCATACCTTTACCAGTGATTGCACCGATATCAGCAGCCTGAATCAATAGACCTGAAGATACTGCTTCTCTTTTGATAGCTTCATTTACCATACGCATACCACCCATACCAGTTTGTACAACTAGTGAGCGTTTTGGATCTGGACCTTGGAACTCAACCTTACCATTGAAGAAGTTGTAGATCTCTCCACGGAACAAATCAAGTGTAAAGTTATTTTTGTTGTATACTCTTTTGAAAGAGTTATCCAACTGTTTCCAAAGACCTACAGACAATCTGATATCATCTGGACCATCTTGACGTACTCTACCTCCTTGTCCCCACATTAAGTAAGTTTCAATGTCAGTAGCAACTTTAGCTAAGTGAGCAGATTCCATTGTAGTTAAGAATGTACGTGACAAATCACCATTGTCAAATGCTTTTTTAACTTTATCTTTACCCATTACCTTAACCATATCATCTAATGATGTAATTGAAGGATCAATGTTTTTGTCAAATGTTCTCCAGATCTCAGTTACAGGAACTGTACCATCTGCATTCATTCCACCTTTGATCATCAAGTCAGCACGGCTAGAGATTGAATAGTGAACGTGAGCTTCAGCACCACCAACAAAGTTGTAGAATTCACGGAATCCTGCTCTTGTTTGGATGTCAGAAAATCTTTCACCATACTCTCCGCGGGCAGAACCTTTACGGAAAACTTTAGTACCATTAGCCAAATACTTGTTGTCTAAGTATTTGTAGTTGTCATTGTCTACTAATTGTACTGTATAGATGTATCCATCTCCAATAGGAAGGATATCTTCTGTAGGTACAACATACATCTCAGCTCCATTGTATTTGTCATATGTGATGATGTCACCATGTCCAAATTCTCTGCGGCTTAACTTAAGGCGGAAAGTTGTTCCATCCACACCTTTGAAAGTGTTATCTGGTTCAATATCCTCAATGATGTAAGCTAAGTCTACAGACACTGGAGTCTGCCACTTATACTCACCACGAGCGTTATCAACCATAATTACATTTTTACCACCAAAGCTAGACATTTGGTAAAGAGGCATTTCTACCTTTTGAGCCATAGCCCAAAGGTCCACTGGACCTAGATCCATTGGTTCTGCATCCTTCAACATGTTAACCAAGTGGTAAGAGTCTACGTGTGAACTAGCATTGTAGTTGGTATCCCGTAGAAATATACCATTGTTTAAAACTGGAGTTGCCATTTTTATTTGTTATTTAAATTGTTACTAATTAAAATCTCTTGAACATATTAGATCTTGAGATGGTTCTTTGAGGTTTTGCGGTTCCTCTCTTTTGTTCTTCATACTCATCAGTACTAGAAGATGAAGAGATTTTCCTAGACTCCTCTGTCTTTAATTGTCTTACTGTTTTTTCTACAGCTGCTTTACCACCTTGGTCTTTTAGTTTACTTTTATATCCATCTGGATCTGCAAGTAACCAAAGTGCCTCAGCAATAAGATCATGTCTTGGTTCAATAAACTGATATTTCTCAAGTAAATGTCCAAGCATGTTTGTTTGTTTACCAGAAATTGAAGGGTAGTTAGGCTGAACTAATCCTGAGTATAACATACTCTGAATTTTTTTGTCAAGCTTAACACCGTTTATCTCACCAGTTGCTAAAGTATTATATACATTATCTGTATATTGTTTAGCTTGTTTAGCCTGTTGTTCTTTTCTAGCTTCTTGTTCTGCAAGTTGATTTGCTACAATCTCATCTTGCATACGATCTAACTTAGGTTTAAACTGTTTAGCTTTTTGCTCAAGTTTACCCATATCAGCCCAATCATCTATCTCAGATTCAATTTCTTCTGGAGTACCAAATTGTGTTGCGTATAAATACTGTCTTGCAATTTCTGCTTGATCATTCTCACTTGTAGGATCTAGTTGTACTATTTCTTCTACATAAGCTAATGTTCTAAACAGACCTTTAAGATCTGTACCTCCGTCAGCAACATACTTGGCTGCAATTTGAAGTTCTTCTGGAAGAGAGTTAAAGAATTCTTTTGGTGTGTCTTCTCTAACTTTATTTTCTCTTTCTTGGAAGTTTGCTTCAAATAACTCTCTGAAATCTTTAGTAGTATAATCCTCTAATGGTTTATCATCATCAAAAGGAATTAATGTACCTTCCTCAATCATTTTAATTGCTAGCTCAGCAAGACCTGACTTATCTACTTTAGGTCTACCTTTGTTACCAGCATCTTCTTCTTGAGAAATTAAGCCATCAAGTTCAGCTATTGTTTCTTCAACTTCTGCTTTCTTTTCCTTAGCTTCCTGTCTTTCTTCAGGAGTAGCCTTGGGGTTGTCAAGGAACGTAGTATCTACTTCTTCTTTAGAAAATAGATTTTTAGGTTTCTCTTCAGCTTTACCATCTTCAGGAAGCATTACACTTTCTGCACCCGGCATACCAAAGATCTCATCAATGTTTACATCTACTTGATCTACCTTTGTAGTATCAAGAACCTGGGTTTCCCCAGTTGGATTGTTGGTTGTTTCCATGTTGTTGGTTTTTAATTATACTTTAATATACAAAATAAACTTGATAAATTTAAAAGACTTCAGATATTTTTTTGCACTATATAGCTAAGTCTATTTTTTCTTATCATTTTTATTTGGCTTGTCAAACTTATTTTTGTTCTCTCTAGCTATTTGTAACTGCTTATCTGCTATTTCTCTTTGCACATTAAGTTTTTGTCTTTCAATATCTATCTTTTGAGTTTCTCTGTAATTCTCATTAGTTTGCTTTTCTCTCTGAAGGTTCATTTGTGATTCATACTGTTCAGTTTGTCTTATATCCTTCATAGCATCTTGGAAGTCAGATACTTGATTTTGATTTACATCTGCCATAGCACCATATCCAGAAGCTCTAATTTCAGCTACTGTAATATCTTTCTGAATCATCTTATCATCTCTTTCAGCAGCAGCTTGGATTTCCATCTGTTTTTGTTTTTCAGCTGAAGCAAGTTGTTCTTGCTGCATTTGTTGTGCAGACTGTTGCTCTTGTTGTTTTTGTTGTGATTGTTTTTCTTCAGATGACTTAAGTGCATTATTAAGTTCAGAAATAGAATCAGACTGAATAACTTTACCAAGATCATATATAGAGGCTCCTGTAGTATTATTCTGCATTGCCATGCTTTTTAATTGTTCTAACACAGCTCTATGGTTTGCCGTAGTTGTGCAGAATATATTTAGGTCTCTCAAAAGTAAATCAGTTCCATTTACTTGAAAATTAACTTTATCATCAGCTCCTGTGATATAACTTAATCTAGTAGATGGTTTTGTAGAATGATAATATTGAGCAAGGTCAGTACGCATTTGATGCACCCTAGGCATTAAGTAATCACAGTGTTGAATAAAGAATACTTCTGTTTGAGCATATGATGCTGCAGCAGCTTGTTCTACTCCGGTAGCTGTCATTTGAGATAACTGCTGTCCCATCCTTTGAGGGTTTACCCCTATAACTTCATAAGCCTGTTGCTTAAAGTGATTAGCCAACTGAATCCTAGACATTAATCTTTCTGTCTGAGATAGATCAAGTTTTTGGAAATGCTGGAAGTTTAATGCATTCTCTGTATTTGTAATAGATGTATCTAGAGGAAGCATCTGGAAATTTTTCATAGCTACATATGCTTTTGCCAAGTTTCCTTTACCCCAATCTTCTCCTAGTGAATGTCGTGGAAGAGTGTTCTGATCTAACATAATGATAGTACCAAGCTCATCAACTAAGATGTCTGCAATCTGATTGTTAACTATATTGTAACCAATCTGATATGGCTTCATTAAGTCAAGTAATGCAGTTGACTTAGTATTCCTATCTGAGAACACAGCACCTTCCACCGGTAACTTACAACCATATAAAGTACTGTCTCCTTTAAACTGAAACTTTAATGGTCCAATATGATTCTTGTCTACACCAATATAGACAGGTGAAAATCCTCCTGGATTATTCATACCCCAGAATGAAGGTATGTTTGGGCCAATCTTTATACCACCCCAAGTTTCATTAATCCAGATCCAATCAATATGTTCTCCATATACTAGATTATCTTTTGTTTTGTTTTTAAACAATCTAGTATCATAGACAGGTTTGTCTTCTACTTTATAGTCTTCAGTTATTATCTCATTTATAACTTCACCATTCTCAGCTATTTTAGTAAGATGTCCAATCTTCCGCTGAGACTTCCAGTAACCTGTAGTTACTCTTAATAAATATGCAGTACCTTGATCAAAGTAATCTTCTCCCTCAGACATTATTTGAGCTATAATATCTCCTCCATCTAGCACTGATCCTGCACGCATTGTGGTATACTGTCTGTATGCTAATGAAGGCATGTTAACATTCCACTCATGACTTTTGGTTCCATCATAGTATGTACCATCATTTTGATAACCACCAACTATATAACCACCAGATCTAATAGGATAGATTGCTTCTAAAGCCTCTAATTGATCTTTAGTCATAGCATAACCATATCTGTCAATTACATCAGCTACAGTCATCATATCTATCTTACCTACCCAGTTACCTTGTGATATATATCTAGCATCCGGTGACTTGTGATAAAATGTAATAGGCGGGTTCCACAACTCTACTTCATAATCATCTTCCATCATGCGGAAATGCCAGAACTCTCTATCTGTAATAAGCATGTCACGGAAACCTCTTTCTTCAAGCTCATCCATCTTAAATCTTTCAACATCTACTTTATGTTGATGAGATGCCCATTGTTCTGCCATAGATCTGTAGTCTTTCTTAAAGAATGATTCTATTTCAGGAAGAGATTTAAGTTTGTCCGGACTCAATTCTGCTTGTGCTTCTTCAGAATCAGGATCTAATCCTTGTTCTAATAAAGCTGCAGTAATTTTAAGTTGAGCATCAGCTAAAAGAACTTCTTCAACAGCTACTCTTTTTTGCTCTAGCATTTCATTATAAGAGTATTCATCTACTGCTCTATAAACAAGCTTAGTTGATCTCTTTGCAAATTCAGCTACTAGAACATTAATAACATTTGGGATGATAGGATAGAACTTTAACTCTAATGCAGATACATCTTCTTTTGTTAGTACTTCTACTATATCTCTATAATCATTATCTTCTTCAACTATATAATCTGATCTATCTATTACACCTTTTGCAAGTTTGTAGTTCTTCATTAATCTGCGGGCATTTCTGCGGATTTGTTTCAAACCATTCCACTCCAACCAGTCAAGGTTCCATGCTGCCCACTCATCATCTTTATCTTTTTTTAATAAAAACTGTAAAGGCTGAGTAATACTACCCATTCTGTTATGGGAAGCTTTGACACCTTTCTTAGCTTGTAATGCGTTTATTATTTGCATATCACTTATTTAAGATTCTTAAATGGGGATCTTTTAAATCCCTGTCCTCCAGAATAAAAAGATTTACCCATATGCCGGAACGGACTACTCTTTAATTTAAACAAATTTTCTGACTTTTGCAAGTTTTTAGCTGCATCATCCATGATTGTTCTTCTTGTATAACCTCTATTAGACTGCTGTATTTTCATAAATGCAACAAGTGCACAGAATGAAACTAGCCTATCCACGTTGACTCCATCTGCATATGCTCTCATTTCTTTAAGTAACATAGGGTCAGGAATCCTTTCTATACCATATTTAGTTCTAACTATAGTACCGTCTGTCTTTGTTTCTATATCTAATTCTTCTTTAGTATATTCTATAGCATAACTAAGAAGGTGAGCTTTGAATAAAGTACCGGTGTTTTTCCAGCCATATTCCTGGAATACATTAGCATTAGCTCCTAAATCTTTTAAGAACATAATCTGACTCTTAGGTACTAAGTATCTTTGTTTTTTTCTAGATATCATATACTGGATGAATAATGAGATGTTATTCTCTATTACTGTCCATGCATTATACCACTCTATAATTAGCTCTAGTCTCTGGTGTGTTTTATTAATATCATCAAACCTTCCGCACCATGCGGCTACAATCTTATCTGGTTCTATATAAGTCTCTGTCTCTGTACCTGTTACTTTAGTTACTTCTACCGGTGCTTTCATTACATATATAGAACATAATGATTCTGAGGTAGTTGTCTTACCTTCAGACACGGGGTCAATAGATGCATAATACTGTCCAAATGCAGGATCTTTTATTGGTCTTTCCCATACAACAAGTACACCTGTTTTATCCTCTGTATTCTTAGTTACAGGGAATTCCATTATAGGTCTTTTATTAGATGCTTTAACACTAGGCTTCCCATTCTCATCTGTTGAGATATCTAAGAACTCATATGCATATTCTTTATCTTCTATTCTTCTTTCCTGTGCTGTAACAAGATGTGTTGGGAATACAGATACTGTTCTATGTGCAAATGCTTCTTCTACATTTCTTGGATGCTGAGAAATCCTCAACTGGTATGTCTCTGGGTCTAATTCTTTTTTCCAAACTTCAAACTGTTTGTCTAAAGCTTCTAAGGCTTCAGTAACAAGTGAGTTACCATATTTATCAATATATGGAGGCATTGACCATTGTTCAGGTATGAACAGTCCGGATAAACCAATAGTACCTTTAGAGTCAACAAGATTTGATTCTACTGAATACACATCATTATCTAAAGGTTTTACAATCATTTTTCTTAATGGCTCACATTGAGACAAGTCACCCACAGATCCTGCAGCTATAAACATCCCTGTTGTAATTAAACCAGATCTCATGGCAGGACGCATGTACTCATATGTCTGATCCATCTTAGGAGCAATCCCTGCTTCCTCATGAAAGAAGTACTTAACTGGACCCCCTACACCATTTGTAGGATCTTTCTCAAATGACATACCTTGTATAGTACCTTTAAGACCTACCTCAGCTTTTCTATTACCTTTTCTGACCTCAATCTTTTGTTGCCACATCATTACTTTGTCTGGTGACATAGGACGGTACCATGCAGTATGCTCATTTAAGAATGCTGCATATTCCTGTAGGAATTTCCAGGATCCTTTCTCATTTATATAATCCTTGAGACTTGCTCCAACTTTAAGAGTAACACCGGCTTCAAACCATTGCTGGTTTATAAGCTTACCCATATGGTAGTAGGAAGATGCTATCTGACGTTTCTTTAAGATAGCTACATGTTTATAGTTTAGTTCTGCTAATAGTTCATATAAAGCCATATGATACTGAGCATCCCGGATATCAGCAAATCCAAATTGTTGTATCTCTTTGTTAAAGATAGGTAGGAAGTTAAGCCACATGTAGTACTCTCTTGCTAAGAACCAAGCTTTAGTCCCGTGTTTAATCAGCACACCTTTTCTGCATTTAGCTTTCTGGTCATCCCAGTAGTTAATAAAGTCTTTAGACTTAAAAGGAGCTGTAGTATATATACCAAGCTTTCTAAACTTATTTGATTCTGATACAAATAACTCTGTACTAACATCATCAAACTCATACTGACCGGGTTCCTTAAATATTGAGCGCAGATATGTAGCAAACTCTTCTCTGCTATCAAAAGATGTGGTAGTCCAATTACCATTATCCCAAGTTGGTATGTCTTCAAAGATTTGACTCATGACTAACTATCATATGCAAGACCCTGACCACCACGGACTTTGCTTTGTTGTTCATCCTGTAGATCTTTGTAGACTCCTTTAAAGGATTGTCTAATACCATCAAAGTCTTTTGCTAATGCTCTTATCTGAGCTATATTACCATCTTTACCATCAGTAATCTGTGCAGTAGCTAGGTAATTAGATATTCTATCTAGTGCTTTCTGCATACCTCCGTACGCGCGTGAGGTTGGAGTTTCATATAGTTTCTCACAGAATCTTAATGCATTATATATCTCAGTGTCTTCTGTAGAGAATTCTGCTTCTATCTCCCGCATGATTAATGATTCTTTCTCTATATGGGGTGTATGGAAGAAAGGATTCATATCTGGATCCGGGCATGTCATATAAAATAAATACTGATATATTTTAAGATAGTCATCTGGATAATCATCCATTATATCTTTAAGAGACTTCAGTGTATAACAGTGTTCAGTAGGAACAACTGTTTTATTCTGTACATCAAATAGTTTAATCAGCATTGTTATTTCTTTTTAATTTTGGCTTTGTTGTCATGAAGATAGTGAATAATAGCATGCACTTCATCTACTAAATAAGGTACTTCCATTGGTATTACTTCTTTTACTATAGGTTCTCCATTGTCATCTAGTTTGGCAATAGGATATCCCCACTGATCTTCTTTCTCTACTTCAAATGTTATGTGGTGTATAAATATATTTCCGGGTCTTAGTTTAGGATTATGCTTCAATATAATATACATATAAATGCTGAGCTGTAAAGCATAATGATAAAAGTTACAGTCATCTAAGTTATTTACAGGATGAGACATCTTATCAGATATTCCTTCCCAATTTACATATGACTCTTTCTTTATCTCTTTATTAGTTTTGTAGTCAATGATGTTTACTTTACCATTGACTACTTCCACTAAATCTGATTGTCCACAGATACCTGCTGATCTTAAATAGACCATATGTTCTGGATACACGCCTGGTTCTAATTTTTGTGATGGAGCTATCTTGACACCTTCTTTAACCTCTGCAGGTCTAAATACAGGTATAGTAGTTCCTTCTACACTTAATGATGCTAATGCACACAAGTCATCTTCTCTTTGGTTATGATACCATGTACCAAGAGTAGTGGATCTAGTAGATTCATTATACCAGATCTCTTGGATAATCTTAGGATCTACTCCAGCCCATTTAGATCTTTTGCTTTTACTTACTTTCTCTGCTACTGCTTTAGCATCAAAAGGTTTCTTAAAATGGGAAACAAGTGTTGTTACACTTATCCAGTCAATAGCTTCTCCATCTATACTGGTGTAACTATGATTATCTGCATTAAACTTTATCATCTTTTAAGCATTTTCTATAATAGTATTAGCTAATGTTCTAGATGCTTCATCTTCAGATATCAACATCTTTCTGATATTAGTTACCTCTTCCTGTGTAAACTTACCCTCTATAGAAAGTATCTTTAGTCTTAGAAACTTGTTCTCTGTTTCTAGCTTAGTAATTTTATCTTCTATAGCTTTCAAAGGATGTACCCATGGGTCTTCCAGAACTGTGTTCATTCTACTAAATATTCCATCTGCTGTGGTAGTAGTTATAGTTTGTCCAGGAATAGGATTAGTATTAACTATTTGAGTAGGGTCATTAACTAACATTCCAATAGGATATTTATTTGGATCCATATACATAATATTAATCTTTAAGGTTATCTAATTCTTCTTCTTGTTCTTCTGTAGCTATAGCATCCCATTTACCTAATGGGCACTCTGATGATAATGACCGGGTCTTAAATGCTAATGAACATCCACACTCAGCACAACAGGGTTGTGTTTTCTTTACAGCACATTCTTTACCTTTAGTATCTAAGTGCTCACAGCCATCACAGATGTCATGTCTCATCCGTGCTATGTCTTCTACAAACTCATCTCTAATGATTGAGTTCTTAATACCTTCTAGGATACCTTTTCTATTCTCCCAGATTGTTTTTAGTACTGCTTTCATTTTTGTTTTTTTTAAATTCTTCTTTTCTTATTTCCTCTAAACTTATTTTATGTTCTAGTTCTATAAGCTGATCTAACTTTAACTCTAAGCCTTTTTTAGTATGGTAAGCTGTAAATGTTGAAGTATCATGTTCAGATAAATCTTTAGTAAATTTTGGTATATGAGATCTTACTAAAGTGGGTTTTACTACAAAGTGACCTAAACCATCAACATTGATTCTTGGATATTTTAAGTTTACCAATGCTGACCTTATATCTTTGTAGTAGTGTTCAATAAATTTATCTATCAAATCCTCTTCAACATTTAAATCTTCTGACAACTGTTTATATAACTTATTGGCCTTCTTCGGTATCATTGCCTAAGAATTTATAGTCAAGTAAAATTGAACCTTTAGTCTGAATCATTAAGTTTGGATTCAGCATAATCAATTTCTTATTATCTGTATCTTTTATCACAAGATTGTTTTTCTCTGCTTTATTAATACAGTTTCTAACAGTCTGTGGTGACTTAAATATCCAATCTTCTTCTGCAGAAGCATCCAAACAAAAGTTTGTAAGTTCTATAGGTTCATTAAAACTTAACAAGGTAAGACAGTTCAAATCAGATTCACTCATGGTTATACGGTTAATATAACAATGTGTGAGTATCTGAAATTTTACAACATCCCATTTAGGCATCTTGACACGCTTCTGTACCTGATTAACAAGTGCCATTATTAATTCTTTTTAAGCTTTCTTTTAGCTGTTTCAGAATTAACTCTACCTTCTAATTCCACACCTTCTTCATCAAGATCTTCTTCTAATGGTTCTGGATTGTTTATCTGATACATAGCCATTGCATACTGATGATCTGATTGAAGTCTTCTTAACTTAAGTTCAGAGATATCAGCTAATAACTTTTCATATTCAGCTTGTGCTTTTAAGTAAGGTAAGGCCTCTTCAAAGAATTGTTTCATCTCTTCTTTTCTTGCTGCTAGCTGTTCTGGAGATAGATTCTCCATTTGTTCTTGTTGGTTTTCCATTGGTTTTTAATTTTAAGTTTAGACAAATATACAATAAAAGTTTAAACTAGATATATTTAAAAACAAAAATCCAGGCATAGTACATACCTGGATCTGTATACTTTAAGTAGTTAACTTAATCTTTGTTATTCTTTACATATTTACCAAGACCAAGTGCAGCACCTACACCAGCTAATCCTCCAGCTATTTTTCCCACTAAAGTAGCATCACCACCACTGCTTGATCTACCACTGCTTTTATACTTTGTTTTTTTTCTGCAACCTTTTCCTCTATCACCAGGTCCGCATTGTTCAGTAGCACCCCCTACTTCATAGCTTTTCATTGATCTAATCATTGGTTTAGGGCTATTTTTTTGCATTGACTTACAGAATACTGTAGCATCTGTAACTCCTTTTAATCCATTTTTCATAGTTATCTGTTTTTAATAGTAAAGTTTAAAACTGTTAGAAGATAGAAGTCTCTGGAATAATCTAGTTCTAATGTAAAGATATCTAATGCTGAGATTCTCAGTCTTAGCATTATTTTATCCCACTGTCTTCTTGAGCCTTTCCAGTTGTTTCTAAACTTCATTACTTTTTATTTATAAGGTGTATAAATTGTTTTCCCACCCTGTTTAATAGCTTTTAAAATTTGTTTACGTTGTTTACCTGTAGATTCATAAGATACATGAACCCAGTCAGGATTAGTGTCTGTACCAAATTCCCAAATCATTTGATCAAAATTCAAATTGTCTTTGATAAAGTTAAAGATTTGAGCATTGGTTATTGATGTACCATCCATATCAATATCAATTGCTTCACCTTGACAATGTTGTGAGGACAAACTTCCTCCAACAGCAGTATTCAAAGCTTTGCTTCTGTACCCAGATGAAATATGAATAGGAACACCAAAGTGCTCACGGATTGGCTGAAAGACATTCTCAGCTAACTTTTTAAAGTTCTCAATGTGCTCAGGAGTTGGCATATTGCTAATTCCTTTTCTCTTTGCAGTTTCACTTCTTGTTACTTCTGCTAATGATAAATTTTTACTTAATTGCATGGTTCTATTTTTTAAAGTATAATTCTGCTTCAGCCTCTCTTCTTCTTACAAGACCTTTTAATGTTTTACCTCCAGCTTTAACCCACTTTAGGAATTCTAATTTGATTGACTCATCATTAGGATTTGCATTTACTTTTTTAAGTAATGTAGAAGATTTTAAATTTGCTGGTCCTAAGTTGTAAGCAAATGAAACTAATGCATCAAACTGATTTTGTGTGATAGTATCTACACAATAGCTATCTACATATTTTTCAAAACTTACAAGCATGTTTGCTAACAGTTCAACAGCTTGTTCTTCTGTTATAGCTGCATCTGTCATTGTTACCTTTTTACCACCTGGATAAAAAGTAGCTCCGTATCCTATTGTAGGGACACCTGCAGAACATTTGTAAGGAGTTCCTCTAAACCCTTCAAAAGCTTTAATCATCTCAATTCCCGCTTTCCCCGTCTTGGTTATTTTCATTTTGATTGTTTTTTTTGTTTGACATAATTTTACCTGCTGTAGTAATTCCAAAGGCTCCAAGAGTAATGATCATAAAGCCATCAAAGATAAATTCTTTTATGACCAGTTCTTTACCCCAAATACCTGTAACTACATCAACTATTAAAATAAATACCATAGCAAAAAATGCTACTACTCCAACAAAGCTTTGCTCATTTATCTCATTAGCATCTGATACTAATTCTTTAAAAATCTTTTTCATAATTTTATTTTTTTTCTTTACCGCCTTCCTGAGTAGCATACTTGATACCCATGATTGTACCAACTATAGAGAAGGCATTTGTTAATAATACACTAAACATGTTACTCCATGTTGAACCAATAATCTGTGTGTCTTGATTTGTTATAATAGCCATCCAGTATAATACTGTTGTCACAACTCCAACCCCAACTATAACAGACAATGCAACTTTGACAATAATTTTTATCAGCTCACTTTGACTTTTTTTCATCATTACATCTAAGTCATTTAAAGCTGCATCCTTTTCTATCTCTATTGAGTTTTTCAGTTTTTGAGAATTCTCAAGTTCTATTTGTAAGTTTTTTGTAAGATCATCTATTTTTGCCTTGTTAGTTACAGCTTCAGTAACATCAGTTGCAATTTTAACTACATCTGTAATATTTCCTTTGCTGTCAAATACAGGGTTGTAAGATGCTTGCAAATAAACAGTAGAACCATCTACTTTTTTTCTTTCAAAGATTCCATCAAAGTACTTACCTTTTCTCAAGCTTTCCCAGAACTTAGCATATTCATCAGACTTAGAATACTCATAGCTTACAAAAACACTGTGATGTTTTCCAATGACTTTGGCTTTTTCATTGCCCTTATAACCCATGGTTTCTAAGAATATAGAATTTACATCTGTTATAAAACCATCTATGTTAAAATTAATCAGAGCAGTGCTTCTATTGATTGCATCTATCTGTTTCTTACTATTGACAATTACACTAACGTCAGTAGCAATTTTCATTATCTTGGTAATCTTACCATCTTCATTTAAAATAGGATTATAAGTTGCTTGAAGATTTATAAGACTTCCATCTTTTTTTCTTCTTTCAAACTCTCCAGTGTAATGCTTACCACTTCTTAAGATATCCCAAAACTTTTCATACTCAAGTGATCTTGAGTAATCATCACATACAAAAATGCTATGGTGCTTACCTATAATGTCTTCATGATTACCTTTACCGTAACCCATTGCTTCCAAAAAAATGTCATTAACACCTGTGATGGTGCCACCAAGGTCAAAGTAAATAATAGCGTTACTTCTATTAATTGCTTCAAGCCTGCTTAATAACTCTTCTTTTGGTAAATTTTTCATTGCAGGTTATTACTAAACCTTATTACTAACTATTTTTTTTAGCTAGACGTTTAAGTATCCAAGAGCTAAATGTAGTTCCTACTTTTTCTAGTATTTTGTTATCAGCATCTATTGTAACTTTAGAACCTTCTGCAGTTTTAGTAATTTCAATATCTAATTTCTTAGTATCAATTTTAACATGTTGTTCTGTTTCTGTAGCGTGTACTTCTACATCAACTTTAGGTGTATCAATAACTACATCTAAGTTTTTGTTATCTTTCTTAACATAAGCTCTTTTAGTTTTTGTTGTTACTTCTAACTCAACATTAACTTCTTTTTTCTTTGCCATTTTTATTTGTTTTTAGTTATTAAAATTTAGTAATCTATTTCAAACTGTCTGTTGAATTGTCAACATCTTCTAGTTCTTTAGCATCTTCTACTGTTAATTGTGATAATGTAGCAGCTACTGTTCCTGCTGTTGCTACATATCCAGCTACTGTTATAATGGCTGCTGGTAAAGCCACTGGAGCTGCAATAATAACACCTGCTATTGTTCCGGCTACTATTGCAATCTGTTGTACTCTTTTCCAAAACTTAGGTGTTTTGGCTTTCCATCTTCCTTTCAATTCTTTCATATTTATTTGTTAGATATAAACAACTTAACAGCATCTGATAATTCACCTACATTCTTTGCTAAGTTTTTTATCTCAAGCTGAGTAAGCTCTTGCAATGCTTGATATTTTATCTGTGTTTCTTGTTGTACTAGTTCTATTTTACCTTTTAACTTTCCAAGTTCTTCTGTATTTTTTCTGACATCTCCATGGATCATTTTTAAAAAGTATCCAAATATAGCAAAAATGGTACTTGCTATAAAAATTGCTATTGGTAGTGATTCTGTGGCCATTGTTATTATGTTATAAATATATACTTATAATATACTAAAAATAATTGAAACTACAATAGGTTACTAGGTATTTTTACTTAGTAAATACAGTATAGAATACATCAAATGTAGATTTTTCTTCTACAGTTAAATTATCATAGAGTACTTCTTGAAAGTCTCCTACATTAATTCCATCAACATTTATACCTACAAATCTTTTTACAACTTCCTCACCAACAAATACTTGATTATATTCAATAGTTATTTTACTATTTACTAAAGACATGAAATCATTATATACCACTAAATACTCACCTGTTAATTCAGAAATTGTAAAATATTTTTGCTCTTGAGTTTTTAAATTTTGAGATACCAAAGTATCAGAAAGCTTTAATATGTCTATTTTATAAGTGTCCATTATATTGTGATATTATTATAAGTTGTATTAATAGTAACTGCTGATAAAGTAACATTAGCATTTATTGGAGTTGTTGCTCCTTTAAATACTGTGTTTGTAATTACACCAGTAAAAGCTGCTGAACCTATTATACAGTTAGCAGATGTATTAAATACTTGAATATAGTTATTTACAAAAGTAGGATTACCTGAAGATGGACCAATTGAAATAGCATGACCAGCAGCATTATTATAATCTGTAATTATTGAACAGTTATAAAATGATGCTCCGTAATTATTATCATAAACAGTTATTGAGCCTGAAGAATAAAATGAACTATTGTAAAATTTAGACATACTTGAAAATGCTCTTACTGTATATCCAGTTGTTGACCTACCAGTACAATTATAACCAGTTGCTTGATAAAAGGCATTTCCAGTTGTTGTTTGTCCTGTGCAATTATAACAAACTAATCCATTAAATGCTATGGATGTATTTGAAAAAGCAAAACAATCATAAGCAGATGCACCTGATTGTCCTGCAAATGCTGTTCCTGTTGATGATATACCTGTACAATTTCTTATAACATCTGAAGGATAATTGCAAAATATTCCTATTCCAGAATTAGTTTTTATATAACAATTTTCATAAGAACAACCGCCTGTAATATTAGGTGTTGCTATACATCCACCCGTTCCTGTGTTTTCTATTCTACTATTTTTTATGTTGCTAACTGCAAAAGCAGTGCCAAATAAAGGTCCTGATGAATTACCAATTACATCTACTCCATCAAATGACCACCCGTAAACTCCAAACCCTGTTGTTGTTGTTATTGAAGCAGTGCCTGTTGTTGTAGTATAAATTATATATACTGAATTAAATTTGAAATTTATAGATGTAGTAAATGCAGTTCCATCTCCTGAAAATATTACTCCTGTTGAAGTTGCTGTATTTGCTCTTTTTATTGTTAAATTGTTAAAGTAATATGTAAAAGTTCCTGCCCCAGCTGAGGTTGCAAATACATCTCCTGTATTTCCAGAGTATGTGTATGTATGACCGTTACCTTGAATTATAACATCAGGTTTAATAGTGACAACACTTGTTGCTGTTACATCTGCAAACATTTCAATTGTTTGACCTGCTGTTGCAGCAGCCATAGCTAATGTTAATGTAGCATAGTAAGTATAAACTCCACTAGCATTTGATATACCCCAAACACCAGAAGATCCTGTTACATTTACAGTAACATTATTACCAGAAGTTGTAGCTGTTACACCTGTTCCTGTAAAGTCAATTTGTGCTACATCAGATGTAAGTGTAGAACCTTCATCCAGTACTTTAATTGATTTTCCTATATTAATTCCTGTACTCATTATTAATATGTTTTATTTATCTACTTATTTCTTCCCAATCTACTGAAGCATAAGCTCCTAAAGTTCCTCCTGTAGCATCAATAGCCATTTCAATTACTATTTCAAATGCTACTCCTGTAAAAGTATTTCTTTCTAGTTGAGCTGCAAATAAAGCTTCTTTTAGTATATCCATACTTGGAGAACCTTGATTGGATGAATTTATATATCCTTGTGCTAATACTCTACCACCTGTAGTTGATGTACCTGTAAGATTATATTCTACTGAGGAATCAGCTGAAGCAGGAGTCCAAGCCCCTCCCGTTATTGCAGTCCCATTTAAAACTCTCCATGCATAGTTTTTACCATTACCTAATCCTAACAAAGATACAGCAGTAAGAATAACAACAGCATCTAATGTAGTAGCTTTAAGTCTTATTCCTACAATAGGATAAAATGTCCCTGCTACTGCAAAAGTTCTTGGAGTGAGTATTGGAGTACCAATAGCTTGTTGCGCCCCTCTAAGTTCATAACCACCTTCAGATATTGCAGTAGAACAAACTTGTTTTAATGTACTTGGACTAGCTGTTACTCCTGTATTAGTTATCTCATATCTAAGTGGTAATGAAGCTGTAGTAATATAAGTAGATGTAATTAAGTTAGCATGATTAAATCTATGGCATACAATGAAGTTACCATCAATAACAAAACCTAATCTTACAGTACCTTCTCCTAACCACTCAATATCCATGAATAAAATCTGAGCCTTAGTAATATCTAAAGTTATTCCTGATGGACCATTACCATCTAATGGATCAGCATTCCAAGAAGCTTGATTAACTACTGATTCTGTAACTACACCTGTAACTAAACTTCTTTCTACAAAACTTAAAGTAGAATTATTAAGCTGTAAGTAAAGCCCATTATTTGTACCAAAGTAACCTACTCTTTGTCTAAGATTAGTTTGAGCAGGAGCCATTACAAATGTGTTCATTACAAGTAAAGACTTACCTGGTTGATATGACATCACTTTAAATGTTTCCCTAAGAACTTGTGAACCACTTGTTGTATTTACATTTAGGTTTACTAAACCTTCATTTGCACTAAACACAGCTGCTCCTCCACTTGCTGTAGATGTAGCCCATAAACCATTATCTCGGTATCTATGTGAAGAATCAAATAGTGTTAATGGATTTGATACTCTTAATCTACCAAATGCATCCCCCAACATTGGGTCATTAGCCAATATTGATTGATTAGATATGCTGGAAGTAGATACTATAGTAGCCATTATGTAAGAGTTATAATTATTAACTCAGCTCCGGCAGTTGTTGTATCATAAGTAATAGCAGCTAATGTATTATTAATGGCTCCGGCATCAAAGTTCAATGTTTCTCCTGTCTTTAAAGTAATACCACCAACAATAGCATTAGCAGTTCCAACACTTGCAAAAGATACTGAATATGCACCAGCAGTTACAGTTCCAGATGTTCCAGTAGGTCTAAGAAAATTAGGAGTTCTTTGAACACCAGTACCACCATCAACCGTAATAGAATTACCTCCATCTTGAATAGCAACTTGACCTGTAGCATTTACATTTAAAGGAACTGGAGAACCAGATGCACCATTTACATAACCATAAATACCTACTTGATCATTAGCTGCATCTAAATTTACTTCTAATGTTACACCTCCTATGATATTTACATCTAAGCCTATATCAGCACCAATTGTGGTACTTGTTAATAAATTACCACCTGCGCAAATAGCTATTGAATCTTCTACACAAGTTAATGGTTGTGCTGTTTGATTAGCTATCTCTTGTAAACCTTGTAATACTCTCCACTGATATGGTAGGTTATTACCTTTATTACCGTAATCTTTTAAATTTCCTATTGACATAATTTTAGTTTTAATAAATTCTTACTCCTCTGCATGTTAAAGCATATAATGCATTATCTACTCTTCCTGCAACAATTAAGTATTGATTTTGTGTCCAATCTATTGTTACTGTTGATGGTGCCACATTGCTTACAGCATTATCAGAATTGCTACTGGCAGATACATTAAAAACATATGTAGATGAACCATCAATATACATTGTTCTAACTATACCCATATACCTTGATGTACTTAGTGAAGTAAATGTAGCTAATAATGTAGCTCCTGATAATGTATTACTAGTGTTTATATAATATGTTGTTGTAGCTATAGTCGGTTGATCTTTAATAAATTGTGCAGAAAAAGATAAACCTTCATTTCCAGAAAAAGTATTTGCTGGAATTAGTATTGATGTCAACTGATCATTTGTAAGACTATTAGTAGTAAACAAACCTGATGATGCAAAACTTGGTGATCCTGATCCAGCTATACCCTGTGGGCCTTGGGGACCTGTTGCGCCTTCTGCTGCTAATAAAGCCCAGTTAGCTGTATCTACAGTTGGATTTAGAGCTGATGGTCCTACACCTGCAGGATTATAACAGAAATAACTAGCTCCTCCAAAAGATACTGAATCATTATCTGCATATATTGTAGCTGCTGACCATAGACCTTGCCATGTAAGACCTGCGGGTCCCACCGGTCCAGGAACGCCTTGAGGTCCAATAGGACCTTGTATACCTGGAGCACCATTGGCTCCTGGAATCCCTGGAGGTCCTTGCGGACCAGTACCATATTGTGCTACAAAGTCTTCTACTGTAATGGCACCAGCAATATACTCATCATCTCTACGTCCATCTTTTAAACCTACGGGTATAAGAGTCTTAGCGGCATCAACAGTAGTAACTTGTCTCCTGCCTTTAATCCAAGAAATAAAGTTTAGAATATCCATGATTATTTATTTTATCCTAATACCCAATTTGCACCATCTGAAAATACAGGTACTATTTAAGTGTGTATAGTTCATAGTAAACATACAAATCACCATCCCAGTTATTAGCACCAGCTAATGTAGGGTTAGCATTATAAAGATTAAACTCTAATCCATTTGCAACTCCTGTAGATATTAAATATGGAATAGCATTATCAGTTATAGTGTTTTTGTAATATACAGAATACTGTAAATATATATTATCTCTGTTTGCTATACTAAGATCTAGATCTGGGTTATTAATTAAGAAACCTACTGAACTACCATAAGCTAACGCAGGGGTTAAAGGAACAGATGAACCCATACCAGTAATATCAATAATACCACGGGGAGTATCTACTGTTACTACATTAGTAGCTGTAATATTTAACTCATAATGCTTAGTGTTACCCGTGCAACCTGATTGCACACAGTTTTTAAGAGTCATTCCATAAGTCTGATACTGATCATCTCTTCTGTTAAATCCTACATTAGCACCTAATGCTATTAGATCTGTGTTAGGATCATTTGCTTTGGTCTTTACTAGACCTGCTGCTTTAGTATACAGCCAATTTAAAATATCCATGATTTATTTTTTACCTTGTTGAACATATTTTTGTTTCTGACTATTATAATTACTTATAATTTTTCCAGAATCTCTACCATATTTTTTTTCTAGATATGCTGTTAAACTATTATTTTTCATAATATATATTTTAATTAAAAAATTCTACTGTTAATGATATAGGTACAGCTATTGTAAAATCAATTATTACTGTTGCATCAAAAGTTGCACCTGCTGTCATTACTAATGTAAACCAATGATCTTCTGGGGCACTAATTGTATTATCATCTGCTATAAAAGTAGATGTTGTTGAAATTAAATTACCACTAGTATCTGCTACTAAAACAGTTCTTGCCATGGCAGAAGCAACAGTATCATATACATTTGTATCATCAGCAAGAATAACAGAGTCTTCTCTAACTCTTAATAGCTCATCAGAACCAGATACCACACCAATTAATAATGCATAAGTTGCAGAACCAGTAACTCTTGCTTTTCCTTGTATTCTATATTTTTTATATGCACCACTATTAGATGTTGTAATAGTTCCTCCTATTGCAGTCATAGTAGCTTGAACAGCTGGTTCAAGGGAACCTTCAACAAAAGTTACAGAAGGATCTCCTACTAAGTTAGCAAAGTCTTCCACAGTTATTGCTCCTGCAAGATAATCATCATCTCTGCGGCCATCTTTAAGACCTACAGGAAGTAATGTTTTTGCAGGGTCTACTGTAGTAACTTTTCTACCACCTCTAACCCAAGATATAAAATTAAGTATATCCATGATAATTTATTTTTAATTATACAGCAGTTGTACTTAATACACCAAGATCTGATACAGTTATTCTATATCTTGTGCCATTAGGAGAAGATAATATAACACCTTTACCTATTTCTTCAACTTCTATGTCATTGTTTTTAACTACAAAATTTGCATCAGTGTTTGTTGCTAATGATTGTCCTATTGTTACTTGACCGTTACCTTGAATAATAAGTCTATCAACATTACTTGTCATAAACTTCATTACTGATGCATCTGCTCTTGCCAAAAAAAATGAATTAGGAAAGGGATGAGTAGAATTATTTAAACCCCAGTTGACAGTTGCAGTAGCTGTTTGTAATTGATTTGTTATACCTCCATTAACTGTTGTATTTCTTATGGTTTGACCAAATCCTGTATTAGCATTAATGAATAATTTATAAGTTAATGCTGGTGTGTTATTAATACCAACATTACCCAATCCATTATGGCTTAATCCTGTAGATGGTGCCCATGAAGCACCTGTCCACCACTGTGTTTGACTTATTACTGTTCCTGGCAATCCTGATCCTGATGGTCCTTGTATTCCTTGAATACCTTGAGGTCCTTGGGGTCCTGTAGCTCCTTGTGATGCTAATAGTGCCCATTTAGTTGGATCTAAGTTAGGTGTAGTTGCTGAAGGTCCTACGTTAGCAATACAAAACCAAGATGCTCCACCATATCCTACAGCATCATCAACTACATATGTACCTGCTGCAGACCATGCACCTTGCCAGTTTAATCCTGCTGGACCTACTGGTCCTGGTACACCCTGTGGGCCTATTGGTCCTTGGGCACCTGATGGAATTACAGAAGCTACTTGAGCTGTAAAGTCTTCTACTGATATAGCACCTGCTAAGTATTCATCATCTCTTCTACCGTCCTTAAGACCAACTGGTAATAGAGATTTAGCCGGATCAACAGATGTTACTTGTCTGCGTCCTCTTATCCAAGAAATGAAATTTAAAATATCCATGATTATTGTTTTTATAAATATACACTATAATATACAAAAAATATTTGATATAAAAAAATCCCCAGTTAAAAAACTGAGGATTAAGTTGCTTAACAGGTTAACAAGATTAGCGCAAAAGGAGATAACAGGTTGTTAAGCAACAATATATCCGATAAGAAAAGACAGCAGAATCATAACACCTATTAAAGCATTAGCAATCTGTCTACCTTCTATATCATCTTCATAATAGTTTTTCATTTTATTAAGTACAGGTTTATTAAAAGCATTGGCAACTATCCAACATACTCCAATTACACCTATCAGCAATATTACTAAAATAGCTTTCATGTAGACAAATATAGAAAGAATATTTATTTATCCAAACTTTCTATTCTCTTTTGGAGATATACTATAGCTTTTTCCAGATCCTCTTTGTATGCTCCCGGATTCTTTTTACCAGCTCTTACTACATATTTAATGACATTGCCTAAATAGAAGTCTCTATCCAGACCCCAAGCTTCAAGTACTTGAAATACTTCATAAGGATTAGATTGTCCACCATAGTATACAGGTCTTGGTCCCGGAGATAGTTTTACTATTCTATCAGTAAGATCTTTTCCAGGTCCAAAAGTGGAAGTAACAGTGCTAGTATTTCTACCAATAACTCCATCTGCCATGCCGGGATAAGGAGATACCGGAGTTTTCTTTTTATCCATGACTACCAGATTATAACAACATCACCTTCAGTAAGGAGAAGTTTAATCTCACCATCAATTTCTATTCTCTCAACAGTCTCCATGTTTAGAGATCCTGTTCTTACATACACTTCATCACCTACAGCTACTTCTTCTACTTTATCTCCTATAGCATATACAGCAAGTTTGCTCCAAAGTTTAGCTGCTTCTTGCATCATAGCTTCTTCATCTTTTGCAGACAGTTCAATAACTGACTTCTTTCTCTGTGGCACATTAAGCAATATAGCTCGGCCTCTTAGTTTTTTAAAATTACTCATTCCTCATTTTTAAATGTTAATACTTTTACTACTGACATAGATGCATTAAGAATTTCTCCTACTGCGTGATCAAACAGGAGACTCTTTAAGGGTACCCTTTCTGCTTCATAGTTCTTCTTCATAATCTCAGCAATCTCTGCTGCTAATACTTTTACTTTATAAACATCTGATGTATCTTCCGCATCTTCTTTGATACCTAAGATTTTATATCCAAATGGAGTTATCTTAGTTTCATTAGCCTGTATATTACCAGGTGTTGGGTAAACTGTTTCTTCTGACATATTGTTGGTTTTAAAAATTATGCATCATATTTCTGCTTGGTTGTTGCTTTAGATTCTTCTAGTTCTTTATCATCAGGAAGAGAATCTAAAATATTCAACTTGATCTTTTCTAATAAACCTATAAGAGCTAGATTACCATATGCTTCTTCATGAATCCTAACTTCTAGTCCTGATTCTTTTTCTGTAATAGATATCAATGTTTTATCTGACATATTTAATAATTTACTTAGTTCATCATAGAGCTCCCGGGCACGGAGATTGTCCATGCCGGCATCTCTAACTTCTTTAGTTAGCTTTTCCCACAACAGCTTTTGCTGGGCAGTCATAGTCAAATAAATAATTAGGAGTTATTGCTCTCATGGTTTGTTGGTGACACAAATATATAAACTATTTTAATTTAAACTAAAAACCCCAGAAAAAAATTTCCAGGGCTTTCAGCTAAATCAATTAAAAGTTATGTTATGAACTGTACAAATATACAACATTATTCATTATCATAAAACATTCTTTCAGAATCTTCTGTATGCCACTTGTCAAATCCCTCACAATTATAGTAATCTTTATTAACTAAATAATCCGGTCTCTCTGGAAAAGGCTTAGTAACAAAGCTAGGTTCTGACCATTTGATTCTGTTGTTTGGTTGCAATGCTATCTGTCCATTATCTAATAATATGATATGGTGACTCTTATGCTCTAGTGCATCTTCAGCTAGAGACAGGTCTGTATTAAAATCATTAGCTCCCCAGTTAATAGTAGCATAGTAACTACCCGGGTGAAACTTATGGTCCTTCATATACACTTCTACTTTAGTATCATATACATATGATAGATGTAGTAAAGTAAATCTATATGAGAAGCAATTCCATATCTGTAGATAATGAAATGGTAGATCTGGATCTGGAAGTTTTGGTTCAGTAAGTAAAGCATGACTAGGTAACTTATCTCTAAGTACACCATTCTCAAGTAGTACCTGGAACAATGCAGCTTGTCCCGGCATACATCTAACTGATACTATTACCCCCGGGGTAAATTCTCCTAAACCTTTTTGGTGTTGGTACATGTACTCATTCCTAACAAATACCTTGAGAGGAAAGAAGTTATGTTCTATATATGCCATATGTTATTTTTTGAAGAACCCTTTCTTAGGCTGCTCCTTCTTATCAAACCCTAGTATATCAATAATCTTGTTAGCTTGTTCTTCAGCAAAACCAATAACCTCTTCTTCTTTATCCTTGATGTTCCAGTTATTAAGTAAGATACTCATGTGCATAGTCTCATGCATAACTGCGGTAGCTTTCTCTGTAATAGAGTACTTCTTAAATGTACCTAGGTTAATAAACAAGAATGGTTTGTGTGGAGCTTTTGTTGTAAGCTTCTTATCATTAGGGTCATAGTTAGTCCACCCATACATATACACCCCGTTGCCTACAGTCTTATCTACTTCTTCTGCCTGAGCATCTTTACGGTTCAACCCGTGCATCTCATCTACATCATAGTAGTCAAATATCTTGGTAGCATCTTCTCCGGCAAGGAGCACATACTTACCCATGTCATACTTTTTCATAATACAAATATATATAATATATAATATAATAAAAAAACCCCAGACTGTAGTTCCGGGGCTCTTAGTATTAATCCTAAAATGAAAGTTATTAGCTCAACAAATATATACATAATTCTAAACATACCAAATTTTTTTAAGATAATTAAGTTGTACTATATAAGAGTGTGAGATGGGGCATATAGCAAAAACCCCCGGGGCTCTGAGAAAAAGTGGCATACCCCCTATGAAGCTGAGGGAGCAAGCCTGAATCTAGGAAAAAATCTAAAAAACTCTGACACAGGAAAAGTGTGTGGATGCTAGCAGAGACAGAACAGAGCAGAGACAACAGATGCAAAAGCTGAGCAGAAGACTATGACACAGAGGGGGGAGGGTGCTGAGACAACCGAGCCAACAGCACAACCACACACACAGAGAAGACAGTATATAGCACAACTTCTATTGTATGAGAAACTAATAACTATGACTGCAAACCAACTATTTGATTTAGCTGAAACGCTAGATAAAGCAATTGCTACCTTAGAAACAGAAGGTAAGACATTTAAAGAACTATATGAGCTATCTGATTTAAAAGCATATAGAGCTTATGTTCAAGAAGGTATTGAAGCTGCTGTATCAGCAATGGAAAGTAATACAGGGGAATAACCTGTATTACTTTTTAATTCAGCTTTTATTGTATGAAAACTAAAAGCTATGAAAAGTTAAACACTACAGGGGATGATATCCCCTTTTTTTTCTGTGTTAGACAGCTTTTATTGTATGAGAAATTATATACTATGAAACAATTACTTAAGTTTATTGTGCTATATGCTTCAGGCCTTGGCACATTCTGTTTATACTTCTTCGGAGTATTATCTGTAGAACCAACTGCACCAATGGTAGGTTTAATTACTATGGGTATTATATTAGCAGGTTGCTCCATTATGGGAATGCTTAACCTAATAATGCACATAGAAGAAAAGCTACAAGGTGCATAGCATTAAGAGAGAGACAATGTCTCTCTTTTTATTTTTCAGCTTTTATTGCCACAGAAACTATACATATGAAACTACGTGTTGACCTTTATAGTTTTCTTGCATCAGATGCAGGAGAACTAACTAAAATGCAAACTAGATTGAATCAATGGATGACCAAAGGTATTCTCAAGAAATATGAGATACATACTGCGGGAGAATACATTGTGTTTAATGTTTGTAGAGTAAAAGAGCAGGGAGAATAATCCTTGCTCTTTTTTATTTAGACAACTTCTATTGTGTGCTAAACTTATATTATGGAAAATACACTTTATATTTTAAGCTACAAGATCACCATTGGCGGAGGGGACACCGGAGAACCTGAACAAACAATTAAAACCACAAGACCTGATCTTACTTCAAAAGAACTTCACTCTTTACTTTACTCTCTTCAAGAAGGAGACTTTGGAGCAAACTTTTGGGACATACAATGGGATACACAAATAGAGGAGCAATAGCTCCTTTATTTTGTATATGATGCAACAACTTCTATTGTAGCAGAAATTATATATTATGGAAAATACAACTTGTGCCTGTTTACTAGGTGATGAAAACCATTGTAATTCTTGTGCTGAATTACAAGCAGAGTATGATGCATATTGCTTAACAGCATATGAATCATATCTACAGTATAAAGAAGAAGAAGGCTTATAAACCTTCTTCTTTTAAACAGCTTTTATTGCATTAGAAATATATATTATGACAAAAGTTATTTTTATTTGGTTGTTACTTACAGGACAAGTTAAGTATCAACAGACTATGGATGGCCGGAAACAGTATGCACTGTTCTTTGAAGACGGCAAAGTTGTAGACTATGCTACTAAGGCAGAGATCTATGAATACATAGAGACCGGAACATTTGAGTATGAAGAAGACTTAGGGAGATAATCCCTAAGTTTTTATTTCAACTTTTATTGTAATAAAAATATATACACTATGGTAACAAAATTTATGATTGATGAGATTGATGGGATATTAATCTTATTAGGAAAAAAAGCTGACAAAGCTATGTTAAAAGCATTTGAGCAATTACCGGAAGAAGAGGTAAAGGCTTACAGGGATAGTTTGGTAGAAGAATACCATATAATACACCCTGAACATACATTGTTAGTTGTATAGTTTATGGGGGAAGAAATTCCCCCTTTTTATTTATAGATAACAACTTTTATTTTATTAAAAACTATATAATATGAAAATAGAAATTATTATTACAGAAAGCATTAATGAACAGTGCTCTGATAGCATTTGTTTTTATGCAGAACCTTTTATTGCCAAGGCTCTTACAAACACATCACGTGTTAATGGTATTTGTATCATTAATGATGTTGCTGTAAAATTCACATTCTATCCACCGGGAATGGATGGAGCAATTTTTAGTGGTAATTCAGAGCACAGGTTAATTGTAAAGACACTCATACCTGTATATGTGTATAAGAATCTTAAAGGGGAGTAACATCCCCTTTTTAACAACTTTAATATAATCTAAATTATATACTATGGACAAAGTAAACTTAGAATTAACTTGGGAAGAGTACAAGACTATGATGTCAGCAATAGAAGCTATGAAGCAAATGGTTGATAGTCAGAAACTTGATGAGCTTTATATAAAGCTTTATGTTAAAAGAAAGATAGAGAGGGTGTAATACTCTCTTTATTTTTTTACAACTTTTATTGAAATAAAATATTAAAATATACACTATGAAAAAGTTAGAAGCTTACAAACAAGCAACAGCAGATTTAGAATTTGCTAAAGAAATGTGTTCTCAATTAATGGAGTCATTAACATCTATTCCTGAGATTAATGTTAACAACAGCATTTCCATTAATATGCATAGTTCTGATAAACAATATGTCTTTGCAATAGGCGTGTTGAATAGCCAGATTAATGCTAGTAAAGAACTAGGTATGGATTCCAAAGATTATGAAGAATCTAAAGCCACAGTTCTGAAGCTTAGACTTGTAAGGAATGATTACACTGCTTGGCAAAGTTATCTGCATGAGCTAGGTACCTACAAGCGTGAGTTGCACAACCTGTTAGACAAAGATGATTTGTTTCAGTTGTTGGAAGCACCTGTTAAGCCATAGATATAGGGGGACATTGTTCCCCTTTCTATTTTTAAAGACAACTTTTATTTAATCTTAAACTATATAATATGGACACAGAACCGGTATTTAGAATTATTGCAATGCTTGATGCAAAGATTAGTCTTTATGAAAGAGTCATAAAAACAGATAGTGATTTAATTTCCTATGATAAATATGAACTTAGCATAGCAATAGATACTCTAAAAGCATTTAGAGATGATCTACAAGTACAGAATAAATTAGGGGAGTAATCCCCTTTTTATTTAAGCTGAGAGAGAGTAAGTAAAGGATAGTGTTGGAAGCCTTCGGCTTAGCCTTTTGCAACTTTTATTGTAAGAAAATTATTATTAACCCAAAAATCAAAAAGTTATGATTGAAAAGAAAAAGATTGCGTTGGTGTTTAAGGAAGAAACAACACCTAGTGGTAATGTGCAAAAGGTTGCCAACATTAAGGCTACCTTGGTTAGATTAAGTGATAAAGAGTTCACTTACACTAATGGTAACGGGGATACCCTAACCTACAAGTTAGCAACTATCAGGTTTACTGATGATAATGGTAACAGCCACACCAAAGCTGATATAGTAGTGTATAGTACTAGCTATGAGCAAGGTATGGAGGTAGGGGAAACCTACTTAGGTAAAGTTTCTAGAAGCAAGAATGCTGATGGAACTGCGCGTAAACCTTGGTACACATTATCAAGCCTTGTTGTTGCTTCTGAGAATTCTGATGATGACTTTGAGGAGGTTGAGGTATCTGAGGAAATTGGGATATAATCTCAAGGATAATAGGGGTGTAGAAATACACCCTTATTATTTTTAGTGAAGCCATAGTATATACTATGTGTTTAATTGTCTTTCAGACAATAGCTTTAAGCAACTTTAATTTTAAAAAAAATAGTTAGACTGTTTCAGCGGTCAACTACCGGTCAACAACCGCTGATTGAATGGTCAAGACTAAAGTGCACAGTTATTGCATACTACCCCCGGGAATGAAGATACCCATAGTGTAATATATGTGCAGTAATTAATAACAAACTGTGAATGAATGTAGGTTAGTTTGGGGTTGAGTGACAAACTCTCAGCATTATTACACCAACAGACACGGTCACAGAATCATAGCCACAGCTTATACAATACTAAGTATATGGCTAATCTAAAGTGAGTATTACACAGAATCAGTCATAACTATATTAGTACTACTGTTATATAGTAGGTTTGTTAGAGTAAGACAGTAAAGGCTTCCGGGAAAGCAATAATTTCCGGTCATATATAGATACACCACAAGGTTTCAGGCATAACCCCTCATTCTGTAAAGCAGGGGTTGACTTGTGGTTTTATACTCTCATCCAAGCAGGTAATGTGAATACCTTTTTCGATTGAGGTACATTCCAAATGTGTCACATACTTCAAGGGTTGCAACCTTGTGAGAGTACTAATTAAATTATTAACCCTTAAACTTATACTTATGGAAACTATTTACTGGACTATGAAGAATGGTCAAAAGATTGATGTTGATATTATGGACATTAATCATCTCCGGAATACTCTCAAAATGCTTATTAGAGCTAAGAGAGCTTTAACTACACCTAAGCCTAAGTTTCAGGTGCACGGTGAGATTGCTAGTGAGTTTGCTGATATGGCAAGACTCTATGCAATTAATCCTGAACTGACCTGTACTTGTGATGAAGTACATATGTGTCAGCAATGTTATGAAGATAGATAATTAGCTTAAGTACACAGTAACGCGGTCAACTTGTGAGTGGGTGTGGTTAAAACTCTCACTGTGTACTTTTATTTAGTAAACTTTAAACCCTTAATATGAAAAATGTAAGTATTGTAATCAAAGGAATGTTAGTTGGACTGTGTATGATGTTTGCACTATGGTTAACCAGCTGTGCGGTAAATAAGTCTTGTCACGGTAATGGTAGAAAATACCATGTAGACAGATCTGTACGTAAAGCACAGTCAAGGTCATATGCATATAGAAACTAATATTGAATGATTATGAAAGAAATTATGATTACTGTGCTACTTATAGCACTATTTTATTCACAGTATTATTTAAACACTAAAAACTAAAAGTTATGATTAAAGAGCTACAGGAAAAGCTAGATTTTTGGAACAACCTTAGAGATGAAGTTCAACTAAGTGATGTTCCGACAGATTTAAAGTATCAAATGCTATCAGAAGCAGAGTATCAGATAGTAGTTATAGAAGAACAATTAGACAAGTTAATGCAGAACAATACAATTAATGCTATGACAGTAACATTAATAGCATTTTGTGGTGCAGCTACCGGTCTATTTGGCTATGCTATGACAGTTAAGTATTTATTATAATTGCGTACACCTCCAACCGCAGTAGACAGACAAAAGGTGTAATAGTCTGTCTTATTTATTAACTAAAAAATGTATGATTATGAAATTAGTAAATTTTATTTTGAATGTAAGTATAGGATTAGTAGTATTATGTATCCTAGAAGGTATGATATCATTTGGTGAAGCCTTCAATTTTGAGAATTACACACCAGTTGGTTATGTATTTCAAGGTTTGTTAGTGTCAATCACAGTTTGTATAAGTGTACAAATATGGTATGATGAGCAAAGAAAACAAGAGTTTAAACTAAAAAGATAATTATGAAGTGGTTCAGGAAATTATTTAAGAAAAAGAAGAAGTCTTATCCACAGGATAATGAGTTTTACCTCTGTATTATTGATGAAGAAGGTGAACAGTTACATCAGAATCTAGGTATTACAGAAGATAGAGCAAAGGAGTTAACAAAACTATGCATTGATTCATATCAAAAAAATGAGTTGTTATACAAGTGTCTTGATGATTTGGTCAAAGGTTGTGTACATACTAATGAGATTGTGTTTGCAACTATGGTAATGCATAAGGTAATTGACCGGTTTAATGCTACGAACAGATTAGATGACTTAATGAAAAACATGTTTAACAATGGATAGAGAACTAATTACTTCAGTACTTGGATTTAATCTTAAGGCTGATATTAAAGATGAATCAGATCAGTTAATACCTATTGGAATTAAGAAAACTATTTATCCGGTAACTATGATGGAAAGAATAAACTACCGGATTGTAGACAAAAGTTTCTTTACTCACTACAATGAAGCTCTTATAGCTAAAATAAGAGACTTCAGAAGAATAAATGACTAGTTATGAGCACAAAAATACACCTAGAGTTTGATGAAACAGATTTGTATAATACTCTCAAATCAATGATTAATCATCCAAATGCAGAAGAGATAACTAAGTTATTGACTCCATTTATTGGTAGTAGTTCAGATTGTACTAAATGGTTGTTTAAACTAATACTAGGTAGAAAGTTACCGGATATAATTCCTGTAGGTACTATATGTCTTACTCATGTCAACAATTTAAGCTATGAGATAAACAAACCTAAAACAATAGAGTCTGATTTATCTGACAATAATGGTATGATTGCTTGCACTATCAAGGAATTTAGAGGCTTTCATGATTGGAAACATTATGAAGTTGAGTCTCTTGGTATTGATTCACAAAGCACACAACAGACATTTAGTAGTTACCTAATGGCTGATACATTAGAGATCATGGAAGAATTTTAAGATAGTATATCTGTGGATATGCTTTTCCTGACCAAATGATACGGGGGTAGCAATGCCCCCTTTTCATTGTTTAGCTATATAGTGCAATAATTTGTAGGTTGGTATAATCACTATTCTTAAGAATGGTTTACATTTACTAAACTTTATGAATTTAAAATGCTCTATCAACTGCCTAATGGCAAGGTAATATTTCTAACCATAGAACAATACTTAGATCTTACTGATGAAGATGAGCAATACCTTATGTCCTTAGATGCAGGAGAGTATGCATTAAATCCCTTCCTAGAGTCAGCTGTTCTTCAGAACACAAAAGAAAAATACTATGACTTTGATTATCTACCAGATGATGAAAGTTGTGATGACATTGTATCAGATGATATTCCATTTGATGATATAATAGACCTTACGGGCCCATTGGATACATAATACCGGAATTGCAATAAAGGTATTATCAACTTATTACTAGTATGAGTGACTAGTATTATAGTAATCAACTCAAAAGATCAATTCAATTATTATTTATTTATCTATTTAAAACTTAAAGTTATGAGTTCAAAAGTTGTTGTATTAGCAGATGCTACTACTAAATCAGTAATCAATTTATCTAGTAACCCAGAATTTGGATTTATCCGGGTTGAACAATCAGTTAATCAGTATGATGACAATGGTTTCCTAAGAAGAAAGAAGTTGTCTGCAATAATCTCTGGTCCAATTAGTGATTTGCAAGATGCAGGTTACTATGAAGGTCAATTGCTTGATGGTAAAATCATTGTGCAAGAGGCAATGGAGCCATTTAATGGTAAGAATCCTGAGCGTGACCTTAAAGTAGCAGGTTCCACAGGTATTGTTTGCCGTGTTGAGGGTGCTCCAGTTTACAGACGCACTTTGTATACTGAGAAGCAAAATCTTACAGATAGCTTTATTGCTCACACAAATGTGGAAGAAATCAAAGCAGCTTATGAGACTACTAAGTCTAGTGCTATTAAACCAAATGAAGAATTCGGTATCTAATTAATAGAGTGTATATGAATAAGGGGATGGGTAACTGTCCCCTTTCTTTTTTTATGAATTTAAATGTATAACAAAATGGAAAAGCTAAAACAAGATGTAAAAAATTATCAGTTATCTGCAGGTAGAATGTACATGCAATATGAAACTGATGGGTATTCACAATACCAGAATTATTTATACAAAAGAGCACTATATGGTCTAGATGCTCTGACACAACAAGAATTGGCTACTATGTGTAGCAAAAAGAAACAAAGAATAGTTAATGTTTATAAGAGAGCTCAGGTTGTACTTAATAAGTTTAAACAACAAGTTACTATACAATATAGCAATTTTATATTCAAGACTTTGTTTCCTAAAAGTCCACTCACAGAGTTATTAATAGCTGATACTGAGACTGATGACAAGTTCAAGAATACTTTAACTTTTAAAGATTTAGGTATAAATAAAGAACAAATTATTACTATCTTTATGGCTGAAGGCATCCTTCCTAAAAACTTTTTAAGTTTAGATAAGGATCCAAATCAACTACCAAGACTTAAAAATGCCAGTAAGTAACGGAATCTTTGAAGAACAGTACATGTATACAGATGGAACTGGTAATATCAGCCATGGATTTAATGTATACTTAACTGATGTTTATGGAAAATATATCATAACCCCTATTAGAAATAATGGGGGTTCTGGTTTTCATTACACAGTAGAACCTTTGTATAGTTATCTTCATGAGGACATAGTTACATTCCGGTCTAAGAAGAAAGCTATGCAATATGTAGTAGCAGAGTTATTCACTGAATTTTTTGATTATGAGCACTACGGATTTACCAGACATACCAGGATTCATATCTGATCATTTACTTACACATAGAGGATATGTTGGTTGGTGGAGATCTAGATTTTCAGATCTTGAAATAGAAACTAGTGGTGATGGTTATAGAGTTAAGTATGATGTAAACCATCCTTTTAGAGGGGAATATTATGATACTTTAGAAGAAGCTGTATATCATGTTAGATACCAAGCAATAACTGAATTTTTTGATGATGAGTATTAGAGATTATCCTGGATTTAAATGGAGAGCTATGCCAAACAGCAGAGGTGGAATATATGATGTATGGGAATCAACTTTTTGTGATGATACTATTTTTTCTATAGAAGGTAAGTTTTATAAAGTTTCAAGTATGAAGCAATTTGAAACTATACATGATGCTATGGAATATATTAGAAATAGAGCAATAATTAATTATTTTGATGAAGACTAAGGTATGTGATGGATGTGGGTTAGAAAGACCCATATGGAAGAGTAGTGGAACCGGGGGATTAAAGCTATGTAAAAACTGCTGGAGTTGCCACAAAAGCGGAGATACTGTACAGAAACCAACAAATTCTGCCATCCCCCGTGTTTCTGCTAAAAGAGCAAAGAAAGATGCGGAGTATAGCAAACTAAGAGAAAGATATCTTACTGAGAACCCTTTGTGTATGGTGAAGGTGAACGGATGTGGTCATGGGGCTACTGATGTTCACCATACATACGCAGGAGCTAACAGAGATGCATTTTATTTAATACAAAGTACATGGAAAGCGGTTTGTAGAAACTGTCATGACTGGGTGCATAATCATCCAGAAGAAGCCCGTACAATGGGCTGGCTTAAATGATTGATTATGGGATCAAATGAAGTTATTTTAAAAACAATATTGGAATATTATCAAGATAGACAGAGAGAATTTAGATTACTTACAGAAAAACTAAAAACTTGCTGTTGCTTTCCAACCAGAAGAAAAATAAAATTAAGGTTGGAGGAGCTGAATACTATTTTAAGCAGAGATTATACACTTCCTAAGTATGACTTAATGCAGTCACTTAAAGTTAAGTATAAAGAACTTAAAAAGTATCCTGAATTGGTAGAAATAGCTAGGAAGAAAAGAGAACTTAAAAGAATGATAGCATGAGTAAACCAAACACAAAACAAATTAAAAGCATTGCTGATAAGTCTGAGACTGTTGGTAATGAATTGTATGATGAGTTTCAAAAAAGTAAAAAACTTGAAACTGCAAAAGTAGCTATAGCAGCATTTAGAAACACTCTTTATGCAAATAGTCTACTGATTAAAAATGAGAAAATTTAGTATTATTTATTAATGATTTAAAACTTATGATTATGAAAATGATTGGAAAAGAACTTAAAATTAAACACACAATGAACTATTCAACATTCTCTGTTTTACCTATGAACAGAGGTATTGATAGCAAACATGTTCAAAAGATGATTACCAGTATCCGGAAAATGGGTGTATTAAGATGTGTTATAGCCTGTACTACTAATATTATAGAAGGTGAAGATAAAACCTATATAATTGATGGTCAGCATCTTGCTACAGCATTGGAAAGAGAAGATAGAATGATTCCTTATGTAGAAATTGAAATTGAATCTGAAGAAGATTTAATTGAAAAGATGGCATACTTAAACAACTCATCTAAGTCTTGGGATTTAATGAACTATGTTAATGCATGGAAAATGATCCGTCCAGATTATATGAAACTGTTCAAGTGGAAGAATATGTATGATATAGAAGTTACTATGCTTGCTATGCTTGGAGTAAATAGCCCAGGACTTAAGCATGGTACTTCAGTTATCAAAACAGGTAATTTTACTATTACTAATCCAAATGCTGAAGCAATGTGTAAAGCATTTAATGACATCTTCCTAAAGATTGGTATGTCAGATAGAGCAGTTAAGTTTCAATTTTTAACAGCATTTATGCAAGCTTATGGTAATTACAATCATACCAAAGTAATGGCTAATTTAGATAGACATCTAAAAACAGTTAAGCTTATGTCAACTGGTGATGAGACAGGTAATTACATTAGAAAGAAAATATTTAATTTACCAAAATGACAAAAAACAGACAAGACATACAAATGGAAGCTCTAGCTGCTACTGATGGTAAGCAGCGGGCTTCCGTAGTCTTAGGTACAGGGGTCGGTAAGACCCTTGTTGGCCTGACTCATATGGATAGAAATACTACACCACTGATGAAATGTCTTGTAGTTGCACCTAAGAAAGCTATATTTCAATCCTGGAAAGATGATGCTGTTAAGTTTGATAAGCATCATCTTCTAGGTAGAATAGTATTTACTACTTATCTAAGCTTAAACAAACATGATCCTAATGATTATGATGTTGTATACTTAGATGAGATGCATAGTTTACTAGACAGTCACCGGGGATTCTTGCAGTTATTCAAAGGCAAGATACTTGGGCTGACTGGTACTCCACCAAAGAGAGACTATTCAGAGAAAGGTAAGCTAGTGCAAGAGTTTTGTCCTGTAGTATTTATATTTAAGGCAGATGATGCCATAGAAAATGGAATACTGAATGATTATAAGATTGTTGTGCATGAGCTTAGACTAAGCAAAGAAAAGAACTATCAAGTCACTATGAAGAATAAAACATATATGACAGATGAAGAATCTAACTATGTTTATTGGTCTAGAAGACTAGATGTAGGTTCCGGTAGTGTACATATGCTTAGAGTCATGAGAATGAAAGCTTTAATGGAATATCCTACTAAAGAAAAGTATGCTAAGTTATTATTTGACAGCATAGAAAGTAAGTGTATTCTATTTGCTAATACTCAGGCTCAAGCTGATAAGTTATGTGATCATAGCTATCATAGCAACAATCCAAAATCAGAAGAGAACTTGCTTAAGTTCAAAGATGGAGAGATTACCAAACTTTCTACTGTTCTACAGTTGAATGAGGGTGTAAACATACCTAATTTAAAACAAGGTATTATTATGCATGCATATGGTAATGAGAGAAAAGCAGCTCAGAGAATAGGTAGGTTATTAAGATTAAACCCAGATGATAAAGCTATTGTCCATATACTATGTTATATGGATACAGTAGATGAGAAATGGGTAAAAGATGCATTGGAAGGATTTGACCAGACTAAAATTATGTGGAAAAATTTCAATGTGACAGTTTAATTTATTATCTTAATGGTATGGAAGAGCAAAAAACACACAGAGTAGTTATTTACAATGATGATGTAAATTCTTATCAGTATATCATGGCTAGCTTGATTAGGTTCTGTAAACATGAGCCTATTCAAGCTGAGCAATGTGCGGTCATAGCACACAATAAAGGAAAATGTGCAGTTAAATCAGGAGATTTCTTGGAAATGTTTGAATTAAAGAATAAATTTGATGATCTAGACATTAAATCAGAAATTGAAGAATATGCAGGTGATTTGCATTGATGCTGCCAACAAACCTAAAAGAATCTCACCATATGAATGGTTAGAGGAAGGTAAAATATACACTGTAGTTGAAATAGCCAGAATGAGTCTACAACAAAATAGATATGGTTATAGATTGAAAGAAGTACAACTATCAGAACAATCATTTCCTTTTGAGTATTACAGTGCTGATAGATTTATTTCTGTTCAGCATTTAGTAGAAAAACTGAAAGAATCAGAAGAAGTATCTGAACCTGAATCACAGGAAGCAGATTTAGAATTAATTTAAAATTTATTAGTATGAAAGAGGATAATGGACTAGCTGTCTTTACAGTATTAGTATGTGCATACATGCTTACAGCACATATATTTATGCTGTATTTTTGGTATCAGTGGTCTCAAACACATGGATTTTTAAGTACACTTATTATTGGACCTATTATCTCTGAGATAAAAGGATTATTGTTCCCATTTTTTATGTAGCATATGGATTATACTTATGAAGATGTGTTGGTGCAATGTGAGTTAGTTAAAGATCTTCTTAAGGAGGGTAAGAACAGAAGAAGTATGGATAGAAGAAACTATCTAATTGCACTTATGTATTACAAGTTTAATAAAACAGAAGTTACTATAGGAAAAGTATTTGATATGAAAAGAGAAACGGTAACTTCTGCAAAGTTTCACCCGTATCAATTACTTGAATATAGTGACATTAGTTTTATTGCAAATGTAAATGATCTTATGATTGCATTTCCATATGAGTTTCCTAATCATAAGGCCGGACAAGCTGATAAAAAATATACAGCAGTTATAACTCACTTTGATAAAGAAGCTAGAAAGAAAATCAAAAAGTATATGGAATTTAAGGAGATATCAAGAATTGATATGGCAGTAAAAGAATTAACACTAAAAGCCTTAAAACTATGGGAAGAATGAAAGAATTTTGTATAGATTTAATTAATGCAAACGGTGGTATACCAGAAGGTATGACTATAGAAGATGCAGTTAGAATGAAAGAGTTAGATATGTATAATTGGGAAGAGTATGAAAGACAACAAGAGAAAGCTAGAATACAGCATCTTGAATCAGAAAATTCAGGAAAGATTACAGAGGTGGTTAAAGCTAAAAAAGTCAGTGGAACCACAGAAGAAGGACAAGAACCAGAAATCTATTAACAATGAAGAAGGGGACTAGAACTTGGATACTATGGTATATGGTATTCATTCATGTACTTGCTGTAATTGGTAGTACGGGTGCTGCAGTATATATGCAGCTATGTTATCCTGGAGTATGGAATTGGATTTTACTAATGATTATGTCACTTGTAAATTACATATTCCTTGACAGCATGTTTAAATTAATTGATAGAATTATTAAAAGAAGAAACAGATGAAAAAGTTATTTTTATTTTTAGTGTTGTCAGTAAGTACAGCACATTCACAAATTGTTGTTAAAGAAACAACAAAGGATAGCACAGTATGGTATAGCAAACTTACAGGCTTACCTAAACTAACACATTTTTATGATGCTGAAAAAAATTGGTATACATTGTATTATAAGAATCTTGAGTACCAGTATATTACTGACATTGATTATATACATTTAGGATCTAAAGAAAGTACAGTAGAGTTTTTTAATATCTTAAAGCAAGCTATAATAGATAAGAAAGAGTTAACCTTTGAATTAGATGAAAAGACTTGGTTCTTAAAGACAGGATCTAATATGGCTTATATGTCTAGTTCTGGAACAACATTTTTTCTTACAAATAAGAATCTTGATAAGATACTAGAAGCATTACAGTAATTGAAACATTTTATTAAATATCTTATAGTTTGGATAAGCCAAAACTTAGCCATACCTTTTTGGACAGTAGGTCACATACATTTGTTGAGTACTATCTATGAAGATGCTATTGAGATTATAGCTTCCTGCGGTATGAACTTAATAGTTGCCGCAGGATTTTTTATTGATTACTGGGACCAAAGAAAAAACAAGTAATATGAAAGTAACAATTGAATTTTCTGATGAAGATGCAGCAGAAGATGCTAGAGTAGCCTTAGATGGTTGGAAATGGAAACACGCTATGTGGGAATTAGATCAGCACTTAAGAAATGAACTTAAGTATAATGAAAAACTACCTCCTAAAGTATATAATACTTATGAAGAATTAAGAGATAAGATCCGAGAGATTTTATCTGATAACAACCTAACAATGGAATAAAATGGAACATGACAGCAGAAGAAGTTAAAAAAGTTAAGAGAACCTTAAAAAAGTATGGATTTAATCAACACAAACTCTTAAAAGGATATTATATAAAATTACATAATGAATGTCCTATAACTATAAGCTTTAGTGAACCTATGACTAATATGCATTTTATGGCAGTTATGATGGAGCTTGATGATGATTATGATTTAGCTCTAGATAGTATTTTAGATTATAAGGAAACTAATCCTCAAAGATTTTTGGATATAGTTGATCATTTTAATGCAGCAATTAAATTTATAAACAGATAGTTATGAGTACAATAGTAATAGTAATAGTGTTAGTATTAGTATCATCAGGTCTTATAATATTTTCTTTAAGAGATGATGATGAAAATAATTGGGATCAATAATGGGTAAAAGAGAAGATAAAGAGCTAAGCAAACTTTGTATAGCTATTTGTTCTGATCATTATGAGCTGTTAAAAAATGCGGATCCCAATATGAGTTATACTTTTAACTTATATTCTTCCGGTCCATATCATGGGCAGTATAGAAAGTTTATGTTTTATGCTGAATTAAAGCTTAATAAAATCTTAGGATTAATTACTGCTGATGAAGTAGAAAATGTATTTAATATGATGATATCAGAAGATACGGATAACTTCTATATTGTAGTACAGATAGTCAAACACTATATGAAAGAAAGACATGCTAAGTTTGGAGCTTTAATGGACTATAAAGGCTATGACTATGCCCGGCAAAATTATTCACAAGAAGTTCTGAATCCAGCAGATTTCTTAACTAAATTAGTAAACAAATGACAGAAGAAGAATTAATAGAATTAGGATTTGAAAAAATATTAATTCAAGATGTTGAGAGTCAGAATGGGTATGATTATCATTATTACAATAAAGAACTCTGTGACAATATAGTCTTATACAGCACAGATAGTATAGATGTAAAAGATAATAATTGGACAATAAAATGTTGGGATGTGCCAGCAATTAGAATTTATTCAAGAGAACATTATATGCAGTTTCTTGAAGTTATTAATAATATAACTTGTTAGTATGTTATCAGTTAAATTAGTTAAGAAAGATGGTAAGCTAACCTATCCAGATGATAAATCTAAGTTAGCTTATCAAATCTTTTTGGACAAAATTCCAGAAGGACAGAAAGTAGAAATGTATATTGGTCTAGCAGATGCTGACCACAGTATTGCACAGTTGGCAAAAGTGCATGCATGTATAAGAGAATTAGCCAAAGAATCTGGCTATACTTTTGAAGAAATGAAAGTGTTGATTAAAGAAAGATCAGGATTATGTTATGACGGAGGAGATGCTACAATATGTAAATCATTTGCAGACTGTAGTAAAGATGAATTAGCTTTAGCTATTGAAGCTTGTGTGGAAGTAGGAAAGATTTATAATATTAATCTAGCTTAGGAGCTACATAACCTTCATCACCAGGCTCAAGAACTTCTTTTTCTACAAAGAGTTCTTTGGTTTTAGCAACTTGTTCTATTTCAGCTAGTAATAAAGAAAGAGTATAGAAAGATCTTTGAATTTCATCTAAGTCTTTATATTCTTTACTGATTGCTTCTTTAATGTAAGCATCTTTATCTTCAGCTGTAATTAAACTTACTAGATGAAGAAGAACTGATTTTACCATTAAGTAATAGTTTTTATTGACTTTTACTTCAATGATAGCATCATCTTTTAGTTCTTTAACTTTTATTGCCATTGTGTTAGTTTTAAACAAAAATAAATAAAATATGAATCAGAAACTAGATTTAGAGGAAATTAAGGATAAACTGTATGCTAGATTAGAAAACTCCGGATGGTCAACAAAACTAAGAAGTTTTATATATAGTGCAGAGTTTGATAAAATAATTACAGAGTTAGCTAGATTATCTATGGATGGCAGAAGATTTACTCCGCCATTAAAACAAATGTTTAGAGCATTTGAAGAATGTCCTGTAAATGAACTTAAGGTAGTTATAGTAGGGCAGGATCCGTATCCTCAAATTGGTGTTGCTGATGGTATAGCTTTTAGCTGTAGCAATACTAAAGAGTTACAACCTAGTCTTAGATATTTACTAGATGAAGTAAACAGAACTGTTTACAATGGGCATCCTGGTAGTCTTGATACAGATTTAACAAGATGGGCAGAACAAGGTATACTATTAGTTAATACAGCTCTTACAACTACAGTAGGTAAGATAGGGCAGCATTACAATATATGGAAACCTTTTATGGCTTATCTGTTTGATTATTTAACATGGAATGAAGCCGGACTTATATATGTATATATGGGTAAACAAGCTCAAGAATGGTCTGAAGCCGTTAATGATAACAACTATAAGTTTTTTGTAAGCCATCCAGCCAGTGCTGCATATAATCAGCAGGAGAGATGGAACTCAGATAACCTGTTTGTTAAGATTAATGAAGTTGTAGAAAGACAGTTTAATGCAAAAATTACTTGGTAATGACAGAGATATTTCAAAGGTTGATAAAAGAGAACCTAACACCAAACACATACTATGTTTTGCATTGTATAAGAGAAAAAATAATACCTCATAATTTTATCAATAAAGAACTTGAGTGCAAAAGGCTGCAACAAGATCATTGGATAGATGAAAACTTGCAACTTACAAGTAAAAGTCTTATCTTTATGGAGGAAATTAACGGGTTCTTCAAGAGAACTAAAAAGAAAACACTTAGAGATTTAATGGGAGATGGCTTCTTAGAGAAGATACAGGAATATGTAGAAATATTTCCTAATAGGAAACTTAACTCCGGTAAATATGCTAGAGTTAATCCCAAGAATCTTGAAGGTGCTTTTAAATGGTTCTTTGAGAATTATGATTATGACTGGGAAACAATCCTAAAAGCTACTGAAAAATATGTTGATGAATTTAGTGTCAGAAATTATGATTATATGAGAAACTCTCAGTATTTCATAAGGAGACAAAATTTAGATAAGACTTTTGAATCTGATCTAGCAACATATTGTCAGTTATTAAACACAACCCTTGATGGAGAAGGTGGTTCTTATTTTAAAGAAAGAGTAGTATGACAAAAGGAATTTTAATAATTATAGCAATATTAGGAACAGCAATTGGTTATGGTGTAGTAGATTTATTTATTGTACCTATGCCTTTTTGGAAGTATTTCCTAATTGAATTGCTAATTACATTATTACATGAGGTGTATAACCAAGTGAAAAATAGTACAATAGAAAATCAATAACAATATGGCAGAATTATTTAATGGAGCCAGGCCTTTGCTGCCTGTAAGTGAAAGAGACTCTTTAAGAAAAGCAATCCTTAAGATGAAAGGCAGGAGAAATGGAGATATTAAATCTCTTAAAAGTGCATGGCCCAAATTTAATGATGCTTTTTGTGATGGATTAGAATGGAGAACTATCACCGTAGTTGGTGCTAGACCTGGAACAGGTAAAACCTTATTCTTAGAACAGTTATTTAGTGACATAATAGACCAAAATCCTGATCAAGAATTTAGAATACTTAAGTTTCAGTTTGAGATGGTAGATGAAACTAGCGGAGTAAGAAAACTTAGTTTAGAAACCGGTGCTGATTACAATACATTAATGAGTAAAGATGGAGTGAAGGTGGATAAAGCAATCTATGACAAATGTGTTGAGTATTATGAGAAATCTGTAGAAAATGATATTACTAGAGTTCTATATGACACTTGTAATGTTGATGAAATGTGTGCAACTATTCATTATGAAATGGAAAAGTTTAAGAAACCAGATGGAACATATATGAATATGCTTGTAGGTATAGATCACTCAACATTATTTGCAAAAGCCAAGAACCAAAAGGATGACTTTGAGATGCTCTCAGCATTAGGCAAGGCACTCACTATGATGAAAAAAAACTATCCGGTAGCTTTTGTAGTGTTAAGTCAGCTTAACAGAAACATAGATAATGTAGAGAGACAGAGGGATGGGGAGTATGGAAATTATGTATTGGATTCAGATATATATGGGTCAGATGCTTTATTGCAGCATGCGGATGTAGTCTTAGGTATAAATAAACCCTCTCTAAGAAAAATAAGACAGTATGGTCCTGATAGATATATTATAAATGATGAAGACTTATTAGTCTTTCATTTTCTGAAATCTAGAAATGGTACCACAAGGATGAGCTTCTTTAAGCTAGACAGAACAATCATGAGGATTGTAGAGATAGACACACCGGCACAAGCTACAAAAAAAGTATCAATTTAAAATGTAAATAGAGTATGAGAAAAGAAAAAGAAAAAGAGTTTTTTGCAGAACACTTGGAGACATTTAGAGCTCATGGAATAGCAGATCCTACATTTGTTATTAAGACCGCTTACTTTGTAAAAGGTAAAGCAGAAAGGCAATTTCAGCTTTTTGCGTCTGAGATAACTAAGGAGCTTGATATATACATAGAGTTTTATGACAATGTTAAAGATGAAAAAGACAATGTAATTGATATTGTGCCTTTTAATTCTGATAGACAATTATTTAAGTACAGAAACAATCCTTATTATGGAGAAGAGTATGAGATGAAAGAAGGTGTAAACTATAAAGGTGAGCCTTATAAACTTTATACTATTCCTGTAACTGAATTGCGTGCTGTTCTTAAAGACGGAACTGAGATACCTTATAATGTATATCAGAAAAGAAAAGATGCGGGTACTGCTCCTGCTGAATCTGCAGTTGAAAATATCAAACTGCCAAGATTACAACAGTCTTTATTTCCTGATTTTGAGGCAGAAGTTGGTTCTGATTTAAAAGTAGAGGCAGATACAGACAATGTAGAAATTGCTGATGTACCTTTAAGTGAAGCAACTATTAGAGATTTAGCAGCAATTATGCTAATGGAACCGGTAAGTGCTAAGCCTTGGCTGAATGATTTGATTAAAAAACATACAAAAAGTGAAATATGAGTATAGTACTTCCAACAAGTAAAGTAAAGGCAACTCAGGTTAATCCAAAGAGATTACTGATTTATTCAAAGCCAAAGACTGGTAAAACAACTGCATTTGCAGGATTAGAAAACAATCTGATTATAGATTTAGAAAATGGTTCTGATTATGTAGATGCTCTTAAGATTAAAGTTAATAGTCTACAAGAGCTATTAGATGCCGGTAAAGCAATTAAAGAAGCAGGTAAACCCTATAAGTATGTTACTATAGATACTGTGACTGCATTAGAGACTATGATTATGCCGCTTGCAATTAAGCTGTATAAGAATACTCCAATGGGTAAAAGTTTCAGTGGTGATACTGTTTCTACATTGCCAAATGGTGCTGGATATTTATATATCCGTGAAGCATTTTTCCAGGTTTTAGATTTTATTGATACCTTAGCACCCCACATTATTTTATCTGGTCACATTAAAGACAAGGTAGTTGATGATAAAGGTGAGATGGTTATGTCTGCAAACATTGATTTGACAGGTAAAATCAAATCTTTAATCTGTGCAAATGCTGATGCAATTGGTTATATGTATAGAAAAGGAAACAAAACTATTTTAAGTTTCAAAACTAGTGAAGAAGTAACTTGCGGTGCAAGACCAGATCATTTGAGAAATCAAGAGATAGTAATTACAGATTCAGAGAGTGGAGTTTTAACAACTTCATGGGACAAAGTATTCATTAATAATTAAAATAAATAACAATGGGATTAAGTACAAAAGACCTAGTAACTAGTGGAGGCGGAGGGCTTCCTAAAACAATTTCACCTGGAAATGTTACACTTAAAATTAACAAGCTGGAGCTTGAAGATTTTAGCTTTATTGAAGGTGCAAAGCATTTGCTTTTACATGTAGAAACTGAGCCAATTGATGGTTTTGAAGGATTTCTTTTTGATAAAGACAATGAAAGTTTAGGAAGACATGCAGGTCAAGTAGGTAAAGTAAAAGCAAGTATGTATGCTTTTGCTGATGGTGTTACTAAAGGTGGAATTAAGATTGAGAGAGATAGATCATTAATGATATTTCTTAAAAGTCTGTGCAACAACCTAGGTATTTCTAGTTGGTTTGATAGCCAAGATGATTTACATGCTACTATTGATGACTTTGTAATTGCTTTCAATAAATCTGCACCGTTTAAAGATATCTATTTAAACTTCTGTGTTGCAGGTAGAGAATATGTTGACAAGAATGGTTATACTAACTACAACTTGTATCTTCCAAAAGCAGACAAAGGTAAGTATGCTTATGGTAGTACTAAAGATGGTAAAGTATTAACTTTTGATGAAAGTATTCACTTAAAGAAACAAGAAGTGCAAGAAGTTAAGAATTTTGGAGATGATGATGATTTAACTATCCCAAATAAAACTTCTACTGATTTCAGCTTAGACTAATTAAACTAGTCAAGAGGGGTCAGTTAATACTTCTGGCCCCTTTTTTATTTAATTATGTGTTATGATTTCAACCAAAGGACTGATATCTGATATAAAAGATGTACCGGATGAATGGATTTATGAATATTATTTAAACCTAAAAGAAAAACTTACAGGTCAAGATATAAAAATGCTTTCTGCATTTAACTCAAAGGATAAAGTTCCTTCTATGTTTATTTATTTTGATGTTGTATCTAATAGATATAAGCACAAAGATTTTTCTTCAGGTAATCAGGGTAGCTCATGGAATTTGATTCAGCAGTTGTATAACCTGACTCCAGGTGACGCAGCTAAGAAGATAATGAATGACTATCAAGCATATCTTAAAAACAATACAGTACTTGAGAAGAGAGAAATAGTAATACATGACAAGTTTAAGGTTGTGGATTATGAGATGAGGCACTGGAATAGTTTAGATAAAGATTACTGGATTGGTTTTAAGATTGGATCTAACATGCTTGATAGATATAATGTTGTTCCTTTAGATTTCTTTACAATGGAAAAAACAGAAACAGATGGTACTATAACTTCATTTGTATTTAAAAAGCCTTTTACTTATGGTTATTTTAGAAATGATGGGAGTTTATACAAAATTTACATGCCCAAGGTACCAGATAAGAAATTTATAAAGGTTGAGAATTATATCCAAGGTATGGATCAGCTTAAGTATGAAAGTAAATATCTACTGATTACTTCTTCTCTTAAAGATCTAATGTGTTTTAATAGACTAGGTATTAATAATATTGAAGCAATTGCTCCGGACAGTGAGAATACTATGATAGGTGAGAGAGCTATGAGTGAGTTTGTAAGACATTATCAGAAGATTATTGTTCTGTTTGATAATGATGAGCCGGGGATAAAAGCAGCTGAAAGATACAAACATATGTATGGGTTTAATTATATTATTCTACCTATGGAAAAAGATCTTTCAGATTCTGTTAAGCTGCATGGTATAGATAAAGTTAGAGATGTATTATTTTTACTATTAAAACAAGCATTATGAGCTGGTTATATGAAGGAAGACCTTTTAATGATAGCATGATTCCAGATGGAGCAGTAGGTTTTGTGTATGAGATGGAAGCTGTTATTAATGGAAAGTCTGTAAGATATGTAGGTAAGAAGAACTTTTACTCTATTACAAAGAAAAAGTTTGGTAAAAAAGCTATGGCTCAAGTAACAGATAAAAGGACTAAAAAGTATGAGACTGTTACTAAGCCCAGTTATCAAAACTATTATAGTAGTAATGCAGTTCTTAAAGAAGCTCACAAAACTGGTGTAAAGATTAAAAGGTTTATGGTTAAGATATGTTTTTCCAAAATGGAACTTACATATTATGAGACTAAGTATCAGTTTACAAGAGAGGTTCTTGAAAAAGAAGAATTCCTAAATGGAAATATCTTAGGTAGGTTTTATAAAATCAAATAGTTATGACAGAATTAGAATTGACAAGCCTTCTGTTTCAGTTGGCTGATTTGAATGTTACTGGTGTTAAAGTAAAATATGATGGTGCCGGAGACTCTGGTTCCATAGAATGGATTGGTTTTACAAAAGAACCATGTGAAACTCCAGAAGATGTGATTGATAATATAGATGATTGGAATAATGAATTTTTATTAAGTAATATAGATAGGGAACTTTATAACTTAGTTGAAGAGTTTGTTATTGATAAACTTCTTGATGATATAGAAGACTGGTGGAATAATGAAGGTGGTTTTGGTGATGTAGGTATATGTGTTCCTTCAGGAAAATATGTTATCAATAATCATATCAGAATTACTGAAACTGAAGATTATTTTCATGATGGAGATTTATTAAGTAAAGCAGATGAAGAATAATGAAAGAAAAAGAAAAAGCAGAAGAGTTATATAACTATGCTGTAAAGTTATATGGTGAAGATAAAGCTAAAGAAGCTTCATTAAAATCTGCACAAGCAACTCATGCATTAGCACCGTATCAAGATGGTAAAATGAAAGCTAGAAGTTATTGGGAAAGAGTTATTGAACATTTACAAAATAAATAGTATGGCACATCCTTTAGAGCATTGTAAAACATCAGTAAGAAAATGGAAAGGTCAAGTCTCTGATTATCAAGCTATTCACGAGTGGCTTGATGAAACTAAAGGGTGGATTGGACACAGTATGCATAGAATGTTCCGGCACCATAGTGAAGGTATATTTGAATGTGAAAGAGTATTTGGTAAAAGTTTTATTAATTCAGATGGTAAAACTGTGTATACAAGATATGTTGCAGAACAGCATGTTAAAGAAGATTGTAATGGATATATTCCAAGTGCAAAAGAATGGGTAGATATGATTGCAAGTGGTAAGCCTCAAGAGTGGGCAATAAAAACTTTAAAAATTGAAGACTGATGGAAAAAGAATTTGTGCCTTATGAGTTAGCTTTAAGAATGAAACAACTTGGGTTTGATGAACCTTGTTTCGCATATTATGACATGGCACAGGAATTTAACTTTCCTGGTTGTACAATGCATAATAGAAACTTTATTAATCTTAAAGCTACTATGACATCACTCTACCAACAAGCATTTAGATGGTTTAGAGAGAAGTACTTCTATATAAGTTATGTGTGCGCTCCGTATAAAGAGTATGATGAATTTTATTTTAGAATAAGATACATTGGAGATGTTCTAAATGAAGGTCAATTAGAAAGCTGTGAAAGCCAAGTGTATAAAACCTATGAAGAAGCAGAACTTGCATGTCTTGAAAAGTTAATTGAAATTGTTGAATCTAAAAAAGAAAAGTAATGGAAAAACAACTATTTGTAATTGATGGTTACAGAATATGGGCAACTTCTTATGATGAAGCTCTAGAACACTACAATATGATTATAAAATTTTAAACAGAAAAGTAATGGCAAAAGTAAAATTTGACAAAGAAGAAACAAAGAATTTATTAAACATGCTTAAATCTGAAGATCAGGATAATCATGTTATTGCATTTCAAGCATTAGAGAATACTGACCACAAAAAATATATTGGTGAGTTACTAGTGCTGTATAAGTTTTCTAAGTTACCAAAAGATGCTTGGGAAAAAGAAGCACCAAAATCTTATAAGGTGTTAAATAAAGCTGCTGCACTAGGGGATAATATGCTTACCAGCGGTAAATGTTTATCTCTTATGACTTCTAATGGATCTAGTAAAGATTCAATAGAATTGTTCTTAGAGAATTTTGTAGTAGATATGGTTGGGTTCTTAGGACAACTAGGATATCCAACAGAAAAATTTGAAATAGATATTAAACTAAAAGACTAATGGACAAAGTTCAGAGTTTAAGTAAAGCCAGTAAAGACCTGATGTTGAAGGAGCCCTATTATGGGTTCTTTCTCATCATGTTGAATAAGCTATGGGATGCTAAGAGAGTTCCTACTGCCGGGGTTAGTAAGAATGGTATTAATTATCAGCTTGCTATTAATCCTGATTTTTGGGAAGGTCTTAATGAAGAACAAAAGCTTGGTATATTAAAACATGAATTGCTTCATATTGCATTTGGTCACCTTACTACTTACTTTAAGTTTAGTGATAAGAGACTTGCAAATGTGGCAATGGATATGGAAATTAATCAGTATATTGAAAAGTCTTGGTTACCGGGTGGAGAATATTCTAAAGAAGAATATGAAGCATTAAATGAAAAACTAAAACTTGAAATGTCTGCAGCTATGGAAACAGGAGCTAGTCCTGAAGAAATAGCTGAGATACTTAAGAATGCACCTAGTAGAGGTATTTTTATAGAAGACTATGCTGATATGAATCTTGAACTTAGAGCAGGTTGTAGATATTACTATGACAAGCTTAAAGAGTTTAAAGATGAGAAAGAGAAGAATGGTACTTGTGGTAATCAAGCAATGGACAATCTTCTTGACAATATTGATATGGGTAATGTTCCTGATCATGGTACCTGGGAAGAGTTTGATAATCTTACTGAAGCTGAGCAAAAGTTAATTGAAAAGCAGTTGCAGAAAGTGCTTAGTGATGCTAAGGAACAAACTGTTAAGAAACGGGGTACTGTGCCAGGTGAGATAGATGGTCTTATCATTGTAGAACAAATAGAAGCCCCTAAGTTTGATTGGAGAGGGTATATCCGTAGGTTTACTGGAATCAGTACAAAAGTATTTACCAAGAAGATCAGGCGGAAAGAGAATAGAAGATTTAGTGACAATCCGGGTCTCAAGATTAAGATGAAACAACATATGCTTTTAGCTATAGATACTTCAGGTTCTGTAAGTGATTCTGAGTTGAAAGAGTTTATGAATGAGATTCATCATATCTATAAGGCCGGTGTTGATATTACTATTGTACAATGTGATACTAAGATTGGTTCTATTAAACCCTATACAGGTAAATTAGAACTAGAAGTGCAAGGTAGAGGAGGAACAGAATTTGATCCTGTCTTAGATTATTATAATGAGAATCAGAAAAAATATACAAGCTTAGTATATTTTACTGATGGTGAATGTAATACTTCTGTAAAACCAAAAGGAAATGTTCTATGGGTTTTGTCAGAAAGATCAAGTATGAATGACAGTTTGCCCGGAAAAGTAATCAAGTTAGAAATTTAAAAAAATTAAGAAAATGAGTCAAGTACAATTGAATGTAGAAGAGTTAAAGAGCTTTATTAAGCACATGGTTAACAACAATCAGTATATTCAAGCAGAGGGCAAAGTTCCTGTGGCTATTAATATTGAGGGTGATGCGGGTCTTGGTAAGACTTCAGCTATCATGCAGTTGGGTAAAGAAATGAATATGCAAGTTGTTAAGCTGAATTTATCTCAGCTGGAAGAATTAGGTGACTTAGTTGGTTTTCCTGTAAAAGAATTTGAAATACAGAATGCAGAAGGTAAAACTACTTGGATTAATGAAGCTCAGATAGATGCAGCTATTAAGAAAGGATACAAAGTTATTGGTAAGCGTATGTCACATGCTGCTCCTGAATGGATTCAAGGTAAAGGTGAAGGTGGTTTCTTGATTCTTGATGATTATACCCGGGCTGACCATAGATTTATGCAAGCTACTATGGAGATCTTAGATAGACAGGAATATGTATCATGGAAGCTTCCTAAGAACTGGCATGTTATCTTGACTACTAATCCAGACAATGGTGACTATAATGTAACTAGTCTTGATGTAGCTCAGAAGACAAGATTTGTATCTGTTGAGTTGAAGTATGATGTAAACGTATGGGCTAAGTGGGCTGAGACTGCAGGAATAGATGGTAGATGTATTAACTTTATGTTGATGCATCCGGAGCTGGTGACTCAAAGAGTTAATCCAAGATCTATTACTACTTTCTTTAATGCTATTAGCTCTATTCCTAAGTTTGAAGCAGACCTGCCTCTAATTCAAATGATTGGTGAGGGTTCTGTTGGTGTAGACTTTAGTTCTATGTTTACTATGTTCATTAACAACAAGTTAGATAAGATTATCTCACCTGAAGATACACTTACTAAAGATGAGCAATATGTAATGAATGCATTAACAAATGCTGTAGGTAAAGATGATGAGTTTAGAGCAGATATTTCTAGTGTGATTGCAACCAGATTGATAAATTATTCATTGGTATTTGCAGACACTAAACCTGTTCCGGCAACTATGACTCAAAGGTTAATCAAACTTACTACAGACTGTGATGCATTTACTGATGACCTTAGATACTATATTATCAAGGAGATTGTCAATGGAAACAAGGTTAAGTTTGCACAACTTATGATGAATAAGGACGTGGTGAAGATGGCTGTCAAGTAATTGAAGCATTAAGCTTTTTCCCTTTTAAAGAAAAATTATTTAACTAAAAACAAACATAGGGGGAGGTAATACTCCCCTTATTAATTTTTAAACTATGAGAAGATATATTATATTATCAGAAGTAGAATCAAATGCAAGTGAGGTAATGATTAAAGTAGAACCTTTATTCTGTATGGAAGATAGGACTGAAGATATGTTTCCCACATATCTTGATGAATATGTTCCTACAAAAGGTGACAAACTTTATTTTCTACCAGGAGTTAATGTTCCAAGAATAAAGCTTAAAGATCTAGCTTTACAACATGGGATAAGAACTGTAAGAAATATAGATGATGCAACACATATATTTGCTGCAAAGAATACAAAGGATAAAATTACTAGTGGTGTATGGAGATACAGCATGGATCTTACAGACTTCAATGAGTTGATGAATGATCCAAATATGTATATGGATGATAGGTACAGAGAAAACATCCGAGAAGCATTAGAAAACTATCAAGAAGATAGAGTATTGTTTGATTATTCTGTATATAATGACATTAGACATGGGGATAATGCAGCTCTAAAATCACACAGTGATAATATGAATTCTTCTAAGTGGTATAATGCTATTGATGATGATCATGCAGACTTATGCCACAAGATGGCAGGTGCTACTGTATATGATGAGATGTCAATTCTAAAACATATAAATGGTGATGATGCTACTATTATAGATGAAGCAATGTATGAACAGATAAGCCAAATGTTTGAGAGTAATGATAATGACAATCATATTTTGGCTATGGAGATTATGGCTAATTCTAATTACATTGAGTCTTTGCTGTTTTTAGAGATGTTGTTTAAAGAATATAGTTACCAAATATCTAGTTGTCATACTAAGAACCATGTGAATTTTAAGTCTCTTATTGGATTTCTTAAGAAGAACAAAAACTATTTAGGTACTGATATAGATGATATTATCAAGTCTCTTATTGCTAAAGATGTCTTAACTACAGATAAACTAGATATTTTGATGAGAAGGTATTCTGATGAAATTGGAAAAAATGGAGACACTAATTACTTTAAAGTTAAAACTGTTACTATTAGTGAAGACTTACTCAAACAGTTAAATACTAATTATATCTATCAACATGTTAATGACTTTATTCCTGAACAATCTGAAGATAACTCTCCAGGGGTGGCGGGGGTGGCTACTGACATTGAACTACCTAATGAAGACATAGAAGAAGCATTTACTAGAATTGAGAGAAATGAACTTAAGTCAGAGTTAATAGCATTAGAAGATGAGCCTGTTTTTACTGAAGCAGAAGATTATGCTTTAGGAGAAATGATAAGTAAACTTGCTGAGGAATCTGAATCAAATAACAATCAAAAAGAACAAGATGATACAAACTTTGATTGGTTCTGAGGAACTAGATAGATTCTATAGGCAGAAGTTTTACTTCAGTTATAGTGGCATCAACAAGTTATTGTTTTCACCGGTTATGTTTTATAACCATTATGTTTTGAATCAAAGGGAGGATGGTACAGACGCGCATCTTGTAGGAGGGCGCGTTCTGCACTGTCTTTTGTTTGAGCCAGATAAGTATGATGAGCATTTTGTAACTATGCCGGGTAAGTTTCCTACTGATAGTCAGAGAAAAATTATTGATAATATTTTTAAATATCACTTGACAGTTGGAAATAATACATTAAATTTGTCAGACTACTCACAAGATATACTCACACAGCTACTCACAGCTAATCTCTACCAGACACTCAAAACAGATCAGCAAAGACTTGACAAGATTCTGACATCAGAGAACACAGAGTATTTTGAATTTCTTAAACTTAGTCTAGATAAAACAACAGTAGATCAACCAACTTTAGATGGCTGTAAAGTTTCAGTTGAAGTACTAAAGAATAACAGTAATGTGCGGGCATTGCTGCAACTAGACAGAGATGTAGAAGACAAATCTATTGAAGCTTACAATGAGTTGTTTGTAAAAGCTGAAGCAGACAATTTACCTTTTGGTTTCCACGGTGTCCTTGACAATGTAGTTGTTGATTATAACTCAAAAACTATCTTCATTAATGACTTAAAGACTCTTGGTAAGTCAATACAAGACTTTCCTGACTCTGTGGAGTATTATAGATATTGGATACAAGCTATTATCTATGTATTGCTAGCTAAGGAAAAGTTTAGTATTGGTGATGATTGGAATGTACAAGTTACTTTTATAGTAATTGATAAGTACAATCAAGTTTATCCTTACCAGGTTTCTTCAGAAACACTAGTTAAATGGTCAGAATCATTTGAAGAAATAGTGCAAAAGATTAAGTGGCACTATGAAAACAAAAGATATGATTTGCCATATGAGCTAGCATTGGGTAATGTAAAACTTTAATATCTATGGCTTTAAATGAAATTTACCGGAAGTATTTCCAAAAATCTAAGATCTTTTTGTATCCGCTCTTAGATATACCAAGAGGTGCCAAAGCTCTACCAACTGAAACTTATTTGAGTTGGGGAGATAAGTACACCACTGAGGATGCAAAACTTGTATGTGTTTATCAAACTAAAGATGATCCAGACTATATGCTATTTGAGGCACAAACCCTCATTAGACATACAAGACTGGATGATTATATTAAGATTGATGACTCAACAAGTGTACTGATATTTAATTTTTCTGATTTAAAGAATGATTGGAATCATGTTGTAAATGGTAGTTATAGCCAAATACAAGATCATTTAAAGCAAAGGATATTAAGATATTTTAATAATAATGGAGCTAATCATAATTATATTAAAAGCTATCTGTATCCAGAATTTTATTTCAAACAATATGCAGATATACTAGCGGTATCAACTGATCTACTCAGATCTGTAGGTGAACTTTGTAGTAAGCCTGATCTAGAAAAAGAAAAGTTGTTAATTGGAGTGGGAGATTTGGAAAATATAAAAATTCTAGATTAATTTGCAAAACATTTTTAAAAACCAACAGATGAGTGAAAACACAATGATGCTTATCCAAGCTACTTGGAATGATAAGCAAACTTTTAGAATGATCCCTATAGCGGATTCATGTCCTTATGTAGAATGTATCTTTGATCCGGATACTAAAGTCTTTGTAATAATTTCTAAGTTAACTAAGCAAGCTTTGCATATGTTACCTAAAATGGATGACAATGGTGATCCAATTGCGGTTAAGCATGCAAGACCTAATGGTAGAACTTTTAGAGAAGAAAGACATAAGATTGAAGTATTCCAAGAGTTCTATGTAGAAGACAAAGCAGCTATGGAAGATGTTATATCTTTGTTTGCAGTAAATGCAAAGAAGTTTGATTATAAAAAATTCTTGGGTGAAACAGAAACCCCAAGTAAAAAAGCTACAAAGTAGCGTTCTTCTAAATTAAAAGGGAGGGTGGAGGAGAGACTACCCTCTTTTTTTATGTACAAATTAAACGGGGGAACAGCTTAACTGAACAAGTGGGTATGAAAACACACTATGTAATGGATTATGAAACATTATCTAATTGTTTCATTGCAGTCTTTGAAGATATAAAATCTGAAGACAGAGAGATATTTGTAATGCATGAGTCTAGAAATGACATTGTTCCTTTCCTAACTTTCTTAATGCATAATGTAAATAATAATGAATGGCATGTTAGCTTTAATGGTTTAGGATTTGACAGTCAAATCACTGAGCATTGTTTAGCTAAGGGTCATGATTTACTTGATATGACCGGTGATGAGATTGCCAGGTTTGTATATTCTAAAGCACAAGATGTAATCAGAAGACAGAGTGATGGAGAATTCTTAGAATTCAGTCCTAGAGATTTAAGTATTAGACAGGTAGATGTATTTAAACTTAACCACTGGGATAATCCAGCTAAGAGATCTAGTTTAAAATGGATTCAGTATACAATGGATTGGAAGAATATCATAGATATGCCTATTCATCATACTACTGAAGTAGAAGCAGAACAGATTCCGGATATTATCAATTACTGTATTAATGATGTTAGGTCTACTAAACAGATTATGCAGCTCAGTAAAGAGCAGATTAATCTTAGGAAAGCTTTGACTGAAGAGTATAACATTGATTTATTCTCAGCCTCTGAGCCCCGGATATCTAAAGAGTTATTTCTACATTTCTTGAGTAAACAGACTGGTATAAAGAAATATGAACTGAGACAGATGAGAACTCATAGACCTCAGATTGTTGTTAATGATATCATACTACCTTATATAGAATTCAAGACAGCTACATTTCAGAACCTGTTAAAGAAATTTAGGGAAGTTGTTATCTATCCAGGTGAGACTAAAGGAGGATTTAAGTATTCAGTGCAGTATAAAGGAGTTAAAACTGATTATGGTCTTGGTGGTATCCATGGTGCTAGAACTAGTAGAGTGTATGAGTCTACTGAAGATATGGTTATTATGACTTCAGATGTTACTAGTTTCTATCCTAATCTAGCTATTAGAAATGGATGGGCTCCGGGACATTTACCACAAGCAGATTTTTGTGAACTATATGAGTGGTTTTTTGAAGAAAGAAAGAAGATACCTAAGAAGGATCCTAAGAATTATGTATATAAGATTATTCTTAATTCAACTTATGGACTCAGTAATGATGAGAATAGTTTTCTATATGATCCAGAGTTTACCATGAGAATTACCATTAATGGTCAGTTGAGTTTGACTTTATTGTATGAAATGCTTACTGAAGGTATACCAGGATCTGTACCGCTAGCTCAGAATACAGATGGTTTGGAAACTCTGATTTCAAGAGACAAAGTAGATAAGTATATGGAGATATGTGCAGAATGGGAAAGGATTACTAATCTACAACTGGAACATGATAAGTATTCTAAGTTTGTATTGGGTGATGTAAATAACTATATAGCAGTTACTGAAGATGGTAAGTCTAAATGTAAAGGTAGATTTGAGTATGAAAACCTGGCGTTGCATAAGAATAAAAGTTTCCTAATAGTTCCTAAAGCTCTACATGCTTATTTTGTAGATGGTATTGAGCCTGAAGATTATCTAAAACAAAACCAAAACATATTTGATTATTGTGGTGGTAAAAAGATAAAAGGTGACTGGGAATTTTATTCACATTCTATTGTTAATGGTGAGTATGAGAAGACTAAACTGCAGGATACTATTAGATATTATGTATCTAATTCCGGCTGTAAGGTTATTAAGACTAACTTGTTTGATGGTAGAGAAACTCAAATAGAATCCGGCCAATGGATGCAGACTATTTATATTGACCATGAAGAAAAACCATTTGATGATTACAAGATTAATCTAAGCTATTATCTAGATAAGGTAAAGAAAGAGATAGCTGGGTTAGAGCCAAATAGAAATCAATTAAAATTATTTTAAATGCCAAAGAAAATACAGAACACAACAAAGGCGCACCTAGTTAGTGTGCCTTTACCAAACCATGGTGCTAGTTATACTGTAATTAGCCACCAATTTGTAATGGATTATGCATACCAAGCTCTTGCTACTGCAGGCTTTGGAATTGTAGAAGAGGAGTATAGATGTACTGCTGACGGACAAATTGCTCAAGGTATCTATAGATTGAACTTCAATCAGGATCCTGAGTTGTCAATGATGTTTGCATGGACAAACAGTTATAACAAACAAGTGAAATTTAAATGTGTAGTTGGTGCTTATATCAATCAGAGCGGGTCAGTAATGATCTCCGGAGATATAGGTAGCTGGGTTAGAAAGCATACTGGTACTGCAGATACTGAAGTAAAAGATACTATAGACCAATATATTTCTAATGCACATATGTATTATAATCAGTTATGTGCTGATAAAGCTTCTATGGAAGGAGTAAGTTTGAACAAAAGAAGACAAGCGCAGCTTTTAGGTGTCCTGTTTGCAGAGTATGAGATTCTTACTACTGAGCAGGCTAGTATGATTAGAGATCAAATGAAAAAACCACAACAAGTATTTGCTAATACAGATAGCTTATGGGCATTCTATAACTTTGTAACTAACTCATTACAGCATTCACATCCTAAAACTTGGATGGAAGATCAAAGAATTCTTCATTACTTTATAGGGACCATATGTAATTTTGCACCGGCTACTTCTCCAGTTACGCAAGTGCCTGATAATCAAGTGGTGCAAGAAGATGATAACTATGCAGATGATCTGCACCAGTCAGAAGAAATCATTCTAGAGGAAACTGAAGCTGTAGAAGATTCATTTGTTGAAGAAGATACTATTGAAGTTACAGAAGAAGAAGTACCATGGGTAAATGATGAAGTAATACACTATACTGATCCTGCTGGTAACACATTTGAAGCTCCGGTTATTCCAGAACCAGATCCAGAAGATGATGAGGATATTCCTCAAATGCCTGCACCTGAGCCTGAGAATGATGCTTTTGAATATAAAGTAGAAGAAGCTAATCTAGATTTGATTATGCCTGTAGAAGAAAAGAAAGAAACAAATAACTTAGCAGATTTTGATTTGGATTTTGTTTCTGAAGAACCTGAAGAAGACTCTGGAAATATTCCAGACTTTTTCTAAAGAACCTTTTCATCATGAATGATTAGGGTTAATAATAGTAATAGGGGATGCAGCAATGTGTCCCCTTTTTTTTTAAATTTACAACATGGAAAAACAATTAAAAGCAGTAGCAGAATTTCATAGAGCCTTTAATCAAATAGATGGTCAATGGCCACAGAATCTTGAGAAAGATGATGCAGTACTAAGACATAGACTGATGGCTGAAGAGAATGATGAGTATCTTGATGCATGTCACAAAAACTCATTAGTAGATATAGCAGATGCATTAGGTGATAAGTTATACATATTATGTGGTACTATACTTAAACATGGTATGCAGCATATTATAACAGATGTATTTGATGAAATACAAGAAAGTAATATGAGCAAGCTAGGTGAAGATGGTAAACCTATTCTTAGAGAAGATGGTAAAATATTAAAAGGTCCGGGATACTTCAGACCTGATATCAGTAAATTTATTAAAGTAGATTAACATGCATCCAGTAGCATTCAGAAAAGCAATGATTGAAGCCTATATGGTAGGATTTGCAGCTGCTATAGAAGCAGGACTTAAAGATTATCCAACAAAACAAGAAGCCAGAGACTGGTTTGATAATGAGTATGGACAACAAGAGTCAGAAGAATGTGACTGTTGTGAAGAAGATGATTAAACCCGGGGAGCTATAATGGCTCCCCTTTTTTTTCTTATCTCCCTTGAGCTCTATATGCCTTCTTGTAATGCTTAGCACCTTTCATTCTAGAATTCTTAGTTTTGCTATGCACACCCGGTCTAGATTTCTTAACCTTGATATATGCTTTTACTGTTGTTGTTGCTGATTTTGCCATTAGTTAAATTATTATTTTGCAAATGTTGATTTAAATCCTTCTACAGCTTTATCAGGAGTTAAGTTGTATCCTGTAAAGCCCATTAATTTTAAAAAGTATGCCCATGATTTGTTATCACCTTTATTCCATATTCCTGATTTCTTTTTAAATACTAAATCATCTTCATCCCATGTAAATAAAAACTGATCAGTAAACTTAGTAAACCTATCAACTACACTTATCATAGCTGTTGGTGATTTTACTACCCTCCAAAAGTCACTTGGTTTTAAGTATGATGCTGTTTCACTTCTCATACGCATGGCTTGATAAAGCATAAAGTGGTATGCATATGGCATTTCTTTTTTCTCTTCACCATCATCACCTCCTGCCATAGCTGACAATACTATTATTAATGCGGCAAGAGCTGCAATAATAGTAAGTTCTGCAACTACTTTTCTAATCTGTGCTTTTTCAAATGCTGTATAAGTACTCCACTTTTTAAAGATATCAGTTTTATATCTTATTGTGTCTTTCATTAATGTTCTCCAGAATACTCTGTACATACCTTCTGTAGCTCCTCCAAGTTCTTCATCAAATGAAGCACCTTTATATCTTCTTTTTAATCCGGGAACTAGATGTTTACGGTACATTAGTAACAATCTACCACCGGCAAATCTTTGTAATGTACTTTTGTCAAAGTCATTATATACACCATGCATTCTTTTATTTAATGCATGTAGTGTATTCATAAAGTCTTGCCTTTGTCTTTCATCAAAATCTACTCTTTCTACTGTGCCATCTAGGTTAGTAACATCTACTGCTATCTTATATTCATATACTCTCTTACCATTCTCATCTTTTGTTACCTCAAATAATTGTGGTCCATATTTTTCATGAGCTTGTAGTAAAGTAATTTCTTCACCTGTTTCTTTATCAATAACTTTTTTGGCATCCATTAATGCAAACAAGGTTTTAACTTGTATCTCATGTTCAGCAAAGTTTTGGTTAAAGAATAGTGTGTTAGTTCTAAAAAGTTTATTAGCTATACTAGCAGAAACATTTTTACCATATTCATCTTTGAATGTTCCCTGGATTGGATCATAAATATCAATTAACTGTCCCATCCAACTTTCAGGTTTAGCTTTACCAAAGTCAGTAATATTAGCACCTAATGTTGCCCAGTATTTTGCAAAACCTTTAGCTAAGTTTTTTGCAGTAAAGTATTCACCTCCTGCAGCCTCAATTGCAACCTGAATATTACCTTGTAAGTTGTTTGCTGTACCTTTAAGTACATCCATAGAGATTGTAGTAATAGCTGATATAGCCATACCAGTATTTGCAATCTTAGATATTTCCATACCTAAAAGCTTTTCTGCTTTTTGAGATTCACCTTGAATCACCATTTCTATAAAAGCATCAACATGCATTTTAGAATATGATGTACCTGTTGATTTTAGATACTGATCAAATCCTAATTTCTTAGCTGCAATGTTTAATATAGATTCTCCAGATGCATTTACAGTAGATACTTCTCTTTCTCCAATGATAGTTTTAAATGCATTAATCTCAGCATATACTTCATTCATTGCCTCATATCTTCTAGACATAGATCCATACTTTAATACAGATCCTATTAAATCTACACTAACATCATCTGCATCCATTGGTTGAGTATAGTATACAGGTAGAATTACTTGACCGGTTAATGCAGCTCTAGCATATGGTCTTGTATCTAAATCTTCACCTTGACCTAAACTAGTACCATATATATCTTGGTCATAGCTTTGTATTTTAAATGCTTCAACTGTATTTTTCTTTACTAGATTTCCTACTCCTTTTCTATAGACTCTTTCATAATCTTCCATAGGAATTGAAGGAAGAATAAAACCAAGTCTTTGCATTTCTGGTATTGATTCTTGGTCTCTTAAATAAGTATCAGTTAAATATTTATGATACTCACCTTCTGGTGAAATTGGATTACCTTCTTTATCATAAAGTTTTAACCACTTATCATTTATATATTTTTGAGCCGGTTCTGTTAGTTCTCCATAAAAGAATTTCTTTCCTGTTTTTTTATCTACATACTCAACTTTTTGCAACCATTCATCATATTCTTCTGCTGTGATTATACCAGCATCTACATCAGCTTTTTTAGCTTTTTGTATTTTTTGTATTTCTTCTTGAGATTTTGGTTGCCTATTGTTTTGATACCAAGTTCTTCTTTTAGTTTTCCATTCTTTTAAAGCTACTTCATGATTTAACATATCTTCATTAGAAGCATCTTCAGATATTCTTGGCTTTGGATTATCTTTATAAAACTGTGCTTCAGCCTCACCATATTTATTAAGGTCAAACTTTTGTACAAATGACATTTTTTTATCAAAGACAAGTTCTCCGTCTTGTTTAACTGCTTTACCTTTAAAGTCTCTTCTTAGAACATTTATTTCTTCATAGAGACCTTCATTAAGTGCAGCAACATTATTTCTACTTCTACCAGTCTTAGCAATAAACTCTTCTAGTTTTGCTACTGACTCATCTCTTTCCATTCTGTCTTCCATCCTGGCTCCTTCAAACTGAGACTTAACCATTTTGGCAAATAAAGCCATAGCACTATCTTCAGAACTAATAAGAGGATTAAGTAGATAATCAAATACACTTTCATCTTTAGATGCCATTCTTAATGTATTTGCTAGCTTTTGTTTATCTAATAACATGTTTTGCCACTTGGCTAACTCTTTCTTATTATCTGCTATGTCTTTATTTTTTATAACATCTGAAAAATTTGATGCTTTTATTTCTGCTATTCTAGTTTCATACTTTTTAATCTGATCAATTATAGATTCTCTATTAGCATATGTTCTATAGTTAACTAATGATTCAGCAAGTAAGTCTGGAACCTCTTTTGTAAATGCCAGCTTTAAATACTTTCTAATGTTTATAGCTTCTTTTAATTTGTCTTGAGGGGTATAATCTGAAATATTTTTTCTTTCTACTGGAGTATTAAAGTAGTCATCAACTTCATCTTCTGCAATTTCATCTAGTATACTGTAGCCATTAGCAAACTCATTCATCATTACAAGACCTTCTAAGAAATCTTTATTTGTAATTTTACCTTCTTTGTGATTAGTAAGAAGATCTTTAAACTCTTTTTTAAATGCAAGAGCTTTGTCAAAAACATCATCTACAAATAAGTTGATTGACTCAACAGCTTCAAGCTCTTTAATTTCCTTTATTAATCTATTAAGTTTAGCTTGCTGTGCCTTTTGATTTTTAACTTTCTTTCTACTTAACTGATATCTTTGTTCTTCTAAGAAGACTCTTATTTTCTGAACTTTTTCTGTAAAGTCTTGAGGTTCTTCATCTTCAGTTAAGTCTGGGTCATCTTCAATAGGTGTTTCAAAATCAGAATCATCATTCTCTTCATTAAGTCTATGCCATTCTTCTAGAGCTCTTTCTTCATTACCATTTTCTTGGGCAAGAAGTCTTCTCCATTCATCACTATTTTTATTTGGACAATTGCCTAACATAATTTATCAAGTATTTTAGTTATTTTATTAAAGTCTTCCTGAGTCTTAGCATTTGCTAAATTATTGATTATATCATTAATATCATAACCCTTTACTGCTAATTGTTCTTCTATGTTAGTTGTAGCTCTTTGAGTGATGAGTTTATCAAGGGCAGCTTGTTTAGCTACAGGATCCACAGGAGAATTAAGAAATGGTTCAGTTTCCTGTTTACCTGTCTCCATATTAATGTTTCTCATATATATTTCACCCGTTACAGCATCTATTAAGTCATAGTTACCAAACTTATTTAAATTGTAGACTCTATTTTCATTTGGACCAGCTTTAAAATATTGAGGTTGAACACCATCTCTTTCATTTAAAAGATAAGCATATACTTTCATATCATTCTCTATACTATCTGCTGGAGCTGGGCTTACTGGTGCTTTAGTAGGTTTAACAGTAGGTTGAGAAACTGGTTGAGTAGTGGATAAATAAGCATCATTAAGAGCTTTAATAAACCAGTTTTTGCCGCCAGTTTCCCATACACTATTTTGTTTAGTAGGTTGATGTGTAGAAGAAAGTATCCAAGCAGATCCTCCTTGTTTAGTTATTTCACTAACTAATCTTGGATGTTGTTGAAGCTTAGCTTTAATAATGTCTACCATAAGGTTATAAGTACTGTTAGGTCCTTCATCTTTAGTAGCTGTAGATTTTAATGCTTGATACGCAGCTTCTGCATCTTTATATGTCTTTCCTCTAAATTCAACAGGATAAGACTGAGTTAGATTACCTTTAGATTTAGCTAACTCAGTTGGATTAGTTAGAGCAGCAGCTAAACCTTTAGCATTAGATGATATTTCTACTCCTTCTTGAACTTCAGATGGTTCAGTAGATGGTTGAATTACTTCAAACTCTATTGCAGCAGCACCGTCTTTAAATCTATCTATAACATTCACATCTTCAGCTCTCCAACCTTCTTTATTCCAAGTACCTTTCCAACCTTCAGAACCTTTAGGATGTATAGCAGTTACCTTAGCATAAACAGTTTTAGTTGAACCATCTGCAGATTTACCAAAGTGTTTTATAGTATCCCCAACTTTAATAGCATACTTAGCCATTTCAGATTCACTTCTGGTTGTTCTTGTTCTAAATCCTGCCTCTATCATATCAATAGAATGTGGATTTTTACCAAGTGCTTTGATAGCTTCATTGTTAGCTGTTACTGTAGAACCATAAGAATTTATTCCGGATACTTTATTTTGTGGAATATCTGCTACTGATTCTAATGTACTAGTAGTAGATGGTTGAGTAGGAGCTTGAGAAGCAGTGTTTTTATAAACATCTCTAATAGCTTGTTTACCAGCTTCATTTATTTCTCTAGTGCCAATACCTGCAAAGTTTTTAGTAAGGGTAGGAACTTCAGACTTAGACCACTGACCTTTGATATTTTTATACCATTGGTTTCTTACTTGATCAAATACATACACTGGTTTACCAGCTTGTATTGCCATCTCTACAGCATATCCGGTACCACCTTGAACAGCAAACTTGAGAAGCTTTCTTGGTTCAGCAGATTTTTCATCACCTTTCCATATGTCACCTTCTTTACCTAATGTACCGATAGCAAATACTGCATCAGAATTAGCAACTTGAGCCCAGTTTCTAATAAGTCTCTGGTCTTTCATAGTGTTATACTTATAACCCCACATTTCTCTAGCCGCATCTGCTACCTTTTTAGCACCTTCTATTGCAATTGGTTTATCAGTAATGTCTACATTACCAAGAGGTGCATTCTTTTCAGATATTACTCCTGTATAGTAATGTTGGTTATTAACCATTCCAAACTCTTTACCAATTACATCCCATTGTGTATCTGAACCTAGAGCTCCGCCAGAATGATTTGTATATTCTGATAACTGAGTTGATCCTTCAGTAGGTTCAGTAGGTTGAACATCTTCTTTCTTAGTGATCTGCATACCTGTTGCAAGGTTTACATTCTCATAGTAGAACTCACCGGTCTCTTGATCCAGCATGTCATATGTACCGTATTGGTTTTTAATCCATATAGCAGTCTGAGGCATGCCTTCTCTTTTACCAGTAGCTGAGTTATAGAATGCAGGGTATAAAGTTTTAGATGTAAAGAATTTCTCAGGTCTTTTACCTCCTGATTTTTTTACATAATCATTAAATGCATTAACATCTTCTTGATTTATTAATCTTACTAGAACTTCATCTTCTCCTTCACTATCATCAAATGTTTCTAATGTACCATCATTAGTTGGTTTAGATACCTCTGCTGTTGCTAAATCACTATGGATATATCCTTCCGGAGAAACAAGATAGTTCTTAAACTTATCCATGCTTACAACTGTGTTGAATATCTCATCTAGTATTTCAGTGCTCAAGTAGTTCTTAAGGAATGCTTTAGATCCACCTTCAACAATATCTTTGTATTGTACAGGATCTAATGCTTTAATAAAACCTAATCTTGTTTTACCTACACCATGTTGATAGAACATATTAAGTGAGAACAAATTAAACATCTCAGATATTCTTTGGTTATCACTTTCATTTTCTTCATCAGTTTTGTTTTTATTCTGAACTTTAGTTACACTTGGGTCAGCTAAGTTTCTAAGATTGTTATAATATACTGAAGCTAATTCTCCTTGGGCTTCTTTCTGGTTATTTAACTGAAGAACTTTAGCACCTTCTGTGTTTGTTCCCGGAGATAATTGAGCTGTTATAGGATAATTAACTTTAAGTGTATCACCAAACTCATTAATTAAATTCAACAAAGAATCAGAATAACTATATTTGGTTTTACCCATGATATACTTATTGTTGAAACTAGCTCCTAGTGCTCTTTCAGATATATAGCTTTCATATGCATCATTGGCATTACCCATTGCATATACCCGTCTCATAAATTCACTATTATTTTCAAGAGATTCAATTGGGTGATTTACTCTATTAGACTCTCTAGCAATAACATATCTGTAATAACTTGCTAATGTCTGGAATGGATCATCTTTGATTTTAAATGTATCCAGGCCTCTAGAACCATAGTTATTTTCAGCCACACTTGTTTCTAAGTATGCTTTGTTTGCATAATCAGTTTCAATTCTGCGGGTGTTAATTGCTATACCTTCTTCTACTATTTCAACATCTGTGTCTAAATTATCTACTTTGATAACTGGTCTGTTATCTTTATAAGTATCCGGGATATTTACTAGTTCTCCTTTTTCATTGCTGAAGTTAGACAAATAGTTTTGATAGATGTAGTTTATTACTCCGTTGTTAAACAAAGTACTAAATCTTTCTTGACCATTTATACCTTTACCAAATGTAGGATTACTTCTTATTCTAGATGCTTTAGACTGATCTACAAATGCATCACTAATATATTTAGTTATCTCAGGATTAAGTCTTAGATTAAACAAAGGCTCGGTAAGCTGTTTAATTAAGTCATCTTGGTTAAATGAAGATAGTATAGATTCTTTAAGTAATCTGTTTAAGAAGTCTTGATCTATTGATTTACTCTTTCTTAATTCTTCATAAGCTTCCATTCTTTTAAGTACCTGTTGTACTGTAGTAAGCTTGCCGGTATCCGGAGAGAATGTTTGTTGCAAATCATTCATACCTTTAAACTGTCTTTCCAGTTCAAGATAGTTCATGAATAATGCAAGAGCTTTCATTGTCTTGTTATCTTTTACACCATCTTTTAAAGTTTTTGTAGGAACATCACCTTTTGGTAAGTATTCATTTGACAATACTTCAGTTGCAAAAGCAAAGTTCTCTGTACTGTTTATAGCATTGCTGTAAAAATAAACTGTAGAATCATTACTCATATTAGGCATGGTAGATATTCTCTCAATATTTTCAGGAGCCAAACCACCACTATCTATATTAGCTTGTAAGTCTTTTAATGTAATTTCTTTAACACCAGATTCTTTTTTTATTTTGTAATAATACTTTTGGTCTTCACCTTTAGTTTTTAAATCATTTAGAACATATCTTAATTTAGCTACATTAATTCTATCATATAATGGATTCAAACTAGCCTGGTCAAAGTTCTTAAGCAAATTGTTTATGATATTATTTGCAGGACTACCTTTCTCTTTACTACCAACTATTTTAGAATAAGCACTTTCTTTTAACTTTTGTTTTTCAAAGTACTCAGCAATAAGAGGTTGGTTTAAGAAAAAGAATATTTGTTCCTCATCAACTCCGGCCTGAAGCATGTAACTAAATACATCCATAGCTTCTGGAACCAGTTTTAATTCAAATGGAAATGATTCTTTAGCTCTATCTAAGATACCTTGTAAAGCATGTGATGTTACATCTGATATACGGGAACCACTTTGAGTTCTTTCTCCGGACAAAGATATAACTTCTTGACCCTTAGCATTCCTAGTTTTGTTATGAGCAAATCTCATTACTACAGGTAATGTATAACCTGTTTCTATTGTTTTGTTTAATGCTTCAATAAAAGCAGAAGCTCTATATGTAGCTGGCATTAAAGCACCAACTGATTTGTATATAGGGTGGCTCTTAGCTAACTTGGCCATGATACCTAGTGAAGGTTCAAGAGATAAGTTAGCATCATGCTTATACAAGTTATAAGTAGCCTCAAGTACTCTAGTAGGACTTATGACAGTTTTTCTTTTACCGTTTTCATCAGCAGCAGAAAGTTTAGGTGCCTGACCATGAGTGTTCTTATATCTATTGTAACCTTTTTTGTTTTCTTCTAACTCAGCTACATACTTGTCTACCAGGTAAGTTCCATTTGGTTTAGTCAAGTATGCATAGTTCTCCGGCAACATCAAGATTTCTACAGCAGCATTTTTAAATCTGTTCTGTAAATATTTTTTCTGCTCAGCAATAAGAGCTCTTGAAGAAGGTCTTCCTTTTATAGGTTTATTAGCTTTTTCAAGTGCCTGAGTTTCTTTAAGTAGAGTTTTAAATTTATCTACTCCTTTAGAAATAGCTTTACCTTCATTATCTATGTTAGTGAAAGTCATGAATAACTTATCCCCGTCAAAGTCAGATCCAGCTTTTGCAACTATCTCAGTTGGTACTATTATACTGTTACCAAATGCTTCAGGTAAGAAATGCCATACTGTTGCTGCTTCAATTGTATTGGTAGCATCATTAGGAATCCTTGGACCAAACATTGTTACAGCATCCTTATTAGCCTCTAACCATTTAGGATCTTTGATAACTTCATTAAGTCTATCAATAGTACCAATCTTTTCTTCATCTGTGTGCTTGCCATTTAAGAGTTTAATAAACTCACCTTGCAATGCAACAGCAACTTTCATCTCAGTACTTCTTTCTCCTGCATTTCTTAAATAGAATGGTAGAGTGTTTGAACCCATCCACTTTTTAATTTCTTCAAGATCAGTTAAAGCAGTGTATTGAGAATCCCAAATACCATTAGTAAAGGTAGTTGGAGTTTGTACTAATGGTTCTCCATTAGTTTTTTGTTTAATTAACCCATTCTGTAAAAAGCTCATGATAAGCTTTTCAACTGTATCAGCCTCTGGATGTAATGATAAATCCATTGCTAGCTCTCTGTCATTAGCAGTGTTGAGCAATCTGATAAGGTGTTCAGGAGTATCTCTGTTTTTTAATTCATCTCTGATAACTTCAACAAACTGTTTTAAGTTACCAACAGCTCTACCATCTATAAACTCAAAGCCAATTTCACTTAGTAATTCTTCTTTTAATATTTCTGAGTAATCTTTTACTGCAGATAAATACTCATCAAGTACTGGTTTGTTTTTCTCATTGATTAATTTACCTTCTCTATATAGGTTATCAAGTAAGATACCTCTGGTCTGTGTAGCAATAGGAAGAGAGCCCTTAAAGTGTTCATTAATAACTGTTACCTCTTTTAAGTTTGCCATGTAAATAGGATTCACTGTAAATTCAGCATCCTCTTTAATAGCTTTATCATCTTTACTAGTAAAGATATTATCTACTTTACCATTAGATGTTAAGTTAGCTCCTTTAGAACATGAGTCAAATGCTACATATTGAATGTTCTCTTTTAACATTTTTTTATGTAATATATCTAACTCTGAACCTTCTTGTGCATTAACTCCCGGGATTAAAGGTATCACAGCAAATTTATGCATTGCTCTTACTGGTGCAATATTGTTTTGTAAAGCTCCAAAGTAATGTAACTTATATACAGGGAAGTAATCTTTTACAGTCTTAGGATTTACTTTTTCTCCTTTGATGATTCTTTGGTAAAGGCTTTCTTGAGCCAGTGTCCATCCTTTTCCTCCAGCTTTGTGTAAAGTTCTATATGCATCAAAAGTCATATATGCCATACCATCACCTTCTTTCATTCCCATGAATGGCTTAATATCTTTTTTAATAAGCTCATCTATAGTTTTAGAATCATAGGTTCCGGCATATTCTTCTTTCCATGCTTTGACCATATCATCTAGATATAATGAATCTCTCACAGCATCTTTTATAACTGCTGTGTTTAGAGTCTCACCATATATAAACTTTTTGTCTGCAGGTATCTCAGGCATGTTTAAGCTTGCATATGTAACTTTGTTGAAGTTATCTTTAATGAAGCTTTTCATTCCTTTATCAAAAAGGAACCCGGTACCATCTGAAGTTAAACCAGGTATACGTTTGGTCCAGTCTTCTTTATCATGACCCCACTGGGCATGATCACCATATACAAGCATTGCTGACTCATACTTATGAATAAAGTCATTATACAAATATGCTTTTAGTATCCTATCAGTTAATGTCTTATCTAATTTTAGACTATTGATTTTATTACTAGTTAATTCATCAGCTTTATATCCAAGTTTTTCAAAAATAGACTTAGACAAGAATGGCATTTTTTGAAAATACAGAGTGTCTAACTCATTAGTTTTTTCATTAAAGTAGTCTATGATATCATCTGCCATCATTTTTCTTAATGGCTTACCTCTTAAGTAATCTACTAAAGGAACATCTATTTGTTCATCAGCTAATGCATACAACTGATTCTTAGTTTCTTGTTTAAGTACAGAATCAAATGCAGAAAATACTGAGCCGGCAGGTACATCATTACCATTACCATCATCAACTAATTTGTTATACCCAGTAATTTTTAAGTATTCTTCTTTGTTTGCTCCTCTGAATTTTTTAATTCTATCAAACTCACCCTGGATATATGGAAGTATGTTATTACCAATAGCATAGATTTCACCATTAAGTCTACCTTTTTCATCTGTTTTAGTAAACATATCCATGTCTACATAAAGATTTTTATCTGTGCCTTGTAAAAGATAACCTACTGAACTTCCCTCTATACCTCCTACAACCTTAATACCATATGAGAATTTCTTTTCAGAGTGTCTTGGGAATTCAGCTACACCACCTAAAAGCATTGTATGTAATTCCTGTAAAAACTTAGACTGTGGATCTAGTTCAGTAGTAGTATTACCTTCTGCTTCTTCTATCTCAACTTGTCTTCCATTTTTGGTAACTGTCTTTTTATTAGACATAGATGTACCATCTACTGCCATTAATAAAACACTTTTACCTGGTATCTTTTTACCATTAGCATCAAACAAACTTTTAATAATGCTTAGTTGAAGTGTGTGTGGATTAATAGCTGGATTCAGGTAAGACATATAACTATATCTTGGATCTGTCCATAGCTGATGCATTTCTGTAACTTCATTTAATGCATATACATAAGATGCAGCAGAACTCCAATTCATTTCTTGGTATCCTGTATTACCGTTGGCACGGATAACACCAGTTGTAGCTGAGTCAAAACCATACTTAGATTGTAATTCAGCAAGTCTCTTTAACTGTGTAAGCTCTTTTACTGAACCTTTAAGAGTAGATAATACACCAACAGGAATAATATTTTTAAGAACATCAATTGGATTCTTCTTAAACATATCAAGATACTTAACTCTTTCAGCTGTTAATTTCGGATCACCTTCTTTTAAGTTATTTATCTCATTGAAACCTTTAACAATATCAAATATATAAGCTAGACCATAGTAGTCAAAGTTGTCTGCTAGTTCTTTTTTAATATTGTCATTGTTATCTAAGTCAATAGCCATTGCTCTAGCAAAGTCTAGTGCATCTTTTTTTGCTAGTTCTCCTTTAGTACCAAAGTCTTTTACTAGATTAGCTAAGTTTAATGTAGAAACATTGTCTTTACCTTTGTTAATATATGAAGTAGCTTGTGTACTTTTGAATAAAGCCATCCATCTATTTAGAGTATTGTCAATAGCAATAGAAGATTCTTTAACTCTAAAGTCTATAGTATTACTGTCAGAATCATTAAATGCAAACAACTGCATGTACTTAACTCTGAATTTACCAAAGTCTTGCCAGAACCTTACACTGATATCCATCTCATGTGTATTTGTAATATTGTTCGGGTCTGGATATTTCTTTTCATATAACTGCTTAAGCTCAGGAAACTTTTCAGATTCCTCAGCTAGCTTTGCATATGCTTTGTATCTATCTCTTTCTCCGCCTATAGTCTTGGCTAGAATAGTAAATACTTTATTAAAGTCTGCTCTTTCTTTAACTCCAAATCTATCTGTTGGTGTAGTACCATCAGGGTTTACTTTAAATAAACTTTTGATAAGATAAGTAGTTTCTTTACTCATCATTTGCTGAAGAGACTGAGTACCTGTTTTAGCTTCAATATCTGTTGTTGCACCTTCAGTAACTTCAGTTTCATCTATAACATTACCGTCTTGGTCAATCTCTTGTTTTGATTGGCTTTGTACTTCTATGTCAAACTTATTTTTACCAATTTCATAATCAGTGTTTTCCATATGATACTTAACCATACCACTCTTTTCATCACCCCAGTTAGCCAATGTATTTTGTAAGATTCTTATGTTATCTCTAACTAATTGTTGTTTGTCATCAACAAGAATATTTTTAGCATTCTTATTTAATATAACTTCTGTATATGCTTTTTGTTTCTCTGCATTTTTATAATTCTGAAACTGTAATTCAGCATCTTGTATTTTAGAAATGATAACAATATCAACAGGTCTTCCATCTTTGGTTATTTCTTTATGTTTGTAGAAATCACCAAGTATTTTAATACTGCCTTTATAGTCTTCTCCTCTAACTCTTTCACCACGTTTTAAAGATGGGTCTAGTTTGCTGAAGTCATCAATCTGAGATGCTAAGAAGAAGTACTTATCTTCTCCTTTCTTATTCTTCATTACAGCTACCGCATTATCAGAAATTTCTTTTAATGTAGCATACTCATTAAAGTCTTTTTGACCTTTAACTTTTTCTAACTTAGCTTGTTCACTTTCAAGTATTTCCTGAAGTCTGTCCTTTGTTTCACCATATAACCAAGCTCTCTTTGCAGTATCAGTAAGCATTAATACACTTGCAGACTTAAGACCTTTTGTATGTAATTGTTGTTCTATATACTCAGGGGTTACTTTTATTCCTTCTTTAAGTGCTGTCTCAGCAATCTGTTTTCTAGCTTCAATAACTCTAGTGTCGTAGATATCATCAATTTTTTCAGAGAAGATACTATCTATGGTCTTAACCATTTGATTACCATCTTGAGGACTTAAAGCATCTTCTTTTGGATTATTTACCTGTCTTACTCCTCTATCTAAATCATATAATAAAGCATTGTCTACAGAAGCTTGATAACTATTAAATCTACCAAGGAATAAGTTATCAAATAACTCTTTAGCCATTGGAGAATTCAGGCTATCTAACTGAATATCTTCTTTCTTAAACTTATTAAGATACTTACCAAATAGCTGTTTTAAGAAGTTTAGTATTTGTCTAAAGATTGTATTTCTTTTTGGAGCATTTTGTTTTGCTTTACCGGACTTAACATAATTTCTAAAGTCTTCAGCTAGCATTTCTTCTAGTTCTTTAAACTTTTTATTTGCATAAGGTTGATTACCATTAGAATCAGTATAATTCTGAAGCTCTGTATATAGATCAATCTTTTGTTCCTTAGTTAAGAACAACTGAGAGAAAACATGCCACGCCTCATGGTATGAGGTAAGATTTTGGTAAAATGAACCATTAAGCTTATTCACTTTAATAGTACCCATTTTATCATTTGTATCAGCTATATATGCAGCATTAACTATAAATGTTGCAAACACATCTGAGTTAACAAGATTAGCTGCATGCTCAAATGAGATAAGGTCTCTTAAAGGTTTAATCTCTTCACTGTTCCACCACTTCTTAGCCCGTAGAACTTTAAGAGGATTTATTCTTTCTTTGTCAAATCCTTTTCTATCAAATGAACCTGGTATAGAATCTAAGTCTATCTTACCATTTGATTTAAATATTTCACTTACTGCAGAATCTGTACTTTCAGGAGCTGGTGCACCTGGTTCAGTTAAGATTTGTAATGTTTCTGCATTAGTGAGTTCCTTAGAATTAATAGGTTCTGGAAATCTTTTGTTAATCTCATCATTAATAAGTTTAGATTGAGCATCTCCAATTTGTCTCCAATAAGCTCCAAGTATGTTATCAAATACTTTTGTAACAAACTCTTTTGTATATGTTGGATTTGTAGCAATCTGATTTCTTAAATATGATACAATTAATACTGGTTCTGATACAGGTTTTACTTTAACGGTTGGATCTGACTCAACAAGAAGTCTCCAAGCTTCACTATTAGCTTGATTTATAATTCTATTAGATTCTATAGTAGCCGGATCATTTTTAAGTTTCTCAGCCTCTAATGCTAACTCTTCATCAAAGGTTAATTGCTTTGTGTTAGATTCAATTACTTTACCTAATGTACTATCAGGAGTAGTGTAACTAACTGAATAGTTATAGAATCCGGGGTCTGCATTTATAATTTTTACTTCAGCTGGTAAAGTACTTAAGAATTCATTATATGATTTATCAATGAATCTTGAACCATCCTCAGATAGTCTTTGGTAGTTTTTGTTAAACTTGCTGCTATCATATGATATGAATACAGCATTTGATTGACCTTCTATATTATTCTTAATTCCACCATTCATTAAAACATTTACTATTCTATCTTTAATGTTTTTAACTTCTTCAGCGGATAGTTTTTTTAAATTAGTATCTGTTAATAATATTCCTTTCTCATCTACAGGGTTTTTAAATTTAAAATCTTTATACTCATTGAAGTATAAGTATTTTAGATCTTTATCAAAACTAAATTTATACTTTTTGGCAGAACCTTGGATATCTAAGGAACTTGGTAAAAACTGATCTACAAAACCTTTTTTAGCTGCTAAAGGAATATTAGGATTAGTTAATACTGAAGCCACTTCATCTGCAATATCTTTTGTTATTCTTGGTCTGTCAATTGCAAAAGTGTTTCCGTTAATCTCAATTGTGGCTTCACCTTTTCTTAGTGTAGCTGTATCTCTTGGTGCAGTTTCAATTGTACTATAAACATCAGCAGTTATACCAGGAAACTTTGTAAGCTCATTTAACAATATTGTTGTTGAACTTAAATTAGATGATATACCTGTAGTAATACCTGTAACCGGTAATAACTTTGCTTCATTCTTTAATGCTTTCTGTTGTAGGTCATACAACTCTTTCATCTGCTTTTGTTGTTCTGCTACAACTTTATCAAAGTACTCTCTCTTTGTTCCATCTATTTCTGGATTGTAAGTCATTCTTGCAAACTCTTCTGGAGAAAGAACTTGATCTTCTTGATTATAGATGTCTTTTACAGTATATTTATTACCTTGTTTTCTTACAGTTCTCATGAACTGGTATACTAACTTTCCAGTCTCTTTATCAGTTATCTTACCTTCATTGTCTACATAGATAGTATTACCAAACTCATCAGTAAGAACAAGTATAACTCTTTGATTTACTTGTGCAATTGCAGGATCAACTTTAGATTTGTTATTGATAATTGTTCTAGAAGCAGCTATCTCATCTCTAGTTTCTTTATCAAGCATGTCTAGGTTTTCACCTCTGGCAAATAAGTCTAAATTTTCTGCACGGAACATTAACTTTTTACCTTCATAAATAATACCATCAGTGAGGTCACTCATGGCTTGTATTTGTTTTATGTTTTCAAAAGTCTTTATGATATGAGCTTTCTCTGGATTAATTTCTTCAATTACTATAGAACCATCAGATTTTTTATTAGGATTAATCTTAATGTAATTCTGAAGAGTTCCTCCCCAAGGACTTAATGTTTTAAATCTATCTGACTCAATTACAGTTACTGGTTCTTCTGGTATTGGAATTTGATCAAGCTCTATCTTATTAGCATTATCAGCTTCTCTTTCAACTTTACCGGGTAAAACATCTGGCTTTACTTGATATCTACTAACAACATCACTGATCCCTGTATCTGATTTAAACTGTCTACTTAATTTTTTAATAGCAGACTCATTTAAAGTATCTTTAAAATCTAAGTTTTTAAAAGCAGATTTAGCAGACAATGCATAAACCATGGCCGGAACATGCTGAATAAACTTAGCTGCAGTTTCTGCATCTTGTTTACCAGCAATTTTATTAAACAAATCTTTCATGAAATCTTCAGCATCAAACTCAGTACCTGAGTCTAATGAATCTTTCATTCTTTTATATGTTAGTTTAAATAGTTTTTCAATCTGAGAATCAGAAAGGGCACATGTTATACTCATGATTATTCACAATTTAAGTCATCTAATAAGGCATCCTCAGCTTCATCTGAAGATTTGATTTTATCCGCTTGATTCATTAGAGCATCTGTCACTTTATCATTATCTAATAATGCATCTACATTATCTTCAGACTGGTTTACAAATTCTTGTTCTTCTGGTGTAAGAGTTATTTCTTCCGGAGCAACTTCAGGACCTAATAAATCAGATTCAGTCTTGTAGTTTTTATTTAGTTCTTCCATAGTAACTGTAAGTTTATTACCTGAACTATCTCTAAGAGTAACAGTATTATTTCTATGGACAGTTTGGACAGTAAATTTAGCATTATCTCTGTAAAGATCCATGCCTTTTTTGACAATAATTTTATCTAATTGGTCTTCATTGTCAAACTCTTCAAGCTCTCCTTCTACTACTTCTTGCTCAGGGACAAAGACTTCTTCTACATAACCTGTAGTAGTTATTATGGCTTCAGTAACTTTATTTAAATCATCAATTTTCTCTTGGATTTTATTTTGAACAAACTCTTTTGTAGTATATTTCAATTGAGATTCCAGTTTAAACACTTCAGCATTTACAAGATCCAATGCCATCTTAACATCACCTTCAGCAATTTTAGCATTAGCAAGTTTAAGAGCATTAGCAATACCTATGTTAGATTGATTTACTTTATCAGTAGTTATAAGTTTGATAATCTGAGACTGATATTCTTTAAACTTATTTAACTCTTCATTTGTTTCACTGTTAGCTTTTAGATACTGGATTCTTTTTACACCTTCATGTATCTTTTCAGATACTTCTTCTTTATTAAATTCACCATCTTTTATTGGCTGATATTCTTCATCTGTAAGAATTCCTGATTTATGTAATGTATCTGCTGCTACAAGCTGACCTGTAGTAGGTTCACCAGTAGCATTTAAAAATTGATTAAAATGAACTGCATATCTAGTAGCAAATTCTTCATCTTGTTCTAACTGTTCTTGTATAAATGCACTAGAAGGATCTAGATTAATATTATCAAATGATATATCAGATTTAATTGTAGAAAGTTTAGCAGCAAGTTTATCTACTTCAGATTTACTTTGAGCAGCTAGACCTTCATACTTAGTAATAGTTTTATCTATAAACTTTTTACCAACTACCTGACCAAGAGCAAGTTTCTTTTGATTAAGAGCTTCTTTTAGATTCTCAGGAATGTCAAGATTATTGTTTTGAGCAAAGTTATTTATTTTCTGCTCAATCTCATTTAATGCAGTTTTGTTTTGTTTAGTATCTTCATTTGTAATACTTTGTAAGTCCACTAGATAATTATTAAACTCTTTAATTGCTTTTTCTTTAAGACCAGGCATAAATTTAACAGCTCCGGGAGGAAATAATATATCTAACTTATCCTGTACAGTTTCTCTATACAAAGGAACCATCCAATCTGAAAATTTAGTTTGGGCAGCTTTAGATATTAGTTCACCAAATTGATTTCTTTTATAAGTACCATCAGGATTCTTTTGGTATGTTTGATCATAATAGATACTCATTCCAGAAGGTTTCCCTGCTGATACCATTGCATTAGTCTGTTTGTCTGAACTTCTTTCAATAGCAAGTAGAGCAATTCCTGATACTGGATAATCTATCATTTTTTCTAGCATAGTAGCATAAGATCCTAGCTGTAATGTATACTCTTCTCTTTTAGAATAGTTTCTTTTATCTTCAGCCTTACTAAGTTGGTTAAAGTCAGTCCACTTTCTCATCTCACCAGACTTGATATCCACTATCATTATACCATCTTTAGTAGCTAAGAGTAAGTCAATCTCCCCTGCTATCCTATCTTTGGTTCCATCAGGTCTGGTAATATCAGAATCATAAACAACTAACCCTCTACCAATTAAATAAAACTCACCAGCATCTACTCTTTGTTTTATACCCGTTAAGAAACTTGTGGGTCCAAATAAGTTATCATAAGCATCTTGAGATAGTTTACTTTCATCAAACTTTGGTTTAATACCGGACTCTAAATAATCTTTAACATCATCCAAAAAGTTACCAGCATCTCTACTGTCTTGATATGTTTCTTCAGCAAACATCTTTAGAACAATATCTTTTGTAGTATTATGACTAGTAGATTCTTCTTCAGATACTTTAGTTGGTTCTTGACCTATAGCCGCTAGTGCTGCCTTATAATCAGCATTAATTCTTTCTTCAATTGTTTCTTCAGTAGCAATACCCCATCTGTCATTTAAGTTATCTTTATAGATTTCTAATTCTTCTGCATATTTCTTTTCTATATCAGCTCGCTTAGCTTCTATATCAGGTGTAGTTGTAGGAGCTGTAGCACCTTTGATTTGTTTCTCAACAGCTGCTAGTTCTTTAAGTATTTCATTCTTTTGAGATACTAGATTGTTTACTCTTTCAGGTAGGTTATTTTCTTCAGCTTTAATAATATCTCTGTCTTTTGCATCTAACTTGTCAAGTAAAACATCTTTTTGTTTTTCAAGTTTAATTTGCTCAGGAGTAAGACCATCTAAAGCTCTTAACTGATCTGTAAGTTTTTCAAGGAATAAAGCATTAGCACCCGGAAGTTTATTAATTTCTAGTAGTGCATTTAGCTGTGATATAAAATCATTTATAGAATCTTGATTTAAACCATTAACACCAATAGTATTATTAAATGCAGACTCAACTTGTGTCTTACCTTGGTATTCATAGTCTTTACCTAATACTTCTTGTATAGCATTAGTTACCCTTCTATGGATAAGCTTGTTAATTCTATAAGCCGTCTCTCCTTTTTTAAGACCAGTTACCGGGTCATCTGCAGTAAGTAAATAGTTTTCTTCTACACCTTTTTGTTTCTCAATAAGAATCTGAATCTTCTGAACTGCTTCTTTTATTTCTGCAGGGAAACCTTCAAATTGTCTACGGCTAATTACAGCATTAAGATTTCTAACATCTGTCATTAAAGCTCTTTTCTGCTTTTTAAGATCTGCTATAACATCCGGGTCTTCATCATCCTCAAACTCTTGCTCAGTTTCTAACTGACTGTTTATATTGTTGATCTTATTATTAATATTATCCCGGTATTTTATTATTTCAGGTAGACTTAGATCTTTTGTATCTATATCTGTTCCTTCAAATGTAAATACTACATTGTTCTTTGGACCGGTAGGTTTGTTTTCTTTATTGTACTGGTCAAAGTATTTTTTATTTTCCGGAAGCCTATACCATTTCTCAAACTCTGCATCTGTAACATTATCATCTGCATAGATAGCATCCTGCTCTTCTTGCGGTAATGTGTCTACATATTTTAAGAATTCAGAATATAGCATGTTTCTAAAGTCCGCATACTCTGTTAAGTCTGAGTCCTGTGTTACTTCTTCATACGGTTCTTCTGTTTCTATATCTTGCATGTCTGCATTATATGCATCCATTACTTCTGCTATTCTTGCTTCATATCTATCCTGAATCTTTTTTACCTCAGCTTCATCAGCTTTTTCAGTATATGTAAACTTCTTAGCTTCTGTAAATTTAGTTTTGATTGTAGGTATTTCTACTATATCACCTTCAGCATTATCATATCTTAATTCACCAGCAGCATCTTTATAAAACACCATTGGTTCAATAGCATCTTTATAGTCAACTTCTACATACTCTTCCGGTTGGAGTTGCTCAGCAATCTCTTGAATTTTAACAGATTTGTTTTTACCTTTTCTCTTAATGTCTTCACCATATTCTTTAACAGTTTCTTTTGGTAAAGCATCAATCTCATCTTGCATTTTTTGCTTTAACTCATTGATCTTATCTTCATAGTCTTTCTTAACAACATTAGTCTTTTTAGGCTTTAGTTGAGACTTTAACTCAGCTCTTTTCTCAAAGTATTCTGCATAGATTTTCTTATATTCTTCACTACCTTCTGGGTATATCTGTTTAGTTTTACCGTCATATATTTCAGAAGGTGGGATGTTCTTGTCTCCAAGATAATTCTCCATGTCCTCTCTGTTCAAATACAACTGATTATCAGCTAGTTTATTCAATAGAGCATTATCTCTTACTTTACCCATCTCAGATGCAACAAGATCTTCAAAGTATTTTATTCTTCTGTCATAGAACTTTCTTGCTACTTCAGCATTTCTTCTTGCAGACTCCATGAACTCCGCTGGGTTGTTCATGATATCTACATACGTAGCTAGAGCTTTTCCTTCTTGCCCAAGTTTATAGTAATCTACAAGTTGTTCAAATGCTTCATCAGCTTGCTCATCAAATATGTAATCACCTTTATCTTTAGAAAGAGTTTTTAAATAATTATTATGAGCATTCTTAAGATTAAGTAAATGGAACATTTTAAGTTCTTCATTATCCAGTGACCCAACTCTTTTGTCTAACTCTTCTGCTATTTCTTCTGCAGTTGGTTCTTTACCTGTCTTTTTCTGAAGCTCTTCTTTTACAATCTTTACTTTATCTTCATCAGCTCTGTTAAAGTATTCATCAAATCCTTTGTGAGCTTTTGCAAATTCAGAAAGAAGTTGGATTCTGCTTTCTAATTCATTTACTTTTTTAGCATTGTTTTCTCCATCTTTTTCTAATGCTAATTGTGTGTTTAACAGTCTTACCTCATCAATTATTCTTTCAGGTTGAAACAATAAAGATTTATCAGTGCTGCTTAAACTTTGAAAGTTTGGATTAGTATTATACTTATTTTGGATACTAGCTCTTCTTCCTTTAACATCATTATATGCTTCATTGAAAAATGCATAATTCCGGAGAGAATCATTCCAACCTTTATATAAAGCTAGTTTAGCATCATACTCAGGTGTTCCTTCTTCACCTAAATTATCTAAGCTTACAGGATTAGGGTGTTTTCTTTCACCATTCTCAAAAATATTATTGATGTTATTTAATCTAGCAATAGCTTTATCAACTCTACCTCTATACTTAGGAACTTGTTCTTCAGTAATTTTCATTGCATCTGCAAACTCTTTGTCATCATATTGTTTAAATGACTTAAGAGTATCCATAAAGATACCAGATGTACCGGTTCTTCTCATGGTATTTACTGCATTTACAAATGATTCTGTCTCAGCATCTAGACCTCCTTTCTTACTAGCATTTATTCTAATCTTGCTAATCAAATCTTGAGCTCCTGTATTCATAACTCTATCAGACATAAAGTCTTTCATCTTAACATCATTCAAATCTTTAACAAGATTTTCTGCAATTGCTGTTTGATCTTTTTTCCATTTAGCAAAACCTTCTTTATCAAAAGTTCTATTATATGTGGAACTTAAAAAAGGAATAGCTGCATTTAATGGAGATGCTAATGTTCCCATAAAGAAACCAGATGCAAATGTTTCAAGACCTTGTGAATTAAACTGATCTTTTAAACCTTGTGCATAGTAATCAGCTTTAGGTTTTAGATTAGCTTTAATTACTCCTTTAGAATACAACTGTGTTTGTAGAGTAGGGCTTTTGTAACTATCTATATAGTATCTTTCATTTGCCTGAGCAATTACTTCCTGGAAGTTCTCTTGAATACCTTCTGTAAAGTTAGCTTTAAAATATCCTATTGTACTACCAATTGATTTATGTATAGGATCTTTTCTCCAACCTTTTGCCCAAGTTTTTAGATTAGACTTTTGTAACTCAAACTGTCTAGCTGTTTTATCATAAACAACTTTACCAAGTTTACCAAAGTCTTTCTGACCTTCTCTTGCAGCTATTTCATATATATCATCAGTAGTAGATTTAATAAAGTTTCTTAAACCTCCTCTTGGTGATGTGATGTTATTAAATGTAATTGAGTTAGATGCATATATGAGAGCTGTATTAGCTAACAAAGTTTCCAATGAAGCATCCTTAGCTTGTTTTTCTAATTCAGCTTGTTCTTTGTTTGATGGTGGTTCACCTTTTGCCATGTATGCTTCATGATAAAGTTTATCATATACTTTATTCTCAACCATACCAGCTTCAAGTCTAGCTTCAGATAAAGCCATGTTTATCTTTCTAATATCTCTATAAAAACCACCAGCAGTTTTTGAAAGTGCTGCTAAGTCAGTTATATTGTCAGTGCCTTTAATAGCTTTAAATGCTTCAAAACTATTCTCTAAAGGATTAAGACCTCTACCTATTGCAGATACTGTTTTATTAGAAGCTGCAGCATTCCAAAACTTTCTTGCAGCATTTATACTGTCAAAACTTTTAAGAGTAGTCTTTACAGCATCATATCCTTTAACTGCTCTTTGTGTTAAGCTTAAAGCTCTAGGAACTTTAGTTGCTATATTAGCAGTAGTTGCAAATAAACTTGCACCACCTGTAGGGGCAGCAAGTAATGCACCAGCAATTTCTTCAGCAACAGCTTCAGTTATAATACCTGCTGTATACCCAAAGTTCATCATAGTATTATTTGCAAATCCAAATACACCACCTTTAGATGATTGACCTATTGCTGCTGCTTCTTCATATGCTCTTGCATCTTCTCTGTCTGAACTTGTAAAGTCTCCATGAGCCATTTTCCATAAACTCTTTGGTCCGGATACAAAACCTCTAGAAAACAAAGGAACAAATGAGTGAGTCATCATTCTAGAAAAGTCATCCCATCTAGATGTCTGAGCATTAAAGTTTGATTCATTATCTCTTAATGGATGAAAACCAATCTTGTCAAATGTTTCTTGACCATATGCTGCATATCTTTTATAAAATGCATTACCATCCGGTCCAGCATTGTATGAATAGATTTTAGCATAGTTGTCTTTATTCTGATTAGCTTGAAAGAAAGCATCTAAAGATTTTGTTATACTTGCTTTATTCTGAGCTCCAGAAACTTTTTTAGGTTTTATACTAGGATTGTTTGCAGGAGTTCTTACAACATTTCTTTCAATAGAACTATTAGGTCTATCTAAGTTTGTAACCTGTGGTAACACAGGAAAGTAATTCTCCGGCTTTGGAAAATTAATTTTTGGATCCGTAAGCATATCACCTTCAAATGGTGATAAGCCTTGTGCATCTAATCTAGGAGCATTAATGCCTCCGTATTCTGGTCCTAAAGAATCTAAAGGACTAAAAGGTGTTTCTTCTGCCATTATTGACCTAGGTTTTCAAAGTTATTATACTGTAATGTATTCTGTATATCCGCATCATCCATAAAGTTATAGATCATGCCATCTCTTAAATTTTCTAGATTTTGACCAGTAAATCCTACATTATTTCTATATACTTGTTTTTCTAACTTACCTGTATCAGGATTAAATAAAGGATAGGTAACAGTAGTAATATAGTCACCAGTTCCTAATGTATTCTTTTCTACTTTAAAAGATTTCATTGGATCCCCACCAATACTATTTAATTCATACTTACCAAATGTTTCAACATAACTTTCCATTGGTGATTGATAAGATTGCTTATACATATTACTATTCATCTTTTTATTATTCATAAAATATGTAATACCATGTTTAGCAATTGCTGCTGCTTCATTTGGTGTAAACAATCCAGGTTCAGATATACCTCCTTTTGAATTTAACTTAGCTGTATTAGCTTTAATCCATTCAAGATTTGGTATTATTCTTACTGCAGCCATTCTATCAGAACCTCCAGCAATAGGAGACACTTTAAGTTCAAAAGCTCCAAGAGAAGACTTTTTCTTCTGCATATCCTCACGGATTTTATCTAATGCCGCTTTACCAACATCATTATGTTTATTTCCAGACTTATCATACATATCCTTAGAGATACCATAAAATGATACTCTGTCCATGTTATCCATTCCAAAAGTTTTTAAGTCATTACTTACATCAGCAAAATGTGCATAACCAACACCATGTACTTTTGGATTAACCGTTATTCTTGATGAGCCTGTTGCAAATAAACCTGTACCAGATCCAGTTGGTCCTCCAGGGATTCTTGGAGGTGGTGTTTTAATAACTTTTTCAGTTGAATAAGCTTTACCTGCAGCTTTTACTAATTCATCATAATCAAAATTAACTGATGGTGTAGTAGCTACTCCGTATATTTTTTCAGCTATATATTGTTTAGGTGCCGCAATTGGTTTTAAAAATTTATTTACTCTGTCTAATACATCAAGGAACTGTGCACCTTTTGCAGTCCAATAATCATTCATTCCAATTAATTCTACAGCTGCTTTATACCCAGCTTCTCCTTTTTGAATTTTTTCTTGAGCAATATACTCTGCCATTTCATCTTTTGAAATTGCTTTATTATCAAGAAGAGCTCTTATGTATTCTTTTTCAGTTCTCTTATTGCCGTTATCATCATACAAATACTTAGCTTTATCATAACCTTGTCTAGTAAGATCAGTAATTACAGACTTAGAAGTTTCTTTTTTCCATTTTTCATCTGATTTAATATATAACATATAGTCATTCATCTTCATGTTAGCCTCTCTATAAGTTTTGTATAGAGCGGTCTTCTCACCATTCTGTGTAAATAAATCTAGATCTCTGTTATTACCTATCCATTCATTCATTTTGTTTCTGATATCTCTAACTCCTTTAGCCCCTACTTGTTTTCTTAACCAAGAGTCACCATATGTGTTATACTTCTTAATAAAGTCATCAAGAGATATACCTTGATTTTTATTATACCCAAGTATTTTACCAGCCTCTTGTTTGCTCATTTTTTTATCAGCAATAGCTTGATCTAATACAGCAAATGTTGATTGGAAGTAAGGATCAAGAAACTGTTGCTTAGTCATTTCAGAAATATCACGGCTCTTATTTTTAAAATTAATAGCACCAGTAACACCACCTGACTTTTCTTCTTCAGTTGTTACCATGTTTTGGTCTTCATACAACTGTATGTTACCTTTTTCATCTCTGTATCCGGCACCATTTTCTATGATATTGTCTTCATAGTCTTTTTGTTTTTGAAGATTGCTTTTGAATTCAGCTAATCTCATTGATGCAGCTTCTCTTGCTGCAATAAGTTGCATACTGTTTCTTTGCTTTTCTTCTAAGATCTTATATGGATTAGCTTCTACATCTATTTCCATATCTCTATATGCATAGATATTAGCTGCTTCATCAAGATCTTTCTGCATAAGTAATGATGCCATACCATTATCTACTTTATATCTTAATGACTTAAGATCTCCATAAGGATTTGTAAACCCTGTTGAAGTTAAAGGAGTTTTAGTTTTACCATCATTAAGCATTTTAGATTCATTCTCAGCTCTTGCTAAAACTTTATCATTGATATCCTTATTCATTTTGTATTGCTCTAGCATCAACTTTGCATTTGGAGATGCTGTACCATTATCAATTTGAGCTTGAATATCTTTTATTTTATTATCATAAACACCAGAGTTAGTTTGAAGTTGTTTGTATCTTACATCACTCTGCGCTTTAAGTACATTAAAACTGTTCTCAAGATATTTCATTTCTGCAGCATTCTTGTCTCCGTTAAACTGTGCAGCATTAGTATAAGCATAATCTTTTCTATCTACATATGCTTGCATTTTATATTTAGATTGAATAGACGGATCACTACCTAATCTAGCTTCAAATAACTTTTGTAAAGGTTCAGTAAGTGCTTCACCATTTTTGGTTTTAACAATGAACTTGCCACCATCACTAAAATCTACTTGCTCAATAGACAATCCTGAGTCTTTAGCAATCTTTTCTGCTTTACCTAATACATCTACATTAGGTACATACTCAGCATTTTGAAAACCCATTGCATCTTCATCTGTTGCTTCTTTAAACTCATCTCTTAGATAGTTCATTCCTCTAACACCCTCTTCCCAATATTGTGTTTTTTGTTCAGTTTCATTTGAATTTCTGAATATCTCAGCACGGTTAAGTTGGTTGTTATAGTTTTTAGTCCAAGCCATATCTTTCATCAAACTTTTATCTTCATAAAAAGGTTTGAATACTTGTGTAGCCTGTGCTGCATTTTGTTCAAGTGATAAATCTAATTGAGATACTCTCTTAAGATTAAACTCAATGTTATTTAAATACTCATCTTTCTTTTTTATATTACCATCTCTTGTTAAGTCAGCATAATAATACTGACTATACATCTTGTTTAAAGCCTTCCAGTTTGTATCATACTGGGTCTGCTTTGTCTGCATTACATTAGCATAAAAGTTCAGATCCGGTTGAAAGGGTTGAAACTGTGGTATATAATCTGTGACTCCTTGTAGATACGTAGCCATAATGTTTTTTATCTATATTGTAAAACTATTAAAATTTTTTAAGTTTAATAAACATATAAAGTTTATAGGAAGATTGGCCAATCAGTGTATATGTAACCTCTTTGAACATTTCCGCCTTTTTTAGACTTAAACTTATCTATTACTAATTTACCTGCTACATCTTCTTTCAATCCAGCTGCTAACAAATCTTTGTAGTATTCTGCTTCAGTTGCTCCTGGTTTTTCAGGAGTAAGTTGTTTCTCAGTTGGAGTATAAATTACTTTACCTCCAGGACCAGCAAGTGTTTGATAGTTAG